ATCCGTACCTTTGCGGTCGTTATTAACCCTTAACATTACGGATATGATTAGATTAAATGTGTTTTCCTCGCATGTTATTAGTTTGTGTTTTAAACATTATATTAAATATATTATTACTTATTGCATTAAAAAACGCTTGTATTTAATTTAAAATAAAGAATAAAACACATGCAATAAGCTTTATTTTATTGTTAATTGTATATCCCTATGAAGCAATAGTAAATTGTTAAAAATAAATGAGATTGATATTTCTAAACGAATTTATTGTAATAGATATTATTATATATATAAAACAATACTTATAGCTTATATTTATGGATAATGTTTAATAAATATTGAATTATAAGTAAAATATAAGGAAATATATTCAATTACATAGGCGTTTTTTATAACAATTAAGAGTTTTTAAAACCATGAAAAATAATTAATGCGTTTTATAGAAAGATATGGATTTTTAAGTCAGTATATATGTTGATCTCATATGCGGGTTTTGGCTAAAATGCACAAAACAATAGGTTTTAAGTACCCCCATATTGTATGCAATATATACAATATTCCATTTTTTTACAAGTGAGAAAAATATGTATTTTTCGTGGTTATGAAAATTAGGGGTCTTTGCATTTCTATTCAAAACGTGGTCTATTATAGGTGTCCTTCGGGGCGAACAAAAAAATTAAATTTAGCTTAATCGGCTAAGAAAGGATGTTATTATGAACAACAATTTTGAAAACATGATGAACTCTATGATGGAGAATATGATGAACTCCATGATGGAAAAGATGATGGAGTCTATGATGAACTCCATGATGAATAGCTTTGGAGTAGCTACTACTCCCGCTGAAGTAGAATCAGAGGTTAAAAAGACAGCAAAAAAGCTGTCTATTGACGACATCAAAGAGACTGAAAAGTCTACTGAGACTGTCAATGCTGAATTAGGTTATTGGGAGTCTATTTCCAAAGATGGTAAACCTTACCGTTGGTATGGATGGGCTGATCCTGAGACTGGAGATCGTGTATTCCCTGGTAAAAAACTTTACCACATCAACGACTTCTATCTCAAGAGGGATTATGGAGCATACCATCCTGGTAAGACTACATCTTACAAGTTTAAGAATGGTGGTCTTAACGCTGTACTTACTCAGTACAGAGTACATACAGAGGTTGAATCTAAAGACTCTAAAGAGTTTATAGCTTTCATGAAAGCTAAAGAGGACAAGAAAGTTTCTCAGGCTCATGACGGTGATATTTACACCAACTGGTGTAACCATAGCAAGTAACAACTTGCAGGGGGAGCGATAAGCTCCCCCGCTTTTTTAATCTTTTTTTTTGTATATAGCAAAGTCCCTATGAGTTATCATAGGGGCTTTGTCATGCACAAAAAATCTACTATGATGCATAAGACGGCTCGTAAAATTCCACCGAATGTGAATTATACGAGTCGATTATTTTGTCCATATCGGCAGAAAGGATGATGTATATGATAAAAAAGGGCTCTATTGTTAGAGTCAAGGAAGAGCATTGGCAAGACTACGCAATGAAAGTGATGGGATGGTGTGATAAATACTTTGCACCAAACATTCATGGAATGGTAATTGACGAAAACTACAATGGTAGCATTGTAATTGTCAATTGGATGCCTTTAGGATACTATCCTCTAAACGACCCAAGGATAGCAATCCAAACTGAATGGCTGGAAGAAGCATAGCAACATGGGTACGCATGACGTACCCTTACAAATTATAATACCTCGTCTCCGACTGTTGACGGTGGAAGAATATCAACAGAGCAAAGAGTGAGAGTGGCTTAGACTCTTAGGGCTTTAGAGTATGTGCAATAAACATACTCCATTTTTGCATGGATATTGTTTAAAACATGAATGCATAAGTGTATTTTTTTAATTACATGAATCCATGCACTCTGGCAAGTAGGCTACCTTGACGTGGTGTCAGAGCTTTCAACTAAATGCCTATAAAATTTATTTAAGAAGGAGTGTTTCTCATGAATAAAAGTCGTGAAGAAGTCATAGAAGCTCTGGAGTTATGTCCTACTTCTGGGTGTGCAGGTTGTCCTTATTATGGGCTTGAAAGATGTGATAGAGCTCTTGCCAAAGATGCAATTACTCTTCTCGAAACAACAAATGAGCCCATGTATTCGAGAGCTATCATCTTCACTAAGCACACCGACCTGATGCCATGGTTTCAGAGCAACTTCCATAGATTCGGTACTCACGACACTACCGAGCGTATTCGTGAAATGTACTCTCGTGTTCGTGATGTCCAGCTTATACTTCTTGTTCGATATGAGAACAACAAGTGTATTTGTAGAATCAAATGCCCCATAAATCCTTTGCCAATCAAAGGTGAATTTGAGGCGGTCAATTCACATGAAGTTGAGCGTTTGCTCAAATCTTTTGGATGGACTGTCAAAGAACGACTTTCTCTTCAGCTTCTTCGATAGTTTTATGTCGTTCATTCACTGACTATGAACAGTGAGTAGTATTCATAGAGCAATGACAACAGCTTATAGTGGTCAGCGAAGAGTGAGAGCAGCTCAGGCTCTTAGGCTTGATGTGTAGAATAAACATATCACCAAGTATTGGACAATATCTGAGAATAGGGCATAATCAATCTGCTAAATTAATTATGTTTTTTTTAATTCAATTAGTCCAATACACACTCACAATAATAGACTACCTTGACGTGGTGTGAGTGCTTGATTACGAAATGTCTATTACATAGTTATGAGGAGGTGTTAATAAAATATGTTATTGCGAAATCCATATACAAAAAAGTATATTGACTATCCATTAGACCTAAGTGACAACAACATTGTTATCTCATATAGGATTGAACATGAAACTTTGTTCTGTCCATATTTCAGTCAATGGTTAGTGGCAGAGCTCAAAAATGGAGATGTAATTTATATTCCAAGCGGAAACAGAAATGAACGAGACATATATATGATAACATCATTCTACCGTACAAAAGAAGTTCAATTCCCATATGGAATATATACAATCAATCCCTCTGATTTTACAAGAGAAAATAAGATTGTATGTATGCAATAAAGCAATTAATAAATTATGTATGTAAAACAAATTATATATAGCACAGAATAAAACTAATTTAAAAAGCGAAAAGAGAGCCATATAAAAAGCAGTAAAAAGTAATATGTAATATGTAATATATAAATATATATCATTTGTAGCATACACGCAATTATGTATGATATATTGCACATCAAAAAACATATGTAGCATTATAAAAGCAAAATAACTTATAAGTAAAGCAATTTATATATATAAAAAAATCAAAGCTTGATTTTAATATTTTATATACATTGTTTTTTTTTATAATTCACATAACAAATATCGCCACGAGGCAAGGGAAAGCAACAAGGGAAATAGAAACTATATCTCTATTTCAAAAGGCAAACCAATAAAAACAATATATGTCTATCATTTAGAAGGGAAACTAAATCTCAGAAAGGAAATAAAAAATGGAAGAGTATTACGAAGAAAAGCTTCAACTTCTCAAGGACTTCGCAATCCCTATTACTGCAACGATTGAAGCACATCTCAAGCGGTGTAAGAATGAAATACAAATGGACAATTACTGCCACGACATAATTGTTCATCATCTTGATAAATAAGAAAGGGAAATAAAAAAAATGGAAGAAGTAATATCATGGTTCCTCGTTACTGTACTCGCATTCTGGGGAATTTTTAAGCTCCTCAAAGGACTTATTGAGCATGACTCAGTAAAAGAGCCCAAAATGGTAGAAAATTGGTGGAGAGATTAAAACCTATATCAAGCACCTAAGCGAAATGTTTAGGTGCTTTATTATGGGCTTTGCTCAAATAAAAAAGGAGGTAGACAAATGAAAATTATAAAGAAAATTCTCATCATTGCTGCCGCTGTAATAATTGGCTTTATTATTGGCTGGCGTGTAACTGTCTGCAATGGAAACATTTCTATTGACGAGGCAAATGAACACGTTGGTTATTTTGAATGCTTTGGTCAAATAGATGAATATTACATTGACTAAGCGAAAGGAGGAATATAAATGACCCAAAATATATACAAAAAGCAACTCGCAGAATTGAACAGATTTGTCAATAGCGATATGAAGAAAATCATTGAATCTCAAAGGGAAGCTATTCGTGCAATTGAAAAAATAGCTCACAAGGAGGGAAAATAAATGAAACTTAAAAGCGAAATCCCTTTCATAAGAGAGAGCTTCAGCAAGATCACCAACTTGCCTGAGTATGCTAAAAAGCTCAAGGCAACTGGAAATTATAAAGACTTTGGCACAAGACTTGCATGGGACTGCATTCATGCAACTATCCCAAGCGAAACTGTTTGTGACTGGTATGATAAATACAACTGTCACGATGTCCACATCACTACTGCCGCAAAAGCGGTGTTAAGGGAAATGGAGGTTTTGTAAATGACTGAATATGAAGCCCAAGCGAAACAATTCCTTACGGACTGTAACGCTACAATGGAAATCAAATTCATTGGCAGAGAAATTCCTACTCATTGGCTCGGAGAAACCAAGCCACACAACAAGTATCAGTTTACAATCACAACTCCAAAAGGCAAATACACAAGTTACTTCTGGGACAGTCTGTACAACACAGAAATGAGTACAATTTCTGAGATAACCTATGCTCAACAGAAATATAAAGCAAGTTATGATTGTCTGAGGTCTCATGAAAAGGCAAAGGCAAGGGCAGAACTTGCAAAACTCAAAGCGAAAGCAAGACCTACTGAATATGACATCCTTGCAGTCGTAGAGAAATACAGTTATGACAGCTTCAGTGATTTCTGCTCCGAGTACGGTTACAGTACCGACAGTATCTCTGCAAGAGAAACCTTCCTTGCTTGTGGTGAGGAATATGCAGGGCTTCGCCGTATCTTTACGGAGGAGCAAATGGAAATGTTGAGGGAAATTCAGTAAGGAGGTAAGTAAATGAAACTCAAAGATTTTCTGGTTTTGTATGGTGGTCATGGAACTGTCTGCATCAATGACGATAATTTGAACTGTATCTGCAAGGGAAACATCTTGGATCCGAAGCTCTATGACTTTGAACACTGTGAAGTCGTTTCCTTCGGCTTCTATGACAACGAACTTTGTGTGAGAGTGAGGTAAGGCAAATGAACTTAATCGAATTTCTCAATATGTTCTACTCACTTGGCACCGACATCGACAAAATTGTGCTTTGGCAAAACGGAAAATGTCTTGGGGACAAAGCCGTTGGCGACACAAGATATATCCGTCCAGAACATAGGGAAGCGAAAGTTAAAAAGTTCACCTTTCCAAAAAGAACTCATGCTCTGTATGTGATTTTGGAGAATAAGGAGTAAGGCAAATGGAGCTCAACATCAACAAAGATGAGGCACAGCTAATCAATTGTGCCTTGACTTATTACTTGCAGCAAGGTGCTATATATTGGTATAAAGACACATATCCAAAGGCAGATTTGAAGTGCATTTTCAATCAACTTAATATCATAGAAGAATTGGAGGAGTAAAGCAAAATGATTGTTAAAAGACAGTGGTATGGAAAATGGGATCACAGTACCCATTGCCGTATTAAATGGGAAGGAATTTTTCTTTTTGGATTTATTCCTATTTATATTCACCAGATATGAAAGGAGTAAAGCAAATGATAATTGAATGTCCCATCAACGACTGGTACTGCCCCTACTTCAAAAACGGAGATTGTACACTCGGCAAAGAAGCGAAAGTGGAATGCGACGCATGGTATGGACTGGAGGATGATGAGTAATGGAAACCCACACGCTCAAAGAAGCATATTTCCAACTGGCACACATCACAATCCATTATGTTCCAACAGATGATCTCTGGGCTTTTGAAGCAGCTCTTGAGGCACTAACAGAAAAGATACAAAGGGAGGCACTAAATGAAAATTGAGATAATCCCCACCAGAGGCTACTATTCAGTATTTGTGAATGGTAGCTTTTATTGTACCGCAGACACTTATACCGAAGCAGAAAGAGAACTTGAAAACGACGGAATAATCTAAACAAGAAAGGAAATCAAAAAATGAAAAAGTTTCTTTCCCCCATAGTAAAAGCCATTGCAATCATTGTCGGCATTATCATCATTGCATTCATTATCTTCTGGATAACTCATCCGAGTGAAGTAAAGCAGTCTTATGAACGAGGTATCGAGGATGCAGAAAATGGTGTGTACCATCCCAACATTTCTGAGTCCAAGGCAACTACTCCCATAAGCGAACTTGATAAAACTGTTAAGGAATATCTTGAAGATAATGTTCTTGATACGAGATATGAAGACAATACTTACTATGTAATGATTTCAATTGAGGGTGTAAACAAAACGTATCCCATTTATAGCCATGGGGCTACTCAGTCTTTTGATAATCTGAGCGAAACGATTCATGATAATTTTGGAATTGACTGCGTTATTTTTGTTGTAGACTATGCAACAAACAACAACATTCTGTATGCATCCAGCAATGGAACTGACATCACAGACCTTATGGACTAAGCAATAAAAAACTAATTTAAATATTAACATCAATGCTTTATAAAGCAGAAAGGGAATTGACATTATGAAAAAGAACGTTATTGCTACTCGTGCTAAGTACGACATTATCCCCGACGAGAAAAACATCAACAAAGGCAAAGCAGTTATGTGCATCACCACTGGTGAGGTATTCAAGTCTGCAAAGGCTGCGGCAGAGCATTATGGAATTAATTACAATTCGCTTATTACTCAGATTCTTGGTAACGGAAAGACCTGTGGAGGCGGTAGGGGATATAAAGGTAAGGGCATGAAGTTCTGCTATATCTCTGAAATGGGCTACAAGGCAGATGATATTTCTGCAAGCATAATTGAAATGAAACAGCACACTGTATCAAAGGAAGATTATACTGCGGCACTCAAGAGAAATGAGGAGCTCGAAGCAGAGCTTGAAGAGCTCAAAATGCAAACGAGTGCAACTAAAATCAATGAAGATTTTAACACCTTCATGGAAGCAATAGAGAATAACAATAGAGCAATGGAGGGAATGATGCGTCAGCTTTTAGCGCTGGCAAGATAGGAGGAAATTAAATGAAAATAAAAGTAAGTGAAAAAAATTATGACATTGTGGAACTCTACCACGAAGTTGCAAAGCAGCTCGGCTACAACGCAAATGAATGTGAGTATGACTGCCGACATATCAATGTCGCCGCAAACATTCAGGATGGCTTCTTTGAATGCTATAAAGAACTGGACAAAGGAAGAGTTTCAGAGGATGACATTAAAACACAGACAGCAATGCTTCTTGCATGCTATGGGCCGAAGGTAGACAAAGATCTGCATGACAATGAGGTCGAAGTGTTTGACGGATTTATTTCTAATCAGAATTGACAATACAAAATTATATAAAAGGAAGGTAACAATTATGTATGAAATAAGTGGAAAAATTATGTCCGACATCAAGGATGAATTCATAAGGGAACTCGAAAATAGAAATTATCGTTACTCAGACTTTGCAATTGATGACATTCTCGACGAATGGTATCATCAGAAGCAGGGACTTCTTTCCCTGCTTAGTAAGCATCCGAACTGGGAACCTGAAAGGCTAATGGTTCACTTTGATGCAGACTATTTTCGTAGGCTGGATACCAACGCGACTTTTTCTTTCTTCTACTGGTTGAGAGACAACACAATGTCAATAATGGACATAGGAGAAAAGGAATGTAAATGGAACCAGTGTTACGAGTTTATGTGGAATTATTGCAAGGGAGAGACATATCTGCCTGATGACTGTGATGTTGAAATAATTAGGACGGTATTCAACTCTGATACTTCTAGTTATGAAAACCGCTCAATCAATCCTCTAACCGAAATCAATGAACTTATCCCTGAGCTTCATGCTCGTGTGGGACAGAAGAACACAAAGATTGTAGGTAAGATATGTACTCACTTTGGTTTCGACAAGATAAAGAAATATGGAACTAAGATTAATCCTGTAACTGGCGAAGTAGAAGAAAATGCGTTAATGGATAGCTACGATAAACAGTTTGCAAAGTATTGTGACGCACTTTCTCCTATCAAGGTAACTCGTCACACTTGTATCAGTCTTAATCCTATTGACTATCTTCTTATGTCTAACGGAAATAGTTGGCGCAGTTGTCACTACATAGGCGACTATGCAAGTGATGCAGGTTGCTATTCTTCTGGTACTATCAGTTATATGCTCGATAAGCATTCCATCATCTTCTACACTGTAGACGCAGGCTTCAATGGAGTGTGCATTGAAAGGGAACCTAAAATTACTCGTCAAGTATTTGGTTACAATGACTTTCAGCTTCTTCAGTCCAGACTTTATCCGCAGAACAATGACACTGGTGCAATAGATACCTACACAGATATCAGAAATATAATGCAAAAGGTTGTAGCTGATTGTCTTGCCGCTCCTAACAGGTGGATAAAAAAGAGCGTACATAACGTAATTCATGGATATGGCGCAACTTGTTATGCAGATTGGGATTGTCAGTCAAGTCTTTGCTCGACTTCTGTTCTCAGAGGCAAAGAGAATGATAATCTGGAGCCGATTACACTTGGTGCACAGCCGATTTGTATAGATTGCGGGGAAGTGCATAGCTATGAAGATAGTATAAATCACTGTGGCAACGGATATGTATGTACTTGCTGCGGTGACAGAGTAAGCGAATACTATGTATGCTGGGTAGATGGCGATCCTTACTGTAGTGATTGTGTCACTTATTGTGAAGTCTGTGGTGAATATGAAGTGAATGACGAAGCAACTTGGATAGAAAGCGAAAATCGTTATGTATGTCAGGACTGTCTGGAAAACTATTACACTTATTGCGACGAGTGTGGTGAATATGAGCGTAATGGAGACATTACTTACATAGAAGAGTATGACAGAAACGTTTGCGATAACTGCCTTGAAGAGAACTATTCAAGATGTGATAAGTGCGGTGCTTGGATATATTATCCTGACGAAAGAGACGATGGGCTTTGCGAAGAATGTGCAGCAGAAATGGAAGAAGAGGAGGAAGAAGATAATGAGTAAAAAGAAATGTTCTGATTTTGAAAAGATATGTAGAATGCCCCAGAAGACTCTTAAAAAGGTAATGTGTAAGCGTCTTGAGCAGCAGTATGAAGAAGTTATTTGTGACGATGGCTTTGTATTTGCAAAGGGAACTGTACCTATCCTGCTTGTAGCACATATGGATACTGTGCATAAAGAGCTGCCTCAGATAATTGAATTTAACAACGGAAAGATATCCTCTCCACAGGGCATTGGAGGAGATGATAGATGCGGAATTTATATGATAAGTAAAATAATTCAGCAGCATCATTGCTCAGTGCTCTTTACTGAGGACGAAGAAATTGGTGGTGTTGGTGCAAGCAAATTCACCCACCATAACTGCTCATATGGACTGAAGTTCAATTACATAATAGAGCTTGACCGTAAGGGAAGTAAAGACGCAGTTTTCTATGAGTGCGACAATCCTGAGTTCGAGGACTTCATAACAAAAGACGGAGATTGGAAGACAGATTGGGGCAGTTATTCTGACATATGCGACGTAGCTCCCGCTCTTGGATGTGCAGCAGTCAATCTTTCGTGTGGATATTACAACGCACATACTTTACAAGAGTATGTAGTGTTCAGTGAAATGGAGGTAAACATTAAAAAAGTATGCAAACTCATTGAGCGTACAACAGAAAATGACGCATTTGAATACATTGAGGCAAGGAGTTCTTGGAAAAAGTATGGTGGTTGGAGCAGTATGTTGGGCTACGAAGAAGATTATGACTATGCTGGTGCACAGTATTACTTCATGATAACTTACGTAGATCTCAAAGGCAAAACAGACTATGCAGACTATATAGCTTCAAGTTCATATGAAGCAATAGGAATGTTCATGGTAGAGAATCCTGAGCTTACTTACAACGACATCCTTGATGTAGAAAACTTTGGCGAAGATGTTTATTCACTTTAAAGTTGACACAATAATATAATAAAGCTAAAATAAATACGAATAATGCAAAGGGGGAATGGAAAAATGATTGTTCTTTTACTTATCATTATTGCTTGTGTATTGCTCTTTGGAAAAGACCAGACTAAGGATGGGATTGTTGCTCTTATTGGAACAATAATAGTCCTTGCAGTTGTCGCAATGCTCGCAAGTGCTTGTGGGTTTATTTAATGCACATTTAGAATGAAAAATTTAAGCTAAGTTTTGGGCAGTATAGTTTGCCCTGTAAAGGAAGTCACTATCAAAAAATGCATATATAACAGGGCAAATTAATGTAAAAAACGATAAACAATACAAAATTATAGGGGAGAGTGATAAAATGGAAACATCAATGGTAGTTGACTTCCAAATATTACAAAAGATAAATGGAGAATATATTCCAATTTCAAATAAAGAAGCGAAAGCTGTGTCAATAGGTGGATTTGGCTTTGAGATTAACGGAGCAGAAATTCCATTTGATTGGGATGCTTTTACTGGAACAGAGTGTAACAAAGTGTTCCAATTCCAAACAGGCAAGGGATTCCTGTTTGATGATTATGAAATCTCAGACTGCTATGATGAATCTTTTGAAGAAATAGGAATTGCAAAAGAAGATATTACAGCAGAATTTCTTGCATCAGTAACACATATTGATGAATTCTTTGTGGACTTTGAAGACGCAAATGAGAATGAACAAGCACTTGGAGTATGTGGACAGAATGGAGATGATGAAGAAGAATATAGAATCAAAATTTTGGAAATGAAATTCATAGATATGGAAACTGACTCAGAATATTATGTAAAGCAAAATGTGCTTGATAATTATAATAAAGGAATTTAAAGGAGGTAAAGTAAAATGAGAGCAACAGGAATTATTAGGCGAATAGATGACCTTGGAAGAATTACTATCCCTAAAGGAGTCAGGCAAAATGCATATGGCAAATGGGATATAGCAGGGATGCCTTATGAAATTTATTATGAGGCAGACGGAACAATTATTCTTAAGCCTTATAAGGCAGAGGAGGAAATGTAAATGACAGGTAGAGAATTGACCGACAAGCTTTTGTATATTGGAATGGAGAAGGACGCAAGAAGGCTTGCACTCAGAGACAAGATGGCACCCGCAGAAGAAATCGCAGTTATGAGCGAAATAGAAGTGTGCGACCTGATTGTTGAAAAATATGAGGTTGTTATGTGTGAAAGTGAAGACATCCTTTTAATCCCTAAAGACAAAATGAAAGAGTTTAATCAGATGGCGGTTTATCTGAGTAGATAAGGAGAAATAAATATGAACTCAAATCATCATGTAAAAATGATTGAGTACACAGAGAAATATGATTTCTGGGATGCTCAAGATAAAGTTGCTCTGTTTGATGATAGAGATATCTCTGAAGAAGAAGTCAATAAGTTAATTCGAGCGGGAGACGAATATCATCCACATGTTGTTTTTATAACAAAGACACAGTATGACAATGTATTTAGAAGTTTGAAAGGAGAATAAATATGTTTAGTTATGCAAACGCAAGACCTAACGAAACTGCACTCATTGATTACTTCGAGGAAATAGGCGTCAACTGGGAAGATATTGCAAAGTCACTTCTTGGTTGGATGAGTGATGATGAAGTAGGAGAATGGGCAGAAAGAGAAGGCTATGATATTTTTGAGGAAGAAGATGAAGAAGAAACGGAAATCCGTTATTTCATCTGCGGACTTGGCTATGATGCTAATGACCGTATTACTGATCATGAACGCAGCTTCGGAGACTTCGACGACAAAGATGAAGCACAGGATAAATTTGACGAAGTTGTAAGGGAAGCAGAGGAGTTCATTGATGAGTTCTTTGAAAACACTCCCTACGAAGTTGCATGCTGGAAGATACAGCTTGAGAAGTGTGAATGCACTGAGGACTACGATGAATGTATTGATGTACTTGATGAGTACGATATTAAAAGGAGGAAATAAATATGAACATATCAAGAGAAATTAAAAAAGAAGAAGCAATAAAACGCATGAAAGCAATGGGTATTATCCCAGACGCAATAAGGCAGTTCGAGAATGACGACATTGTGATGGTGAGCGAGCCGCCTATTGGAGGACTATATTGGTTGAACGACGAAGAGAAAGTAATGGTGCGTAAGTTCGAGCAAGAGAATAACGCACTCGTATATCTTATAGCTCGTAGTTATACTAACATTGGTACAATGGACAACCTCTTTTATGTAAGCGACTATGACGAAGAGTGGTTTATGGACAACGCAGATATTGAAGAGAATTATGCTTGTGTATATGTTATAAATCACGATATGCCTGACTGTAGTGAATTTGGTAGTATTGCATGGGAAAATGTTGGCGGAGGAATTCTTAGAGTTTTCTAATTGACATCAGCCCAACAGGAGGTATAATAAAATAAAAGGGAGTTGATAAAATGGAAAACAAAGAATTGCAAGAAGTAGTAGACGCAATAATGCGTGGAATGAATGCATTAGAAGATAGCATGAATCAAAAATTTGCGGAAGTGAATAAGAAATTTGATACTATTGACAAGAGATTCGACGCAATGGATAAAAGATTCGATACACTTGAAGAAAAAGTTGAAGACTTAGAGGAAGCTATTCTTGATATGGGAATTGTTAAGGCAACTGTAGATAAACATGATCATGATATCAAGAGATTAAAAAGAAACGCTACAATGTAAGAACGAGGGGCTTTTGTCCCTTGTCTTATACAATACAAAATTATTGTTTAGAAAGGAGGTAAATAATGGAATGCATGTATGGTGCAGAAAGCGATAATGTGTGTGCTTATTGCAGAAGGCATAGAAAGGGGATGACAGTAAAACAAGTCAGGAAGAAAGAGTGCTTAAAAAAGAACTGTTGGTATTTTGTGAGGGAAGAAGACCATCCGTGGTGGAAACAGCGTGAAGTTATTAAAACAAAGAGAAAAGCAAGAAAAACTATGTATTATTAAAGGAGATTAAAATTATGGCACATTGTATTGAAGCAAATGATAGTTTATTTTCATTAAGATTGAAACCCTGGCATTATGCTGAGACAGCAGACCGTTGTAAAATCATTCAGGAAGCACCGAACAGCAAGGAAGCCCTGATTGCGGCAGGACTTGATTGGACTGTTGAGCAGACTCCTGTCTTTATGGATGACGGAACGGAGATAAAGAACTACAAAGCAAATGTTAGAAGTGATGATAAGACTGTACTTGGAATAGTTACAAATCGTTATCAGATTGTACAGAATGCAGACGCATTTTCTTTCACTGATGCAATTGTTGGTGAAACGGAAGATGGAATTGTTCGTTACGAAACCGCAGGCTCTCTTAACGGAGGCAAAAGAGTTTGGCTGCTTGCAAAGATGCCGACCAAGAAAGTGCTTGATGATGATGTGGAACCTTATATGGTGTTCTCTAATTCTCATGACGGAACTGGAGCAATCAAGATTTGCATGACTCCGATTCGAGTCGTTTGCAATAATACTCTCTCACTTGCACTTAACACAGCTCAGCGTTCTTGGAGTACAAAGCATGTTGGCAACCTTGACGAGAAGCTTGTAGAAGCGAGACATTGCCTTGGTATGGCTAATATGTATATGGATGCTCTTAATGAAGAGGCAGATAGACTTGCAAACATTAAGCTTGATTACGAGCAGATAAATGAAATCCTTGATCAGATGTTCCCTGTAACGGAAAAGGATTCTGACCGCAAGAGAGCCAATGTACAGAGGGTAAAAGATAATTACTCTATCTGTTACTTCATGCCCGATATTGCTAAGTTCAAGGGAACTGCATGGGGCGCTGTAAATGCTATGGCAGATATGATTGGACATAGCGCTCCAAACAGGAATACAGCAAACTACGAAGAGAACCGCTGGGGCAAGATAATGGACGGACATGTTTGGATGGATGATTTTGTCAAGCTGGTTAACGCAAAGGTTGGGGTTGGAGCTTAATGCTCCAGCCCTTAATCTAAAAAGGAGACTAAATTATGTATATTAACAAAAAATTTCGTAGCAAACTTGGCAAGGAAATGGATAATTATCTAAGGGAAAATATTCAGGATGAGGAAATCTTCTGGAGTGTATGGGCGACTATGGGAATGCCAGATGGTGCAACGGAAGAAGATTACGAGGATTTGGAAAACGATGAGTTCTGGACGGATTGTTTGGAGGCATTTATGAGGTGTGTATTGCTTGATACAGAGAATCATAAAGAAGATTAAAGTATGATATAGTTAATTTCTGTTAAAGAATGCAAAAACAAACGATGTTACTATTGCTATAACAAGTGTGTAGCATTGCATTACAAAGTGAAGATAATTTTAAGGAATAAAAATGTAATTTGAAAGGAAGTGATTATATGACAACATATTTCTATGATTGCTATGATGAAAATTTTAAGCCTATAACACAAATTTTTTGCAAAGATACAATTGAGCTATTTGAAAAAGTCCCGAATGTCAAATATTTGCTTTGTATGGATTTTGTTGTAGGAAGATGTTTTAAAAGAGTATCGAAAGATGGCGTTGGTTGTATTGTAAGGGATTCTAATTTTATTAGGAGGATTTAAAAAATGAAAGATGTAGAGATTGAAAAGCTCTGGGATGAGCTTGAAGATGTCCCTATTGACGAGAATGAATGCATTGATATTGATTGGCATGGTTGGAGCAAAGGGACTCATAGAGAAGAGATTTGGCATTGGTTTGATGAGAACCATAGTAAGGGTGTTGGCTGGCTAATGAATGAAAGAGAAACAAAATATTAAAGGAGAATTTTATTATGAGTATGAGAGATTATGCAATTAATGACTATGGGTTTGTGATGACAAAAGATATGCTGAAAGCTATTTGCGAAAAGTATTTCACAGGATTCACGGAAAAGGAATATGACGAAGACGAATGCAGTTTCAATGATGTCTTGTTGGACGCAGGAATTGTAGGATGTATAGGTGATTTCACAGGGGAAGCAACTGTAATTGATGATAACGGAAACGATATATATGATGATCATGAAACATATGACGCGGATACCATCTATTATGTGGCAACAAAAAATTATCCTACCTTGTTTAATGCCGCGTATAGAAGTATGGATGAGCTTGTAAGCGAATTCAAAAACAAACTCAATAAGTACTTCCCAGATGATTTTGATTATAGAAAATATATTTGTCATATTGTTGGTACTTATTTCTGCTAAAATGAAAGGGGGATTTTGGAAATGAGCAACCAGTACGAAACAACTGCTGCCGCAATTAGACATGCAGAAGAAGCCTTAAATGTGTTAAATGATTTTACAGAGAGCCAGTATCAAGCAAAAGGCAAAACAATGATGGAACAAATTATTGATTATATAACTCATACGCTATCTAACGCAAATTATATGTGTGGTGGTTGTAAACATTACCATCTTGCATTAAGCAATATGAAAAATTATTTTGTTTTTTATATTTACGATAGTAGCACGATTGGTGGTTTTCCAGCCTTTGTAATTACCACTAATGGAGCAGTAAAAAATGTTTGTAGTTTGAGCGAATGGATGATGCTTACTCTTGTAAAAGAATGGGAAGGATTTAAAAAAGAGCTTGATTTTTCAATTAAGACAACAATGAAAATGCGTACAAAAAGTATTAATGATAAACTTGCGCATATTGGATATGTAAATGAGCAATTGTCAAAATGGCATGTATAAATAATTAAAGGAGGATTTGAAAAATGGGACTTGATCAGTATCTTTACAGAATGCCTCGTTACAAGGGAACTACTGCACACGAGGTGTATGCAATTGAGGAGTATCTCAATTGGCAGAGAAAAAAAGCAGAGGGGAGCAAGTATGCAGATTGCAACACTCTTAAAGAATGGTGTGGCGTTGACGACAGTGAGCTGCCTAGTAAGGAAATAATTGATTATTACAAGCAGTTTTACAATGAACGTTATTATGCTTGGGACGACGAGCACAAGTATGGATATCATGGCATCATGGAGCAGGTTGGATATTGGAGAAAGGCAAATCAGATACATAATTGGTTCGTATCCAATGTTCAGGACGGAGAAGACGATTGTGAATATCATGATGAGTGCACAAAGGAAATCCTTGAAGATCTGCTTCACACTTGTAGGATTGTGCTTGGTTCTTGCGCTACTACTTATGGCAAGGTGCATAATGGAGATAAGGGAACTGCTAATGGATGGGAGCCTATCTATGAAGATGGCCAGGTTATAATTGACCCAAGTGTTGCAGAGGAACTACTGCCTTGTTGTAGTGGATTCTTTTTTGGTGGAAGTGATTATGATGAGTATTATGTAAGCGACATTGTAAACACCATCAAAATTCTTGAGGGAGTTCTTGCAACAACGGACTTTGAAACGCAGATGGTGTTCTATAGAAGTAGCTGGTAATACAACACAAAATTATAGGGGGCTTACACAAAGCCCCTTCTATAAAAAGGAGATTAACAAATGCGAAAAATATTAGCAATGATTGAGATTGATGACGACAAGGCAATAGCTGAAGATTTAGGAACATTTGATTATCTTGAAAGAGAATTTGGTTGGCTTGAAGAGAGTGGTATATTCCTTAAAGAAGGACGAATTTTAGACGATGATGATTTGCTTGACAAAAAAGCAATTAAAGCAGCAAATGATATTTTTAATGAATGAAGTAGGAGATTAACAAATGAAAAATATTTTTAAAACTTTTGTAGCTGGAGCATTTACTGTTTTGATAAGCGCAGGAGTAATTATATTTGGAGTTGGAGCAGTTAAGGGATTTGCTTCAATAGCAAGTGCCACAGGTTGGGTTGTGGTGCTGCATTTTTTAATAGGAGTTGCTTGCACTACCGCAGCATTTTATATCGCTTTCTCAATGGGAAAAGCAATCTTGGGGCTTAAGAGATATGGAGGTAAGTAATATGTATGAAACAACTTCTAATTATCAAAAAAGAGAAAAACTAATGCAGGAGTTAACAAAGATTACTCCTCTTGATACTTACGTTATTCTCAAGGCAAAAGAAATAATTGACCAGCTTGTTACGACAAAGCGTTGCCCACATTGTGGAGGGCGGCTACTTCTAAGTGACCTTAAACAGTATGACTATGTGTGTCCTGAATGTGATGAAAATTTTTATGAATGTGGGGTGTAAATAAATGTTCAGTCCTTGTTGGTCATGTGATACCCCAACTTGTCAAGTGTGCGCTCATAAGGCATATGCAAGAGTGGAATTTATGTATTCTCTTGATGAAGAAACAAGAGACAAATTTGTAGAAAATCTTTGGCGAGAATGTGTGGATATTGCATTTATAGAAAATGAAGATGGAGAACTTGTACTCGACCAGCCTTGGCGTGGATTCCCTGTTGGAGAATTTACACAGGATGATTGGTTCTATTGGGTAGACCATTATCATAGCAAGGGAGTCGGTTGGGTGTATGAAAATATAAGTTAAAGGAGGTTATTAAAATGATTAAGCACGAAGCAGTAGTTTATATTCCTGCAAATGAATTTGATAGAATCAATAGACTTCTTACTATTGAATCTTTGGAAGAAATGGCAGATAGTGAATTGATTGAATATGGCGCAAATACAGATGTATGCGAAGGAATTTTCTATGTTGAGTTTGACAATGGAACTTCTCTTAACTTTGATTTGTGCTCTGGACAACATAACTATTGGGATAATGTAGTGTGGACAAACGCAGACAAAACAAGAGATATTACTCTTGATTGCGAATATGAACTTGATGATATTGAAGTTGAAATTGAGAACGAACTCTATATCGTTAAGGTTATAAAAATGTAATTTTATCGGTTGTATGGAGGATTTGTAAAAATGAAAATCAATGACAGATATGAGATTAGAGTTGTTGTACTTGAAATTAGGGATGGCATTGGAGTACACAATAGCATTGGTGATATTTACGATAACTTTGAAGAATTTAAGAAGGATAAACCGTATAGCAGTTATAAGTTTGGCTATGTAGTATTTGATACTGAATACGGATATGTGCCAGACGAATGTAACGATTGGAACGATAGTCCAGAAGAAGCAATGTTTGATTACGAAGATAATTGTTGTTGAATGGAGGTTTTATAATGAATACAAATGATACCAGAGTGATTATCACTATTGACGATGAAGAACAGATTAGTCTGAGAGATTTTGGTTATATTGGTGACGAAGATTTTGGTGACAAAGAAGCAATCACAAATGCTATCCACAATATAATTGCTGATTTGTGGAAAATGCGTGACCATCTAAAAGGATAATTTTAAGTGGAGGTTACTATGGATGATATTAAACAGAAAATCATAGAATTGTGCGGATATATGATTGGTTTTTGGGACGGCCTTAGCAAAGAAATAGAACAAATTCCAAATGAAGATAAAGCGGAAATCGTATATCGATGGTATAGATATTTTGAAGAGTCTTGTTCTTCTGTAAAATTTAGTGAAACAAAAAGAATCATTGACGAGGCCAAAGAAGATTTGATTATGAGTGGTGAGCTTTTAATTAATTGATTTAAAAAGGAGAAACTAAAATGGAAACAATTAAAAACCACAAGTCTTACAAGGAGGTAAATTAAATGACATGTAAAAAGTATTACAAGCTCATTAATGAATTTGCGCAGCTACAAGACCAGCAGGAAATCTTGGATAAATATCCAGAAATATTTAACGTAATATGTATTTATTGTTTTAAGCTTCCTAAGCGAATTCGTGAAGACTTATTTAATAATTTAGTCAGAGGTAATTGGGTTCATCTTTGGGAAACGGACGAAGAAAAGAAAATGACAATCGCGGAATTGTGTGACACTCTTAGAGGCGAGGTATTTTATTGCAGCGATAGAATGTCTTGGGATAGGCTGTGCCGAATTCATTGGGTTTGGCAGCGCATTCAATATAAGCTGAGAAATGAGAAAATAGAAAAAGAGATTGAAAAACTTAATGAGGAGGAAAATTAAATGAAAACTCTTATAAAGGAAACTGTTATCTATCAAGCACTTGATGGAAAGGAATTTGTAGATAAAAACGAATGTGCAAAATATGAAGCAGACATATATGCAGACATTAATTTAAAATATTTTGATCTTGATATTCCTTATTGCGACGAAGGAATTTATAACTTCACAGCATATAAGGTAAATTCAGAAAATGAATTTAATATGCTAATGGAATTTCTAAAATATCACCATACAGACATATATGGAATTGAAGAGTATGCAGGAGATGGTTGGTATCTTGCAGAGAAATCCGAAAATGATTGGGCAGAGCTGTTTCTTCTTAGTAATGTGGTAAAAGATTTTACGGACATGCTTGGTAGAATTGCGGAACTTACTTTGAAGTTCTAAGGAGGGAGATTAAATGATAACTAGATATTGGGTTAATTGTTTTGAAAGAGAACTATATATTGAATGGGATGACGCATATGAGCCGCCTGAAAAAGAAATTCTTGATATGCTCGATGGATATTATTTTGAATGGCATAGCACAGAAGAAATTGAAGACCCAGAATATAGGGCATATGTTGAAGCTTCTTGTTGCGAAGAGTTTATGATGGAAAGGTTAAGTGAAACTTACAATATGTGGTCATCTTGGTGGGTTGAAGGTGATGAAGATGAGGATGGAAATGAAATTCCGTCAGATAAGATAAATAATCCAGGATATATTTCATATAAAAGAGCACTTGAGCTCTTGAAGCATACAATTAATTATTGTGCCGATAATGGAAACGTAGAACTTGAAATTGTGCGTAGAGATTTGGACGCTATTGGGTTTACTGATGATGAGCTTAAATGGCTTGGACATGATTGGATTATAGAAGAATAACAACACAAACAATACAAAATTATTGACATCAAAGGGGACTAGAATATGGAACTTGATAAAATTTATAACATGGATTGCTTAGAGGGAATGAGACAACTTCCAGATAATTGTGTGGATCTTGTTGTTACAGACCCTCCATATGTAATTGAAACAAGTGGGGCAGGAATTTACAAGCAGGCAGACAAGCAGTATGTAAAAGAATTGAACAATATGAAAGACGGTTTTTCTACGCAGGTGCTTGACGAGCTATGCAGGATAATGAAGAAAATTAATATTTATTTCTTTTGTAGCCAAAAGCAGATTATTCCTCTTCTTGATTACTTTGTGAAAGGGAAGAAGTGTAATTGGAATTTGCTTACGTGGCATAAGACAAATCCTGTTCCCGCATGTGGAAATAAATATTTGACTGATACAGAATATATACTATTCTTCAGAGAAAAGGGAGTTAAAATTTATGGCGAGTTTAAAACAAAATTTACATATTATGTGACTCCTCTAAATCAGTTAGATAAAAAGAAATATGGGCATCCCACGATAAAACCCATTAATATTGTGACAAATCTAATTGTTAATTCTTCTCTAGAAAACGGAATTGTATTTGATCCGTTTATGGGGAGCGGCACAACAGCAGTTGCTGCTAAGGAATGTGGTCGTAATTTTATTGGGTATGAATTGGACTCAGATTATTATGAAATTTGCAATAAAAGGTTAGAGGAAATAAATAAAGGAGATGTGGTAAATGAATAAATATCAATATTACGTGAATGGAAATCCAGTTTCAAGAAAGGAAATGATGACAGAGCTTAAAAATAAGTGCTATAAAATTCTACATACTGAATATATTGGTGGCATTGGAATCAATACAATAGAAACAGATGAAAAGAAATTTAATAGTTTCATGAGAAAGATTGAAAAGGGGCATATTGTGCTGATTGATAATAAAACTTTTCGTCGTAAGAAAATTTAGGAGGCGTAAGCTAATGCAAGAATATTTTGATTTGATTGACAAGGCAAATGACATTGACGAGTTGACTGAAATTGTTGAGGAACGTGCAGCATTTGACGATAACATTACAAATAAAGAGTATTGCGAGATTGTAGAATACGCAAATATAAAAATTAAAAGTTGGAGGTATGGAAAATGAAATTTAATTGGGATGGTTTTACAGAAGAGGATTTCGCCAACTATTGTGCAACAATAGAAAATGAAAAAATGTTTGATAATGACTTTATCGGATGTGCTCGTATTGGGGATTTGTGCTTTGATCTTGTTTTAAGAGAATACAATAATGAATTTGTTCTTGATTATGATTTGTATGTTGGTGGGGTTGATGACGGTTATGGTTACGGAAAGGATAATTATCCATATACAGAATGCGGCGGCGGAACCTTTGAAGATTCTCTAATTTCTATGAGTTATGACGATTTTGTAAAGCAAGCCGAAGAAGCATTTACAGATTACATCTATCATTCTAATTATTCTGCAGAATATAATTTGATTGATAAGGCAAATGAATCGTTGCACACTTGGTAAGGAGATTTAATAATGGACAAGTACATTTACATGACGGTATATCAGCTCGCAGACGCAATAGCTTCTGCGCCTTGGAATACGTTATTTGATTTTACGTATGACTCGAAACAGTGTGAAGATGATATCCCTGACCCTACGGGCTGGTATGGCATAAAAATCACGCAACTGTTTAATGAAGAGGGCGGTGTACTCTGCTATGGTTATTATGGTGGAGGATGCAATCAAGCTGTAGAATTGTATATGATCTCTGATGATATTTACGACGTAAGAGAAAATCAGAAGGCAATCGAAAGGCAGTTTAGAGAGTGGAGTGAGTATGCTTATGACAAACTTGAAGAAACTGTGTGTGTTGCAGTGACAGACAATAATAGACGGTGGATCGAAGAGGTTATATAAAGGAGATTAATTATGAATTTTATAAGCAGTGATTTTCAATGTCCAGTTACGGGCATTCCTGTTGTATTGGTTTGGAATGAAGATACTTATGTTGTTGCAGCAAAAATTTGTTCTTTTATATGGGAAACTTGGAAAGAGAACAATCCTCAAAATAATTATAAAGAAGTAGAAAAAGAAACAAATAAGTGGTGTGAGCGATTCCATGGATATGCTGCATCCATTGAAGAAGCAAATGACATTGCAGAAAAGTATGATTGTTGGTTTTAATTAAAAGGAGATTAAGTATGAAAAACTGGTGGAAGAATCCTGTACTACAGGGAGAAGACAATGACTATGGTCAGTATGATTATCTTATTGAAGAGCTTCCACATGATGAAGCGAGATGGGAATGGCTTTATAGAAAGTGTGATAGTTGTGGGAAATATCATAGGTTGAATTTTTACTCCAACCATTACTTTTACACATATGATGGTTGGGATTCGTTTGGCTATACGGATTGTTGGAAGTGCAGATTTGAGAATGAGGTTTGGAAAATCAAGAATAAAATTAAAAAGGAAATTAAAGCTCATAAACTGGCGTTTTCTCTGCTGAATAGAAAGCATTCTATTAAGAGAAATATTGAGCATTATAAACTTGGACTTAAAGTTGGTAGAAATTGAGACTCGTAAATACGGGTCTCTTTTGATTTGAAAGGAGATTAATATGGAAATACATTATGTAGGCAAAAAAGTTTTTCGACAACGACTTGCTGAGTTTACTTATGAAGATAAAGAAGAAGATAGATTCTTCGCTATTGCAAAGGCAATGGAAGCAAAAGGCTGGAATATTGACGTAGGAGTACAAAATTGGGCAGCTATTAAAGTTGCTGACCGCAATGAGTATGAAGAAATAAAGTCAGATTGGATAGAGTTAAAAAAGACAATTAAGTAAGTTGACAGGAGATTAAAATGACAGCTCAGGAAATCAAAATTGCAAAGGCAACTAGTCGAAGTGCAGGAGCTTCGGCAATTAAAGACGGAAAGATTCGTGCAATAGTTCCTCTTTGGGTAGAAAAAAATATAGATAAAGATAAAGCAATTCTCGACTTTGGTGCGGGGAAGGGAGCTACCAGTACAAAATATCTGTTGAGTAAAGGATTTGATGTGACAGCATATGATTTATGGGTCGGTAATGGAGATGAACTGCTTGATAAATTTGCACTGAATAGACAGTATGATGTTGTATTTGCTTCTAATGTGCTTAATGTGCAGAGTTCTCAGTCAATGCTTATTGAAACATTAAGTCAAATTAAAGATTCAATGAAGGACAATGGTGAGTTTATTTGTAATTATCCTCAGACTCCTAGAAAAATGCTTTTAAGTGAAACAGATATAGAGGGATTTTTGTTCTCAATATTTAGTTCTGTTGAACGAGTTGGTGGAACTAAATCAGCTCCCATATGGAAAGCAATTAAAACTCCGTAAAATACTTGACAAAACAAAATTATTGTAGTATTATTGTTTTAAAAGCAAATATACAATAGAAAGAAGTGTATATGTTGGATTTAAATAAAATGTTAAAAAATGTTATAAATGATGCAGTTAATGCGGGTATTCCTATATCAGAAAATATCAAAGAAGAAGTTTTAATTGATTATAATATAGAAACTAGAGTTGGTGCATGTTATAGGGAGTGGAATATATATGAAATTCATTTGTCTTATAAAACTACAAAAGGAAAAGAAAGTGGAATCCAAAATGTATTAGCACATGAAGTTATTCATACATGTTTCGCCTGTATGCCTCATAATTTGCTTTGGGAATATTATAGCAAAATAATGAATGAAAAATATGGTTATAATATTAAAATAAAGTATAAATGGAGTGATATTTTATGAATAATGGAATTGGCCTCGTGAGAACGACATTTGATGAAATTGCAGCATATGTTGACGAACTAGAATGTGGAGAAAAAATAGTTTTTACTTCTGAATTTCCATTGGGACAAACAGAAATAACGCAATATCATATTATTGTTAAAATGCAAATAATGTATGAAAGTGATTATATTATTGCAGTTGGTCGTTTATATGGAAATAATACTATTGCAAAAGACATAAATATAATAGCAGATGGAAATGCAGATGATGAAGATGAAAGAATTGAAGGTTTAAAAGAACTATTGCAAGAATATTATGATAAATATATGGACAAAAATGAAGAAGAAACCATTTATTTTATTACTGGAGCAGGAGGAAAATTTTAAATGTATAAAGACATTAGTTTCTGGTTGGACGGAAAAGAATGTAAATGTGGAGACTACGTTAAATTGACGTGCTTTGAAGATGAAAAGATTGGTGGAAACAGAAATGCAAAATATGTTGGATGGGATTTAAATGGTGATGAAAAGTATGTCTTTGTAATTGTTGCACCTGACACCAGCTATGATGGTATGGAATTGCGTATTGGACATGCTATGTTACGATTTTATATTAAAGAAGTTGCAATTAAAGATTATGCAGAAATGTCAATTAAAACAGAAAACAAACAGGAAGAAGATGAAGAATTGATAGATCCTAAATATATTGATGGAATTATGGAAGCGTGGGCATGCTATATTTTCGCAATGTTGTTTTCTACTATTCTTGTATTTCCAAGTAATTTTGGCGGATGGATTGTTTCATCTGTTGTATTCTTTAAATGGAGACATAATAAAATTCATAGGGGGTAATATATTATGAATGATGGGAACGGAAGATTAGAAAAAGAAGTTATTGAATTAGGTAAGGTGCAAGCGAAACTAAATGATTTACCTAAAGTACTTTGTGATTTTTATTATTATTTAGAAGCCGCAGATAGGTCATATTCAACAATTAAAGTATATATTAATTACATTATTAATTTTATGAATTATTGTACTAAAGGAGAGTATGATGAAAATTTTTATAAAAAGGTAACTTCTGCAACTATTAATATGTATATGTCGTCTTTAAGATATAAAACAAATAATGATAAAAACATACAAAAAACTGGGAATAGTATTAGGGCGACAAGATGGTCGGCTTTGAATACATTTTTTGTTTATTTAAAGTCAAATGGATTAATCGAAGAGAATCCAATGAATCAAACATTTAGACCATCATGTAAACAAGAAAAGAAAGTTACTTATTTGACAGAAGATGAAATTCAGTTATGTATTAAAAATATAGAACAGAATCAATATCACAAGCTAGTTAATAGAGATTTATGTATATTTTCTCTTGGGATTTCAACAGGTCTACGTGTATCGGCCATTGCACAAATAAATATTTCTGATATTGATTTTCAAGAGTCTACTATTCAAGTTATTGAAAAAGGAAATAAGAATAGAATAATTTATTTTGGTAATAATTTAAAAGAAAGACTTGTTGCGTGGATAGAAGATAGAAATAAATATTTCCCTGACGTAGAAACAGACGCTTTATTTATTTCTCAAAAGAAAAATAGACTTAGTGTATCAGCTATAGAAGATTTAATGACAAAATATACAAAAGGGATTAATAAACATATTACTCCACATAAATTAAGAGCAACATGTGCGACCAATTTATATAAAAAGACAGGAGATATTTATTTAGTTGCAGATCAATTAGGTCATGCAAATATTGCAACAACTAAAATTTATACAGAAATAGATGTTGACGCAAAGAGAAAAGCAACAAATATTCTTGACAACTTAATTTGACAATTATAATTTTGTACTGTACAATTAAAGAGACGATAAATTCACAAGGGGTGATCATGTGTTTTATAATGAGGAGGTAAAGATACAATTTATAAACGATTATAAAAGAAGTAGAATTGTTGCCGAAACTTCATTAACTGGGATGTTTAACAAAACATACAAATATGAACAACAGAAAGGGAAAGACTGTCATAGTTTTTCAAGAAAAGAAATATTAGCAATGTATAAGGGATTTGATGCAAAATCTGTACATGTGCTTGAAAATTACAATGTGTATTTAAAGAGTTATTCAATTTTTTGTATGCACCATGGACTTTGCAAGACAAATAATTATGCAGACATAAATAAGTCAATGCTACTTAAATGCCTTGATACTGAAATATTAAATCAAAAATTTTTAACAAGAGAACAGCTTGATGACATTGAGGATGAACTATATAACTATACAGATAAAGCACTTTTAGAATTGTTGTGGGAAGGCATTAGTGGGAAAAGCATGGAAGATATTGTTGCCCTTAACAGAAGTATGATTAGTGAAGATAAAGAATATATTTGTTTCAATGATGGACGCAAAGTAAAAATGTCTCAAAAATTATACAATTATTTGGACAAAGCATTTTCAGAAAAAGAATATATGTGTTATGGAACAACTGTTAGAGTTAAGAAACTGATTGGCGATGATTGTTTATATAAAGAAATGGACAATGCATATACAGTAGACTCAGATGATAAATTTTTCCGTTGGGTGTATAGAAGGATTCAGACATATAGAAAATATGTAGATATGCCATTACTTACAATGAAAGCACTTGCAGCTTCAGGGTTGTTGTATAAAATTAGAAATGCAATGGAAGAACATAATCTTGGATTGAGAGAGTTTTTATATACAGAAGAAGGCAAAACATTGGCGCAGCAATATGGATATAAGTTAAATTCATATGTTGATGTTATCGCTAATAAGTTTGCAGATTTTGTATAGGCCGTATAATTGATGCGGTCTCTATATCTTATTTAACAATACAAAATTATAATTAAAAAACAGTTGCCGAACATATGTTTTTATTGTATAATTTTTGTATAAGAGAGAAGCAAAGGTAAATTATTTTACATTACAAAAGGGGAGACATAATTCTATGGGAAACAAAATAGAAGACTTATATAATCTAGATGGCAAAAATGGAAAAGTAACAATTAATCATGAATGGTATGGAGATCAAGTAATTAGGGGAACTTTTCATATTATCAATGATGGAGAAAGGGTTGGAGTTAAAATAGGAAATCATGAATTATTTTTATGGAACTATGAAGTTTTAGACATTAAAGCAAATAAAAATTTCGCATTAATTAAAGGGGAGTTTATGCGAATAAAAATTGAAGTGTAATATTTCTTCGCTCTCTGATAAAAAAAACTTGACAAGACAAGATTATTATGGTATAATCCAATCGTAATGAGAAGTAATACAAAATTATAGTCTTTCAATTGTTAAGAAAGGGGGATGAATAATGAATGAAATCAGAGGGCGTAAATGTTCAATGCCAGAAATGTGGAACAATTTTTCAGGTTGATGAGCGAAATGATTATTTTGAATATGCATATATACATGCAGAATGTCCATGCTGCGAACATGAAGGACGTATGTTGAATATAGGGAAAGATGTTTTAGACAAGTATGAATTTTATAACGTAGTCATGGATGAAAGATATTATAGGTATTAATTTTATTTTATTAAACAATACAAAATTATAGTAAAAGGAGACTAATAAGAATGGCAAACAAGATGTTCGATCTTCCCCAAACCAAGGGATCTTTTCAGGTTAGAGGAATTGTAAATGGAGTAGAAAAGGATAGTTTCTACGTAGAAAAGCAGACAAAAACTGGCAAAGAGTTCAGAATGATTAATTTTGGCGTGGAGTATGATGACAAGAAGACAATTTTCCCAACGCTTAATGGTATGCCGCGCGACAAGGTGTATTTTAGTAAGAAGGATAAAGACACTGGCAATACTGACACAAAGGCAATTGCATGGAAGGACAGAATTAAGAAGGCCCCTGAAGGTTATCGTATGATTGGTGTACTTGCTGGACTTCAGAAGATTAAGGATGAAAATGGAAAGGTAAGAAATGATAATAAGACGCTTACCGAATATGACGCATGTGAATACATTAGTGAGAATCTTCAGGATGGTGACTCTGTTCTCGTTAAGGGAAATATAGAGTTCGGCAGCTATACAAAGGATGGAGACGTTGTTCGTACTACGAAGTTCATTCCTAATCAGGTTTCTCTATGTAGAAATGATGTTGATTTTGAAGCAGAAGATTATGAGCCCGCTCATGATTTTACACAGACAATTGTTTTTATTGGCATTGACCAGGAAAGAGAAAATGACAAGCCCACTGGCAGATTTATTGTTGAAGCAAAGATTGTAAATTACAATTCTATTGAATCTGCAGAGTTTATAATTAGAGATTCTAAGCTTGCAACGCTGTTCAAGAAGAATTTGAAGTCGTACAATTCAATTCTGGTATATGGTCAGATAGATGTTGTAAATAATATCGAAGAGGCAAACGAAGAGGATAGTGATGATTGTTGGGGCGCAACTAACAAGATGGACAACAAGAGAGTTGCTGGTTCATCTCATAGAGAGCTTGTAATTACAGGTGCAAAGCCTACAACTATTGATAGAGATGCTTATTCCGAGAAAACAATTAGTGAAGCTATCAAGAAGGTAAATGCATCTAAGAAGGCAGAGCAGAATTTCAGTGGCAAGGCAGCGGCAGTATCTAATACGGACGAAGATGATAGTGATTGGAGTAGCTTTGGCGACGATGAGAATGATGACAACCCGTGGGATTAATATAATGCGTCTAGGGGAGATTTAATTTTCTCTCCTAGACAGTACTAAATTATAGAAAAAGGAGATTTGATATATTATGGCAAGAGCAAGAAAAGGAAGTGCGATTAGGAATAAAATTAATCTACTTTTGTATGGTGCCCCATTCAGTGGAAAGTCAACACTTGCAATGCAGGCGGCACTTTTAAAGGACGAAAATGGAGATAATTACAGAGTGTTTGCTATAGACTGTGAGTCTGGTGGCTTAGATGAAGCAATAGACAATGTTGTATCTCAAGGAGCAAACGCAGAAGATATTTATGTACTTTATACACAAAGCTTAACAGAAATTAAGGATTACATAAACAAGATCGCAAATAATGAAGATTTGATGATGCTTGATGAAAATGGTGAAGAAACAGAGGAAATTGTAATGGACAGCCATGGAAAGCCGTTCCGCCCGAATTGCGTGGTTGTAGATGGAACTTCTGTATTAAAGATGACTACACAGAGTTCACTTATATCTCTATCTCAGAAACGTAATAAAATTAAAGCTGAAAAAGCAGGAGCAACTTCTGAAGAAAAGTATGTTCAGGTAATGACAGCAGGAATGGAATTGAAGGACTGGAATAAGATGGGCACTATTGCACAGGACTTTGTGCTTTCTTTAATGAGTCTACCTTGCTCTGTTATTCTAACATCTCGTGAGAAAGATGAAACTGTTAGTCAGAAAGATTCTGAGGGACGTATTGCTAGTATTGCGACTGGCAAAAAGGTTCCTGACTCTCTTAAAGGAATTGAATATAACTCTAAGCAGATATTTAGAATGTACAAGGATGATGAAACTGGAGATATTTGCGCCTACGTTGAGAAGGATAGAACACAGATACATAATTTTGGTGAAATTCTGATAGATCCAACTCTCCTTGATTATCAGGCTATGCTAGATAAATCTATTGGCAAGGAAGCGTTTAATGTTAAGAATGACTTTGACAAGGCTGTAGAAACAGACCAAAAGATTTTTGAAAGAGAAATTCTAGGCAAGGATTATGTTAACGAAAAAGACGACAAGTCTGCCGACAAATGCAAGCAACTTATTGATAAAATCAAAGGGACTTTGAATAAGTTGCCTGTAGCAGATAAAAAGGCCAAAAGAGACGCTCTGAAAGCAGCAGGTCTTCCTGACAACTACACAAAAGTTACTGATGTCACTATTCTAAATCAAATTCTTGAAATAATTTCACAGTAATTAAGTAAGGGAGGAACAAAATTCCTCCCTTTTATTAAACAAAACTATTAAAAAAATACTTGACAGTACAAAATTATAGTGATACAATACAGCCAGAAATGAGAGGTGAAAGCGCATGAGTCGTACAACTACAAGAACATGTAAAAACTGCAAAGAGAAAATAAATATTGCACTAGAAAATTTAAATAGTGGCGAGTTTGTCAAATATAAAAGCGCTTTTTATCATACGGATTGCTTTATTGATCAAGCAAAAAAAATGATAAGTAAAAACAATAAAGCGTCTATAACATGGCAAGAGGCGTTAGATAATTTAGATGAGTACAAATCTGAAGCAAGAGACGTAGTGAAGTTTACACTTTACAGAGATGCACTGAATGAGCACTTAATTGACAATTATGAAGTAGCCGCTCTATCTTCTTATTTCTGGAACGTTATTGCCGAAATTGAAAATGGGCAATATCGGAAAAAGCGTTGTAAAAAAATTAGTATTTCAGAGATTTTAGATATGTGGGAATATTATCAGCCAGAGCTAGATAAAACATATAAAGAAAATCTAAAACGTGGAAATGAAATGTTTGGCGAAGATAGAGTTCGCTATGATCTTGCAATAATTATAAAGAATTATGAAAAGATTAAAAAGGGAATTGCTAAAGAAAAGGCTAAAGCGGCTGAAGCTACAAAAGCAGAAGAGCCAAAGATTGATTATACTAAAATGTCAAGAGCAAAATTTGAACAGAAAAGAGACCTCTCTGACTTGTTCGGTTAAATGGTGGTGAAATATTTGGAAAATGATTTTGAACTAGAGCTGTGGTCTACACAAACAGAAATGATTGTGCTAGGCACATTTTATAAAGAGCCCGCTATTGCATTCTCTTATTTTGATGTTGTTAATAATTCTGATTTTCATGATAAGGGAATGGCGTTCTTTCATACATTCTTTTGCTCTTATATATTAGATTATTCTGATGAAATTACACAGGCGAAGTCTAATACTTGGGCATCTATGAATGATATGAGACTTAAGGGATATAAAAAATTTGGTGGCTGGAAGACTATAGCAAGTCTTATGCCACTCGCAGTAAGTGAAGAAGAACTAAAACATCAAATAGATATATTGAAAAAATTTGCGCTGTTAAGAGCACTTAATGATGACGGATATGACGTGTCAAAAATTTTATCATTGCCTAAGTTTAATTCTCTTACAGTAGATGACTGCGCAAGATATGTAAATGGCAGTATAGAAAAGATTTGTAATGGAATTATTACAGGGCTAGATGAGCCTATTGACTTGTCCGCAGATGCTGATAGTATCGTAAATGGTTTTATGGATACTCCTCTAAGGGGTATTGATACAGCATTCCCATTTTTAAATGACTTAGCAAGTGGATTAGTCCCTGGAGATTTAACCGCTATTGGCGCAACATCCAACTCTGGTAAAGGTCGTTCATTGATTTTTCTTGCCGCACATTTGGCGTTGTGTGAGGGTGCAAATGTAGCTTTTTATGGAAACGAAATGAGCGCACAGTCTATGCAGCTTGCATATTTTACAACAGTTTTAAATTCTCCTAAAATAAGAAAACTTATTGGTGGAAATGAAATTATAATCCCTGAAAGAAATCTATCTCATGGTTTGTTCGAGGATAGTAATCGTGATTTAATTTATAGAAGAGTTAATAACGATGGAGAATATATTGAGACAGAAGAACAATACAGAAAAAGAGTATATGACAGCTCTCAGCAGTATAGAGACGTGTTGAACGCTATGCAATGGCTTAAAGAATACGGTAAAAAGAAATTGCTTTTTAAGAATGTAGCTGCGGCATATGATGATACTTCTCTTAGTAGAATCATTAAACAGAACCGTTTGATAAATGGCACTGATGTGTTTTTTTATGATACACTTAAAAACTCAAACAAAAAAGATCTTGGTGATTGGGCTTCTTTGGTTGCCACTGCAACAATGTTAAAAGAAACTAATGCAATTAACAAAATGTGTGGGATAGTAAGCTTTCAGATGATTCCTGCGGCCAATCAAATGAAAATCGAGGAGCTTGATATCAATGCAGTACAGGCAGCGAAACAGATTTATAACTTAATGGATACAATGGCTATGATGCTACATGCCAAGAAAGAATTATATGGGACTTACTCTGTTAAAAGAGATGAGGGGATATCTCCAAGACATACTAATGGATTTGATGATGACGATTCTCTTGATGAACAGGAGTTTTATACATTCTGGAAGCTTGTTAAGAATAGAAGGGGGAGCAAGGACAATTTAATTTGTATGAGAACTGATCTTAACAGGAACTTGTGGCAGCAAGAGGGTATTTTGATACCGAAAACATAAAAAATGAATTTACCTCTTGACAAACCTCAAATCATATGATATAATCCAGACATAAGTCAAAAGACAATACAAAATTATTTAAAAACAGAAAGGACAAAAGAAAAATGGCTATTAAGTATTATAGCAATTCTAAGACTAAGGAGACGTTTGCAGTTCTAAGTGGCTGCGAGATGGATGCAATCAACAAGATTAACAAGTTTATGCGTGATACAGATCTGTGTTGGGTCTCAAAGAAGTATCTCATGCCTAAGCAGTTTAAGGTTAAGGTGCGTCTCGCAGAGGGCGATGTTTTTAGCGAGGAAAAGGGTCGTGAGTATGCCAAGGCGAAGCTTATGGAGCGCTACTATAAGGCATTTGATGCACGTATAGATATGTTTAAGGAGAGTCTTATTAGTCTAAACAGTAGGGTGTTTGAAACTTCTGTAGAAATTTTTGAAAATACCCCTTGACAATACGAAATTATTGTGGTATAATTCAGAATGTAGTCAAGAGAGAGCCAACTTGAGTGATTGAGCCGCTTGAGTACACAAGAAGAAAACCACAAAAAGTACTTGACATATGACAAGTAGTGTGGTAATATAGACACACGCTAGACAGTACAAAATTATAGTAAAGTTTAAAAATCACAAAAAGGAGAAATGAATTATGGCAACTAAGGAACAGATGACTGTACATAAAGCTCTTGCAGAGCTCAAGATTATTGATTCTAGAATCGAGGATGCAATAAGCGGCGGCACTTATGTAGTCGCAAACAAGCATTCCAACACTAAGATTCATGGTGTGACTATTGATGAGTTTAGAACTCAGATGAAGTCAGACTTCCAGAAGGTGACTGACCTTATTGCAAGACGCAACGCAATTAAGAGAGCGGTTGTCGCTTCTAATGCAGTAACCAAGGTTAAGGTTGGTGATGTAGAGTATTCTGTGGCAGAAGCCATAGAAATGAAGAACCATGGCATGGAGTTCAAGGGTATGTTCAAACGTTATATCGAGCGTCAGTATGCTGCCGCTAAGAATGAGCTTGATAAGAACAGTGGTGATCCTCTTGAGAAGAGAGCTGAGCAATACGTTCTGAGCGTAATTCAGGCACAGCCCAAGGATTCTAAAATGGCTGTTGATTCTGACGCCATGAAGAATCTTCGTACTCAGTATATCAAGGACAATGCTTATGACATTATTGACCCTATTGGTGTTAAGGATGTTATTGAGAAGCTTGACAATGAGGTTTCTAGCTTCATGACTGAGGTGGACGCGGCTCTAAGCGTTTCGAATGCGATAACTACACTCGACATAGAGTATTAAATAATTAATATTGCTGCCATTCGAAAATCCTAGAACGGATTTGCTTCGATGGTTTCGCCCGATACATTGATGTAAAATAAGAAAAATAATTGGGCTTCTTATATGAAGATATTACATACTTTGCTTGAAAGTATAATAGTATAAAAAAATGAAATCTTTAGGGTAAAAAAAGATTTTAATACTAACTGTAAAGCTTAAAGTTCAAATATCAAAGTTCAGTGTTCAACATTCAAAGTTTACATTATTGTGTCAAAGCTTAAATGTTAAAGTTGTAAAGAGGGCTAAGAAGTTTTAATAATTATGATGATTATTAAGCGGAGCCCACAAAGTTTTACAAAATCCTTGAGTAATGGTTTAGGTTTCAAGTTCAATGACCGTAGGATTACCACAAGGCTGAATGGTAGCAATGCTTGTACGAATAAGCTTAATGTATAAAACAGAGAAAATTTTGTGAGTACTGGCAGAGCTGGGCATCTCTGAAAACTGCCTATAGATATCTGCGTGTGGTGGAATTGGCATACACATGGGATTTAAGTCCCCATGCCCGAATGGGATTGAGAGTTCGAAGCTCTCCACGCAGACCACGCGAACAAATGGAATGCGTTAAGATAATGTGTGGCTGACTGACCTAAGAGTTAAATATACGCAAGCGTAGCTTAATTGGAAAGAGCACCTCGCTACGGACGAGGAAGTTGTAGGTTCGAGCCCTATCGTTTGCATTCTTGAATATGCCCGAATGATGGAATTGGTAGACATGCAGCTCTCAAAAAGCTGTGCCGCAAGGCGTGTGAGATCGTAGCTCACTTCGGGTACCAAATGGTAGTAAAGTAGTGCAAATTTTATATCAAATAGCCAATGAGGATAAAAGCCGTTGCAGGATTTGCTCCCTGTACCGAGAATTATTAGACCCGCTGAAAGTAGTTGGTGAATGGATATAAAATGGAGTCATGCACGGCTCCGCTTGCTATCATTACCACAGGTCTTTGTGGCAACTGTACGACCTTATAAACTACTAAAGTTGCAACATATTGCGAGCGGGAGGTCGGTATTTCAGGCAGTCTCATACGCTGTTTTAATCTGGTTCAACTCCAGAGCTTCGCAACCAAATGAATATAGGCAGGTAGCAAATCGGCAAATGCACGAGGCTGTAAACCTCGCTCCTTCGGGAATAGTGGGCTCGACACCCACCCTGCCTACCAAATATGGTGCCATAGTGGAATTGGTTAACACGTCGGCCTTTCACGCCGAAGATTCGGGGTTCAATCCCCCGTGGCACTGCCATAGGAAGCGCTAATAGCATCTCAACTATCAGAGAGCAGTGTACACGGCTTCCAAAGAGGAACAATACGCTAAACAAGCTGGGAACTCCTCTATAAACAAACCCTAAAAGGAAGAGGCGAACTTATCAAACGCATTAAACATTGAGGTTGGAAAGGCTTCCGACACTCCTCGCAAGAGGAACTTGAGATGCAGGATACGCCGCCCTGCCAGTGTTTAATTAGTTATAAGTGCCGCAGTCGCTGAGTCCTAACCAATGTTAGATGGGTGTTAAGAAACGGTTGAATGGAGTTTGAGGAACAGCTTATAACAATTTTATATCTCTCATATAGCTCAGCGGATAGAGCCTCCCTTGAGTGGGAAGGTCGTTGGTTCGAATCCAACTATGAGAGATCTGCTGGATTAGCTCAGTTGGTAGAGCGAGTGATTTGTAATCACTAGGTCGGGGGTTCGAATCCGTCATCCAGCTCCAATATGGAGAAGTACCCAATGTTGGCAAAGGGGACGGTTTGCTAAATCGTTAGGTCGTAGTAATACGGCGAGTGGGGTCGGCACCCACCTTCTCCGCCATTATGAGAGCGTAGCTCAGTCGGTAGAGCTTTTATCGTAATAAGGAGTATTGATAATGAAACGTCCTTGGTCGCCAGTTCGAGTCTGGCCGCTCTCATTAACATCGGTACGTAGCCAAGTGGTAAGGCACCATACTTTTAATATGGATATTCGGAAGTTCAAATCTTCTCGTACCGACCATTTAAAAATTTATTTACTTCAAGGCGATGACATAATGAATAATGACATAGTGGGAACTCAAATAGGTATTTATGATGTTTTATATGAATGTGATTTTAAGGCAAATGATGGCCATAAAATGTATCATGTTAGATGCTCTGAGTGCGGATGGGAAACCGATAAAAGAAAAATAGATATTGAAAGAGTAAAAACATGTACTCATCGCAATAAATTATCTCAGGAGCAACTTAATCAATGGTATGAAAATAACAAAAAGCAATGCTTGTTTTGTGGAAGTGATATGCCATTAGGGTCTCTTGGTTTTAATGAATACAAAGAAAAAGAATTTTGCTCTCATAGTTGCGCAGCCTTATACAATAATAAAAAAATTAAATTAAAGCCAAAAAATAAATGCAAAAATTGTGGCAAAGAACTCAGTAATAGAGTAAAAATTTATTGTGATATACATTGTCAATGGGAATACAAGACCAAACAATACATCCAAAAGTGGAAAAATGGAGAAGTAAGTGGGACTATTGGGAATGCATGGATAAACGTATCTAATTATATTCGTAGATATCTTTTTGAAAAGTATGACTATAGGTGTGCCAGATGTGGATGGTCAGAAATAAATCCATACACAGGAACTTTACCATTAGAAGTAGAGCATATTGACGGAGATGCCACTAATAATTCAGAAGAAAATTTAACTTTATTGTGTCCAAATTGTCATAGTTTAACTAGAACATACAGAGGAGCAAACAAAGGAAATGGCAACAGAGATATTAAATGGTTATCTCGTGGCGGTAAAACAACGAATTTAGAATAGAATAATTATACAGCGGGATGGTGTAATGGTAACACACATGACTTTGACTCATGCGTTGCAGATTCGAGTTCTGCTCCCGCTGCCATATGTCGCATTAGTGTTTAATGGTTAGCACAACAGACTTCCAATCTGTGAGTAGGGATTCGAATTCCCTATGCGACTCCATGAAAGCCCCACTTTCACAGTGGGGTTATTTTTTTTATACAAAATCACTAAAATACACCCTATCATTTTGTACAACTTGCCATCTTGACAAGCGGTATATATGTGATATACTGACTACAGTACAAAATTATAGATGAATAAATCAAGTATTAAATTTAACAAGGAGGAATTAAAATGAAAGCACATACCGAAAATGTTATGCCTGTCGATGAACTTAAAGCACTACGTGACTACCTTTATGAAAACGATTTAATTTTTATGAAGGGCTTAAGTAAATTAAACGAACTAATAAGAAAATATGAGGTGACGAGCACATGACTAAGCAGGAAATATCTGATCTAATTTACGATTATATTGATTATATGTATTGTGATAATTGCCGATATAATTTTGAAATCCCTGATACTTGTAATTGTGATGATTGTCATAGAAAATATGTTAATTGGGCTGTGTCGCGCTATGATTGTGATTTGCTTGCCGAAAGGATAATAAATGATGAAGTCAATATTATGGAGTGAAAGTATATGGAAAAGATAATTAGATATAGGTGTAATCGTTGTGGCGACTTATTCGATTCAGAAGAAGGATGTCTTGCGCACGAAGCTAGACACGAAAGAATTGACAAAGCCAATCAAATGCTTAAGGATGGTTGTACATTAAAAGAAATTCAAGATGAATGCAATATATGGTATAAAGTGCCAGATTACTTAGAGAATATTACCACAGATAATTGTTTTACGGTAAGCCACTGGCAATGTTGTAATCAGCCAGCTTATAGAATTGTTGCTATCTATATGGATGGAAGAGTAATGCTATGGGGTTGTGGTTCTTGGAACGGATATTATGGCAACAAAGTGAATTTGAGTGCGCCAGAACTTAGAGCCCCTAGACCGAAAGAAGAATTGTTTATAGATAAAAGATATAATAGCGGTTGGTAATAAAAACATAATTTTGAAAGGCAAGAGATGGACAAGAAATGATAACTAAAGCTTGTTTAATTATATACGATAAAAAGGGAACTAAATATACAATCCCCTGTCATCGTCATAGTGATGCCTATTGGATTCTCAGTCAATTTTTATCTCCTTATTCAATAAATAAAAACAAAACTATTCAAGGATTTCTTGACGAAAAGCATAATTTTTTAGATAGGCATGAGGCATATTTGGAAGCACTAAAATGTGATCAAATAAAAGAAAAGAAAGATGAAACATTATATTCGGAGGATTTATGGTAAATGAATAATAAAATAATTGAAGTATTAGATTACCTTGGCGAAAAGATTGGTCTTGCTATTGACTGGACGGCTGAGAATGTCTATCCGCAGGTTATAGAATTTATGGGGAGATATAGAACCTATGAGATTGTAACAGATATAATATGGATACTAATTGTACTTGGTTGCTGTTTTGGCATGTATCTATATATAAAGAAGATTGTTATTCCTGCAAAAATACGATGCAAAGAAACCAGAGAGGATAATTTGTGGTTCGAATATTGGTCAGGCAGCAGCAATTGCAATATTGGTGGCACAATTTTGACCGTATTCCTTGGTTGCATTACTTTTGTAGCGGTTATAATAATGTTTGTTTCTATTGAGGATTTGGTCAAATGGATTGTGATTCCTGAAATGCAGTTCTACGAAGTAATTAAATCGTTGGTTTCGTAATATTTAAAGGGGCAGATTAATGAACTACTGTGGAAGTTGTGAACATTATATTGGCTGTGGAGATTGGAACCTTTGTTGTTCAATAAAACATCCAACTAAAGGGGAGCGAGAGCAGGGACTTACATATATTTTTGGGCATCTGTGCTATGAAGATACACTAGCCTGCGATGAATTTAAAATAAAACAAGACAAACCTCTTGACAAATGAATAAAACTATGATATGTTAGTCTCACAAGCAGGAACAATACAAAATTATAGCAAGGAGAAAACCGCATGAAATACCATTGTTGCAATTGCGATAGCACTTACACAGCAAAAGAAGTAACGTTTAACAACTATATAAGTCGCTATTGCCCTTTTTGTTTCAAGATGGGAGAGAGCCCTTTTGATTGTATTCTACTAATTGAGGAGGAAATAACATGAGATGTATCAACAAAGCGACACTACTTCAGCAGCTCAGCGCTTGCCCTAGCAACGAAATTAGTGAAAATAGAATGTATTTTTGGCTTACAATGTTTGGGCATGAAGTTGCATATCCTGAAACTGAGAATGAAGAAAATAGTGTATCTAAAGAGGAAATTTTAGAAGAAAACGAAGAGTCAGAATCAAATGAAAAGAGTGAGGAATAACGATGGAACTTGATATTGTATTGACCATTCTTAGCACTCGCATAGAAACGGCACGTCTGAGTGGAAATACTACCGAGTGGTATGCAATGAGTCTTATTAAAGATGAATATCAGCGTTTAAAGACTGAGAATGCACAGTACACAATGTGGATCAGTGAATATTCTCGAATGGCAGATGATTGGGCTGAAGAACGACAGAAGCTTGAGCAGAGAATTTACGAACTTAATACTATAACAGAAGGAGAAAATACAAATGAAGAAGTTTATGACGAAGATTAAAAAATGGATTATTACGAGTCTTGGTGGTTGCCCCAAGGAAGAGATAGCAAACTATACTAACATATTGAAGGCTTGTACAGATGCGATTAATAAATGCATGAACAGGAATAAAATGCTTGTTGAAGCGCTTAAGGACTCTAATATTCTGTTTAAAGATTCTTATGGTGTGAAGTATAGCTATAATCTTTGTAAGTATTGTGCTCATAAGAATAACTGCAATAAGGACTGTGTTTATGGTGAAGATTTTATTTTCGCTGAGAATTGGGAGGAGAATTAATTATGGAAGTCATGGATATAAACCCCTGTTTAACTTGCGAGTGGAATGGCAAGCCTTATTGGAGTGTTGTAAGTCCTTGTGCGAGTTGCCCTCATAAGTATCCCGCTCAGACATATATCTCTACAACTACTACACTAACTAATGGTTCAAAACTTACTTACAACTTTGGAAAGACTACTGGTGATGTGCATGTAACCGAGGAGAAAACTCCTGAGTTCGTTAAAGATCTTCCTTCTGCAGAAGAGTATCAGAAGTCATTGGAACAGTTTATTTTCAATGAAGCGTGGTCAGAACCCAAGTATCTTTGCCCGAAGTGTGGTGAGGGTGGAATGCGTAGAAGAGAAGATATCGTACTTGCTTCTTATCCACCGCAGAGGCTGTATGAATGTGATAAGTGCGGCCATACAGAATATCAGTTTGGTTAAGGAGTAAAAAATATGAAAAAGAAGGCTAGATGCCCTAAATGCGAAGGGTATGGGTTTATTGCTAAATGGAATGGTTGTAGTGCGTGGAGTGAATATTGTTTTGAATGCAATGGCACAGGTGAAGTTGAAGTCCCTTTTACTCGTGGTGATAGAATTCGAAGTATGAGTGACAAAGAGCTTGCAGAATTTATTAGCAGTTTCCCAATTAATACTTTATGTGATATTGTTTGCGATGGCAATTGTAAAGCATTTGCAACACTTGAAAAAGATTCAGATAAAGTTTGTGAAGAGATTGTGCAGAAATGGCTTGCGGAGGAGTGGTATTGATGGATCAGTTTATAGAAGTACATTGCAATGGCGAAAAACGATTTATCAATTTACGTTGGGTCGAAGAAATTCGAGACGATAAAAATTATTGTGTTACAATTTATTTTGCTTTTACAAACCCAAATTGCATTGAGCAAGACTATTTTAAAGTAGACGAAAGCTATGAGGAAATAAAGAGACTAATTTGGAGGTAACAATTAATGAAGATTGGATATATTCAAGAATATGATTTGGAACTTAATCCGCATTTGACTGAAAAATTTAAGTTTCGAGAAGCGTCTTTCACTAGAAGAATTTCAAGTCGAGGCGATAGAGTTTACTCGAAGATGCTGATGTGCCCTGTTGACTATGAAGAGATTGTGGATAATGCTAATATAATGAAAAATAACAGTCGGATTGTTTTGGTCAGAGAACCATTTCTTCTTGATGACGAGCTACGAGAAAAGGTTGTGCGCTGGGTCGAGTGGGCAAATCAGGCAAAACCTAGTGAGTATGATCCATTTGCGAAGGAGGATTGATAATGGCTGAATACATAATGACTATTGCAGTTACGGAGAGAGAAAGGACATGAACGAATGAAGCTAATTGATGCAGATATGTGGATGACTTTGGGTGACAATCTACCTTACAAAGCTAGTGTAAAGCGTGTACTAATACAGGCTCCAGAAGCGGTAGTGCGTTGCAAAAACTGTGCACTTTGGAGAGGGTCAGATAATTATATGATTACTGAAGACGGAACTAAAGTACAACTTGGAAAATGTGCACCCATGCGTTTTACTGTTAATGAAAATGATTTTTGTAGTTGCGGGGAACGAAAGGGTGATACCTAATGGAATATACGAAAGAGACAATAAATGAATTAGCGAATAAGATTGCTATGGCAATAGCAATTAACAATGCAACGTTTAATAACGAGATTAAAAAGATTTTTATTAATTGTAAAGCTCTTGCAATGTTGCGGAATGATTTCTATGACTATTACTATTGCCTCCATAGGGAAGGCGATGATACACTATTTGGTTATCCTGCGCAAGTATATTATGATAATAAAGATGAACCAGAATTTTATCTTGGGATTTAATAAAAGTGAGGGCATTTTATGAATATGGAACTTGGTATAGGAATTGCCTTTGGGCTTTACTTTGCTGCACTAGTATATATGACTTGGATTGGATGGAAGAAATAAATATATAAAATAGTGTTGACAATACGAAATTATAGTGCTACAATGAGCTAGAATTAAAAAGTAAGGAGTTGTAACACTATGAAAATAAAAAGATATTTAGTTTTGTATAAAGATAAAGGAAAGCACAAATGGGTTGAATCAGATAGCCTAGAAATACTACAAAGCATTTTTAGTAAATGCAGTTGGATTAAAGAATACAAAATTATTGACACATCAAATTTTAAGGAGGTAATTAATGAACGATGGAGCTAAGTAATTATAATGAAATAGACAAGAGGTCATATGAAAAAGGATATAGTGATGGGCAACAGGATGCGGCGTATCAGATCATTAATGCGATTAGATATGCAAGTTTTAATATTTCTGAGTCATTAGAATATCTAGAGACAGAAGAGTATGCGGCACTGTTGGAGGAAACACTTAATTCTTTTGCTGAAAAGTTTAATGTTGAAGATGATGGGGTGTTTTAAATATGATTTATTTAGACAATGCTTCTACAACCTCAATTTGTGACGCTGCAAAGAAAGTTATCCTAGACAATATGGATGAGTTTTATAATCCAAACAGTTCTTATGAGGCGGCTCGTAAAGTTAAGGTTAAGGTTGAAGAAGCACGTGAAAAGATTGCCGAGTTGATTGGAGCTGAACCAGAGGAGATTTACTTCACATCAGGTGGTTCTGAAGCAAATTCGTGGGTAACGTGTAATGGGTTTACGCTTGTTTCTAGTATTGAACATGCCTCTGTTAAACCAGACTATAGATTTGATGTGGATTCAAATGGTTTGGTGGATTGTGAGAACTTTAAATCAAGAATTTATGAATTGCTAAATAATGATTTTTGCATACATCCAAGTATTGTCTCATGTATGTTAGTCAACAATGAGATTGGAGTTATTGAACCAATTCAAGAGATGGTGAAGATTACACATGAGAATGATATGTTTTTCCATGTAGATGCAGTTCAGGCATTGCCTCACATGAAGATTGACGTAAAAGAGCTTGGAGTAGATATGTTGTCAGGTTCTAGCCATAAATTTGGTGGAGTCAAGGGATGTGGTTTCCTTTATGTTAAAAAGGGTATTGTAATTCATCCATTGATTAATGGCGGTTCTCAGGAAAGAGGAATTAGGGGTGGCACAACTAATGTTCTTGGTATCCTTGCTATGGCTGCTGCACTAGAAGATACGATAAATCAAATGGATGAAAATAATGCAAAAATTGCATATTTATCTGATAAATTGAAGGACAATATGCTGAACATAAAAGGTGTCACCCTAAATGGTTCAACTGATAAAAATGCACATTTAGATAGCATTTTGAACTTCAGAATTGAAGGTGTGCGTGGTGCTGATGTTGTAGCTATGGCAGATGAGTTCGGAATTGCTATTAGTGCAGGTTCAGCATGCCATGAAGGAGATGCACGGCCTAGTCATGTGCTAAAGGCGATTGGGCTAACTGATGAGGAAGCTCTAAGTAGTATTCGTATATCAATTGGAAGAAATAATACTGAGGCAGAGATTAACTATATATGTGAAATACTTCCGAAGATTATTGAAAGATTGAGATTGTTTAATTAACAATACAAAATTATAGAAAGGATTTAAAAAATGAGTGAACATTGTGGTTATGTTGTAAAGGTGGAAAAGCTTCGTCCCCATACTAATGCGGATAAACTCCAGATTGCAACATTTTTTGGTAATGATACTTGTGTAAGTCTTGATACTGAGCTTAATGAGATTGGTATTTATTTTCCTTCAGATCTTCAGCTTAGTGAAGAGTTTTGCGTAGAGAATCATCTGTGTAGAAAGAAGCCTGATGGCACACCTGATACTGGATATCTAGAACCTGATAAGCGCAATATTAAGGCGATTAAGCTTCGTGGCGAGAAGTCAGATGGCATTTTTATGCCACTTAGTTGTCTTGTCTATACTGGTGTAAATCTTAGTGATATCAATGTTGGTGATACTATTACTGTAGTTAATGGACATGAGATTTGTAAAAAGTATATCCCTCGTGGCCGCAATAGAAATAATTCTGCAAAGGGCAAGGGCAATAAGACTCGCAAGAAGCATGCACCTGTGGCCCCGCTCTTTACTGAGCATGCTGATACTGAGCAGCTTGCATATAACCTTGGTGCATTTAAGCCTGGTGATGAAATTGAGATCACTCTAAAGATGCATGGCACCTCGCAGAGAACCGCTTATGTGCCTGTTCTAAAGGGTTATAAGCGCACCATTTGGGATAAGATTTTTAAGCGTGAAGGTACGCCTATCTATGATTGGGATTATGTGTCTGGCACTCGTAGAACTGTTCTAGATGATTGGGATGGCGGTTTCTATGGCAGCAATGCGTTCCGTAAGCAGCATCATGATAAGTTTGTTGGTAAGCTGCGCAAGGGCGAGGAAATTTACTATGAGGTAGTTGGTTTTACTGATAATGGCACTTCAATTATGGGCAAGGGGAACAATAAGAAGCTTGGTAAGGATTTTGTGAAGCAGTATGGTGAAGAGACTGTGTTTAGCTATGGTTGTTCTCCTGATGGCCTTGGTGAACCCGTTGAGTATTGGGATGAAGCAAAAACTCAACCCGCTTTTTGTCCCATAGTTCCCCAGTCTGACCTTTATGTGTATCGTATGACTATGACTAATGAAGATGGCGATGTTGTGGAGTATACCCCTGATTTCATGCGTTATCGCTGTGAACAGATGGGAGTAAAGTGCGTCCCGATGCTGTGGAGAGGTTTTATCCCCGCTGATGAAAGTCTTGAAGAGGGTTATGATTGTTATGGTGAGTATGGCACTTGGAGAGTTTGTCGTGAAGGGACTCCTGGTGAATGGATTAAAAATATTGCAGAGCAATATTATGATGGCCCCGATCCCATTGGCAAGACCCATGTGCGTGAGGGTGTAGTGGTTCGTGTTATTAATCGTCCTAAGTTCTGTGCTTATAAACATAAGAATTACAGTTTTAAGATGCTCGAAGGTCTGATTAAGGAAACTGCTGAAGCTCCAGACATGGAAGAAGTAGAGGATGAAATTAATAACGAGGAGGATACTTAATATGAACAAACAAGTAGCAGGTGGTTGCTTAGCAGCGATTTTAATTGCAATATGTTATCCAATTATCATATTTGGATGTGGTTGGCTTGGTGGCTGGATTTTAAAAATAACTGTTGGAGGAGCAGTAGTAAATGGACTGAACATTTTGTTTGAAACTACTAGATTTGCGCCAGACATAATTCCTGTTGTGTGCGGTACATTAGCGGTTATTGGAAGCTTTTTTAAGACGACTGTAAGTAAAGAGTGAGAATAAAATGAACTATCATTCAGATAATTGGATAATGGATAGGGTTCGGGAGCACTATAATGAAGCTCTCGAATTCTTTCCAGAGGATAGAATTGTTGGAATCTTCTATCAAGGTAGTGGCAATTATGGACTTGATTACGAAGAGTCAGATGTTGATACTAAACTTATTGTAACGCCGACATTTAAGGATATTGCAATGAACAAAAATCCCGTTAGTACAACTTATATTCGAACCAATGACGAGCATACAGACTGGAAGGACATTAGGCTCTATATCCAGACGTTCAGAAAGCAGAATTTGAATTTTCTAGAAATCCTTTTCACTCCTTATAAAATTCTCAATCCTATGTATGAGAAGCAATGGAATAGACTTATTGCAGCAAGAGAAGATATTGCACATTATTCTCCTGTTCAAACCATTAAGTCTATGAGAGGAATTGCCAAAGAAAAGTATTTTGCAATGGAACATCATTATCCTTCTCGCATGGAATGGATTAATAAGTTTGGATATGATCCGAAACAACTACATCATCTACTGCGAGTAGAGGAATATATTGCAAGATATATCAACCATGTACCATATGAAAGATGTTTGATTTCTAGAAGTCCAGAATATTTAGTAGAAGTTAAGAAAGGCTTATATAATCTAGAAGAAGCACGAGCACAGGCTAATGACGCTATCGAACATATTGATTTACTATGTGATGACTTCTTAAAAAACGAATACACGGTTGATACAAAAATTGATGAACTTTTAAATGACGTACAGTATGAAATTATGAAAATTGCAATTAAGAAAGAGATCGGTAATTAAAATGACTATTGAAGAACTTGATATACAAATTGCAGAATTACAACATCAACGCCGTGAATTAGAAAAAGAAGAGCGTGAAGCATTTCTGAAATCTGCACAAGATAATGTAGGAAGATGTTTCACAATCAATGAAACTACTTATGTAAAAGTAATTGATGTACCTCAAGTTAAGCAGACTATGACTAGTACTGAGTTTAATCGCTATCAATACCCAGCAATATATATTACAACGGAAGAAGTTCCATTTGAAATAGATACTTTGTTCTCTGGCGTTTGGGGTGAAGGTTATGTTCATCCTACAACTCGTTTTCAAGAAATAACACAAGAAGAATTTAACACTAGATTTGATGAAGCAATCAAAGAGTTTAGTAATAGAATTAAAGGAGCAAAGAATGACTAATTTTTTTATGATGATTGGGCTGGTTGGTAGTGGAAAAAGTGAATATGCCAAGAAGCTTGCCGCGGAGAACAACGCCGAGATTTTCTCAAGTGACACACTTAGAGAAGAAATGTTTGGAGACGTGAATCATCAAGCAGACAATGATATTCTTTTCAAGGAGTTACACAAGCGCATTAGGGAATGCCTTGTTTCTGGAAAGAGTGCCATTTATGATGCTACCAACATCAACTATAAGCGCCGTATGGAGTTTCTTAAGTCTCTCAATAAAATCCCTTGTGAGAAAATCGCAGTCCTCATGGCAACACCTTATGAGGTATGCCTTGAGCGCAACGCACAGCGTGAGCGTAAAGTTCCTGAGTATGTGATTAAGCGTATGTATATGAGTTTTAATGTGCCTTTTTGGTACGAAGGTTGGGATGATATTGATGTTGTCTATTCTGAAGATGCGAGGAACTACAAAGGTTGGGATAGAGATTGGGTTGAATCAGTGAAAGATTTTAACCAAGACAATTCTCATCATGCCTTATCTCTTGGAGACCATTGTTGGAAGGCGGTAAAATATATTGATAGCAACACACCATCTTTCCATTCAACGTCTACTGAACTTAGACATGCAGCAATGCTACATGACGAGGGGAAAGTCTTTACGAAAAGCTTTTATGATGCAAAGGGGAATCCTTCAGAAGAAGCTCATTATTACTCTCATGAGTGTTGTGGGGCATACAATAGCTTATTCTACGAAATGCCTTGCGAACATCTTTATGTTGCACAGCTTATCCAGTGGCACATGCGACCTTACCTCGCATGGGAGCAATCTGACAAAGCTATGCAGAAAGATAGGAAGCTTCTTGGTGAAAACTTATTTAACGACATTTGCCTATTGCATGCTTCCGACGTAGCGGCGCATTGACAAAATATCAAATAACCTCTTGACAATACAAAATTATTGATATATAATGTCCACATAGAAAGGAGAGTGAATACTTGTGGATGTACAATCTTTAAAAGAATATATATTAGACAATGACAAATTGCCAGAGATTCTTCAGGAGATTGGATGCCACAGTATTCATAATCATGGTGGGTATATTACATGCGGAAACAAAACTGGAGATAATAAATCAGCAATTGTTATATATATAAATGAAAATTTAACTGTTGTAAATTACACTCGTTCAATGACGAATAATAAAAGAACAACAGACATATTTGATTTGATTTGTTATAACGAAGATTGCTCTTTTCCTGAAGCTCTTAAGTTTTGTTGTAATTTATTTGGGTTAGATTATTATCAAGAGCCCGAAGATATACCAGAGTCTCTTCAAATTCTTAAAATGCTACAACAAATGGCAACAGAAGAAGGGGCGAATGACGATGCCCCGTTGAAGCCTATTAGCGAGAAGATACTAAGTTATTATCTCCCTTATGGCAACAAACTATGGGAAGATGATGGGATAAGTTTAAGTACTCAAAGACTGTTTGAGGTAGCATTTGATCCAATGACAAATTCTATTGTTATCCCAATTAGAGATGAGCAAGGATCTTTAGTGGGTATAAAAGCAAGAAGAATGGAATATGACCCAGATAGTGGGTTATCTAAATATTACTTTTTAGAGCCTTGTTCCAAGAGCAGAGTTTTGTACGGTCTATTTCAAAATATTAAACTAATTCAACTTACTGGAGTAGTATGGGTTGGAGAAAGTGAAAAATTTGTACAACAGTTATATGACATGGGATACTATGGTGTAAGCACTGGTGGGACAAAGATTTCAAAAGCTCAAGTTGAAATGCTAACAAGATTAAATGCCAAGATTATTTTTTGTTATGATGAAGATGTTGATGAAGAACAACTAAAGGGCATTTCAGATATGTTCCTAGAGGGGATTCCAGTATATGCGATTATTGATAAAGAGCATATTCTTGAAAACAAAGAATCTCCTAGCGACAATCCTAAAAAATTTCAATATTTAATTAAGAATAATATATATAATTTGCGTGAGGACAATGACGAATAAACAGAGAAAATTTTTTAAACATGCTAAAGCCGCTTCTGAGATGAGCAGCTTTCCAAAAGTGCATATTGGCGCAATTGTAACTTGCGGCAGTAAAGTCGTAGGTGTAGGGTTTAATAGCCGTAAAAGTTCACCAATTCAGAAAAAATATAATAAATATAGAGATTTTGATGGTGCTGATACAAACACAGAGCCGCTTCATTTGACTCATGCAGAGGTCGCTGCTCTTGGACAGTTGAAATATTTAGATATTGATATTGGCAAGTGTGAAGTGTGGACTTATCGAGAAACAGCGAATCATGATCTTGCCATTTCACGTCCATGTGCAGCATGTATGAAATATATTAATGATCTTGGTATTAAAAAAATACATTATACAACTAACGGCGGATATGCCGATGAAGAAATTTTTATTAAGGGGAATTAAAGTGAGCAACAATATGTTTGAAACTAGCGAAGATCTATGCAGGAAGTGTTTTATTAAGCTTATGAGACCAAGCAAGAAAGAGATCAAACACATCATATTGACCGACTACAATGCTACTTGTGAACATTGTGGACGCAAAGGGCCAATTGTAGATTATGTTGGTGATGAAGATTATTAAAATGGAGGAAATGAAACAATGACAAATGAGCAGAAAGAATTGGTTCAGCCGATTCTAAACACGATTATAAACGAAGACATTAAAGAATTTGCGATAGTCTTGCTTGAAGATATGCCTGATTACATATGGCACGTTGGTGCTTCAAGTACTGGGAAGTATCATCCATCGTATTCTCTTGGTGAAGGTGGGCTTATGCGTCATCAAATGGCAGTTGTAAGATTCTTAAATTTCTTTTTTGAACTTGAGCAATACAATAGTAAGCTCACTACTAGACAGATGGATTTGATGCGTGTAGCAGGGCTATTACATGATGGACGTAAGAGTGGTTCTCAGAAAGATTATGAAGCTTCTAAGTATACAAGATTTAATCATCCACTACTAATGGCCGATGAAATTAGAAAATATGATGGCAAATATCTAAATCATGATGAAATTGAATTCGTTGCTGAGGCGATATCAAAACACATGGGACAGTGGTCAGAGGATAGAAAAAGTAACGTTATTCTTCCAAAGCCTGATGATAGGTTCTCTAGAATGCTACATGTCGCTGATTATCTTGCGAGTCGTAAATGTCTAACAATGGATTTTGAGGGATATACTGAACCGAAGAGTACAGTAACTAATCCAGAAGAATATATATTGCCGTTTGGTAAATATAGTGGACAGAAGCTTATAGATATCTATAAAGCGCACCCTGACTATTGTGATTGGCTAGAAAAGAATATTAGTAAGCGTGATGTTCTAACTATGCTAAAGATGATAAAGGAGAAATGTAAAAATGAAGATTGAGATTCTAGCAGGAGATTCTATTGAGAAGGCTTTTAAGGAACTTAATATTCCCATGACTGTTACATATAGTGGTGAACAGTATAAAGTATGTGAAATTGAAAAGTCTGATTTTAAAACCATTGCAGACATGCCCGAAGATGAATGGAAGTCTAATTGGGGCTGGTGGAGATCTGCCAAGGGTTCAAATATGGGAACTCCTTATGAGATTTTTATAGTTAATGGGCAGATGCTTATAGGTTGGTCTGACTATCGTAGAGAAGACCTTCGAGACGAATGGGAAAATGAAGACGACAATGAGAAAGCAGCATACCATTATTCTTTTAAAGAATATGAAGATGACATGATGCCACGCGAATATAGAAATTTAAGTGAATATCTTTGCGAAGAGATAGGGGCATCATCGCCTAAAAATGTGTGTGCTCTAGCAGTTGATTTAGCGAAAGCTAATGGTATGACTATGGCGAAACTTTTTAAAGTTTTTGAAGGAGAAATATAACTCCTATTAGATAAAAAATAAAAAAAGAGGAATATGTATGAGTAAAATTAAAGAACAGGTTATAGCAATAGTAATAATTCTTTCTGTAATAGGAACATCAGTTTATACACACATTAATCTAAACCGTAAAGTTCCTATTGAAGAGATAGCCTGTATTGGAAAAATTACTCCTCCAGAAGTAAATACTGAAGGTTTGATTACAGTTGAAATGGTAGATACTACAGTAGAGCAGCAAGAAGACCAAAAAGAAGAAGTTGCTCCAGTTCAAAATGTAGTAGTAGAAGAAACTTCAACGGACACGAATTATACAGAAGACGATTTGTACTGGCTCTCTAAGGCTATTGCACAGGAACTTGGTTCATATTGGGTTCCTGATTGGGCACAGCAATGGGTTGCATCTGTTGTTTTGAACAGAGTTAATCATCCATCATTCCCTGATACTATTTATGGTGTCCTACATCAGCCAGGACAGTATTGTGGTTTTTATGCTACGCCTACTGAACAGAATGTTGCAAATGCTAAGTATGTGCTTGAAAATGGATCAGTGCTTCCTGAAAATGTAGTGTTTCAGTCTTTAAACACTCAGGGCAGTGGTGTGCACGGTAGTTATTATGATCCTCATATGGGAAATACAACTTATTTTTGTTATCAGTAATAACAATACAAAATTATAATTAACAAACTATACAAAAGTCGAGGTCTTTTACCCCGACTTTTTGTACTGTTTGACATATTGACAATACGAAATTATTGTGATACTATGTCAATGAAAATGAAAGGAGTTACAAATGACAATATATAATTTTTATCTTGAGGAATTGAATAAATCTGAACTATTACTTGCTGATTGCACAGAGCGAGAGGCAATGGCAGAAATGGGAAAGATTTTAGAAAATAGCCACAATGAAGGCTTTACTTTGAAAAATGTTGAGAATACAGATGATTTGCTAATGTATGAAATTGTAGGAAGCGGAAAGCATTTCGTCCTTGAGAAAGTGGGAGATATGAATTGCAATATAAACTAATTAAAGGCAGCAAAAATGATACAAATGATGTTATAGGAACTGTGCTTAGTAACAGAGGAATTGATAATCCAATTGAATATCTCAATTTAACCGAAGACTGTGTGTGTAATTGGGAAGACTTAGATAATATTGATGAAGCAGTTAAAGAATTTGATTATCATTTTTGTAATCGTCACGAGATGGCAATTTTGGTTGACAGTGATCCTGATGGCTACTCTAGCGCTTCAATGATGTATAGCTATATTAAACTCATGGATGAAGCTTATCCTGTACACTATATGCTTCATCAGAAGAATAAGGCCCATGGCTTAAATGACAAAGATTTTGAGTTGCCAGAGAACACAAAACTACTTATCATTCCCGATGCTGGTACAAATGATTGTGAGGCATGCAACGATCTTATTGCTCATGGAATTGCAGTAATTATTCTAGACCACCATGAACAAAACAAATCAGACATAAAGAACAATGCGATTATAGTGAACAATCAGATAAGTAATAATTACAGCAATAAAGACTTCTGTGGAGCAGGAGTTACATATGAGTTTTTATGTGCGCTAGACGAATATTACTGGAATGAATATGCAGCAGAGTTTGTAGACCTTGTAAGCTTTGGTAATATCAGTGATGTTATGGATTTAAGAAGCATGCCAACTCGTTATTATGTGGAAGAAGGATTTAAGAATCTTAAAAATCCAGCGCTTTTAGCTATGATTAAAGCACAAGAGTTCAGTATGCATGGTGAAGTTAATATTCACAATGTCTCATGGTACATAACTCCTATTTTTAATGCAATGATTAGAATTGGAACTTTTGAGGAACGAGAGCTTCTATTCAGAGCATTTATAGGAGACTATGAAGAGTTTGATTATAAAAAGCGCGGTGGAGACATTGTCGCTGAAAATATCTATGACAGAGCTGCAAGACTATGCAAGAATGCGAAAAGCCGTCAGGATAAAATGAGGGACAAACTTTTTACAGCACTTCTTAAAGAAGCAGATGTCAGCAATAAAGTTGTTATGGTACAAACCGAAGAAGGCGATAGTGGTATCATTGGTTTGAGTGCAATGCGACTTGCAGATACTCTTAATAGACCTGTAATTGTAGTTAAACCCATTGAAAAAGATGGTAGAACAATACTAAGTGGTAGTTGTAGAAACTTTAATAATTCTCCTGTAGAAGACCTTAAGTCAGCAATTGACGAGACTGGGCTGTTTGAGCTAGCCGCAGGGCATGCAAACGCCGCAGGTGTACAAATAGTACCTGAGAATTTTGAAGCTGCTCAGACCGCGCTTAATGAAGAATTAAAGGATGTTGTCTATGACCCAAGCTATCAGTGCGATTTTATACTTGATATAGATGAGTTTGGCATATCACTGATTCAAATTATTGATTCTGCTAGATGGATTTGGTGCACAGGAATCGCTGAACCAAAACTTGCTATTGAAAATATTTGTGTAACACGAAAAGATATAACTGTACAGGGGAAAGATTCCAATAGCATATTCTTTATGATTGATAATATAAAATTTGTGCAGTTTAAAATGGTAGAGGGCGATCCATTATATGATTTTGTTAATAGTTGGACTGTAGAAGATGATGACGAGATTGAATTTAATGCAGTTGGCACGTGTAGTATAAATAATTACGGGAGCGCTCTTACTCCACAATTTGTTATAAGTGACGTACAAACAATACAAAATCAAATTAGTCAAGAATATTGTGATATTATTAAGGATAGGCCTGACAATACAAAATTAATGGAGGACGACAATGCAGATTAATCGTGTATGGGCTATGCCGAATAGCAAAACATTTCAGATTAAACCTATTAGAGAATTGATTGATAAGTATGCGCATGGAGTGATAGTAGACCCATTTGCAAACAGCAATAAGATTGGAACAATTACAAATGATCTTGACGAACAGTATGATACAGATTATCATATGGATGCTTTGGATTTTCTCAAAATGCTTGATAATAATTCTGTCGATACTGTTTTATATGATCCTCCATACTCTCCTCGTCAGGTCTCCGAATGTTATACAAAACTTGACATGACTGTGAATATGCAAACTACACAGGCATCTTATTGGAGCAAACAAAAAGAACAGATTAGTAGAATTGTTAAAAAAGACGGAATTGTTATTACTTGCTGTTGGAATAGTGGGGGTATTGGCAAAAAGTATGGATTTGAAATATTAGAAATACTACTTGTGCCGCATGGCGGATGGCATAATGACACTATTGTAACCGTTGAGAGAAAAATACAATAACAATACAAAATTATAGTATGGAGGAATAAACAATGATTTGGAAAGATCCTGTAGCAGATCCGCCTGAAGAAAATACTGATGTGCTAGTTTATACCGATGAGGATAATATGAAAGTAGCACGACTATGCAAGGGCAAATGGAATACTTACCAGCAAATCATTGGGTGGTATCCCTTGCCCAAGGATAAACCTACAAAAGTTAAAAAGGGAAAAGGGAAAAAGAATGAGTAAGATTTTTTATATTTCAGATTTACATCTAATGCATCAAAACGTTATTAGGTTTGATAATCGTCCATTTAAAACAGTTGAAGAGATGGACAAAGCACTAATTGACAACTGGAATTCCGTTGTAAGCAACGCAGACCATGTGTATCATCTTGGAGATTTTTGCTGGGGCAAGAAGGATGATTGGATTAAGTATCTAAAGCTGCTAAATGGTAATATTCATATCATAAAGGGCAACCACGATTTAAAAGAGTTTAGTCCAGATGTTAGAAAGTACATTATAGAAGCTGTGGACTACAAAGAAATCACAGACAACGGACGACACGTAATTCTATGTCATTATCCTATTATGTGCTATAAAGCATCTTATAATCCAAATTGCTACATGCTTCATGGACATACTCACATAACAAGAGAGCAAGCTTTCGTTGAGAAGTGGACTAAGGAGCTAAGAGATAGTAAAAGCTCTAATAGCGATAGTTGTGGCAATATTTTTAATGTTGGATGCATGATGCCGCACATGGAATATAGACCCAAAACACTTGATGAAATTCTTAAAAGGAGCTAATTATGGACAAAACTACACTTGGTGACAGAATGAAAAACAATTATGAAAATATCAGCAGATATTATCTAACTCGTAGAGCACCTGTAATTATACGCATTGACGGCAAGGCATTTCACACTTTTACAAGAGGTCTTAAGAAACCTTTTGATGATATTCTTGTAAAGACTATGCAGGAGACTATGGAGTATCTTTGTGAGAATATTCAGGGCTGTGTTCTTGGTTATACACAGAGTGACGAGATTTCTCTTGTATTAGTAGATTATGCAGAGCTTACCACAGATGCTTGGTTTGGGAACAATCTACAGAAAATGTGTAGTGTATCTGCAAGTATGGCTACTCTTGCGTTTAATAAAGCTTTTACTCGTAATATTTCAAAACAATCTAAACGACTTTATACAGAATACCTTGAGGAAAAAGATGCTTCTTATATTGAAACTCTTGAAATTGCAATGAATAAAGGTGCAATGTTTGATTCTCGTGTCTTCACAATTCCAAAAGAAGAGGTTTGCAATTATATGCTATGGCGGCAACAGGACGCTACTCGCAACTCTATCCAGTCTGTAGGTCAAGCCAACTTCAGTCAGAAGGAACTTCACGGTAAATCTTGCAACAACATTCAGGATATGCTTATGACCCAGAAGGGCATTAATTGGAACGATTATGCTACAACTTTAAAGCGTGGTAGCTGCTGCATTAAGGTCGATGATGGTCTTACCAAGTATGACGAGGCAGGAAATATTTGTGGTTATACCCAGAGAAGCAAATGGGTTATTGATAATGAAATTCCTATCTTCTCACAGGACAGAAATTATATTGAAAGACTTATTAATGTAGGAGGCTAAAAAAATGATTAGTGAACTTATCTCTAGGCTACAAAAATGCCCTGAATATTCTTGCTCTAGGTGTTCTTATTATGGAACTCCTGCTTGTGCAATCAAGGAAGCAATTGTTGAACTAAAGCGTTACGATCAGATATTTGAGCTGATTAAAGAAAAGATTAAAGAGGAGTAATTATGACTACTATTTATAAGTGTGATCGCTGTGGTGCAGAATACAAAAGCCCTAAAGAGTGCAGAATATGCGAAGCATCTCATATGATACCAGTAGATAGAATTAAATATATGATTATGCTTAACTTGGGAAATGTTTGCGATTATTGTGACCATTCATATTACGTATACGGTTGCGAACAGGACTGTGACCATAAAGATTGTGGATACAAGAATAATTACAAAGACTTTGTTCCAACAGAGCCTCTTCACGACAAGAGTATAAGTGGGGTGTAATAATGGGATATTGGGATTATGAAGAACCTATGTGGGAACCATCTGAAGCTGATGAGCTTTTTGATGAAATAAAATCAAAACTTGTTGATGCAGCTAAAGACTCTTTGAAGAGTGACATGGAACATCTTAAAAGTCGCAATGAATATCTTGAAAAGCGCAATAAAGAGCTTGAGGACAAAGCACGAGAAGTATCAAGCAAAGAAAGTGATTTGGAATATAAATCACGAAATCTTCGCAGAGAAGTAGAGAGAGAATTCTATAAGACTGCTATTGACGATATCTTTAAGGACGCACTTGAAAAATCTCAGCTCTGGTTTGCAGATAATAAACCACATGAAAAGCCTAAGTGCGACAAATGTGATGAAAATAGAAACTGGGTTTTGACTTGGCCTGATGGGACAACCACAAGTAAGAGGTGCACATGTTCACAGCCAGAATATTGGTACGAGCCGCAAGAAACATGGATTGATACGTTGAGATATAGAGTCAAGGATGATAATTATCCATCTCAAAGATATTATCGTCTCGATAAAAGTTATCAACACACTGGCGACAGCAGATGGAACGATTATTCATATGAAGACTTTGGAATCCAGTTTGTATATGATAAGTTCTGTGATGATGTTATTGAGAAGAAAGAGCAACTCAATTATGGTAAATATATTGGATTTAAATCAAAAGAAGAATGTCAAAAGTATTGTGATTGGTTGAATAAAAGGAGAACAAACAATGAATAATAATGTAATTATTGATAGCAACATTACCCCAACCGACGTAAAGATTTATGTTGAAAATGGCACTCCTTATCTTGATTATACAGGTGTATGCTATGCGAGAAACGGGGACAAAATTAAAGTTCATTTGCCCAAAGTTGGTCTTACACTTACTAATATAACACAAGAAAAAGAATATGAAGAGTGGAAGTATCAATGGGGCTCCAGAGAAATACTTACAAGATTTAATGTTTACGCGTCAAATGATAAATGGGCTACATTTGAAGTGATTGAACGAGAAGTATCAAAGGAACAACTTGAGAAGGAGCTTGGTTATAAGTTGAATATTAAGGAGGAAAAATAATGATTACCAAGGAAACTTTTGTAAAGACTATGAACCGCCTTGAAAGACTTAATGAAAAGATGAATGCTGTGGATAGTGCAATGAAAGATTTAGATCCTGATTTTTGTAGTTTTTATATCTTAGATATTTTCAACATTACACTAGATGTATTACAGGAAGCTATGCACGATGAAGAAGACTGGATTAGTTATTTTGCATTTGAATATGATTGGCTCCAGAATTTTTCAGTTGGTGATGTTACTGTTGATGATAAAGATATCGAAATTGATGATTGGGCAGATGTGTATGATTTTCTAATTGCAAATATGGAGGAGGATTAATATGGCAAAAATTTCGAAAAAAGTTATTGATAATTTAAGAGAGTTTATGGACAGAGATTGTGAGTATGCAGGAACTCAGGATGTTGTTAATGACATAACTACAGAAATATTATCTGACTTAGGAAGTAGATATCCTTATAGTGATGAAATTGGTCTTATAGATGCTGATGGAGAGTTCAATACGATTGATAACTTTGCAAATATGTTTTGGGATAGAGCAGTTATTGCATTCTTAAATGTACTTGCCACAGAGGATGTAGATCTTTCTACTTGAGACAAAGTTTATGATTTTATAAGAATTTGCGAAGTATGGAGAGAAATGAATGAAAATTCTAGTAGATGAGATGCCTCAAGACATAGAAGATTGCCCTTATTCAACTTATGAGCCTGCGACTTGGGCATATTCTGGTTTTTATTTATGTTCATATCCAGGATTAACTGGGAAATGTGATGGAACAGACAAGTGTCCATTCTTTATGAGCTTTGAAGATTATAAAAATCGGACATATGAACGTACTCGTTTTACACCAATTATGGATTAGAGGAAACAAATGAATAAAATTTATGTAGGCCGTTATACAGACATGCGGAATAGAAATTATAAACCACTTGAAGGAGAAATTATATATTGTACTGACGACAATAGTTGCTATGTATATATGGATTCTCATTTTGAAAAATTCAATACAGCAGATAACACAATAAAGAAGAATTATAGCAATAAAGTATATTCGTGTCCTTGTTGTGGTGCTCCACATAAGCCCACTGAAGCACGATGTGAATATTGTGGAAGCTATTTTATAGAAGAAGATGAATAAACAATCAGGAGGAACAAATTAAATGTGTCTTGATAAAATTATTAAAACTAAACAAGAACTAGAAAATATGGGTTATTGCATTGAGAATAACATAATTGAGTTCATTAACATAAATACAATTGCTCATTTCGGAAATTGTACTTGTCTTGAAATTGCATGCTCGAATGTGTGGCCGATGAGTGGTTATAACAACACAAGAAGCCTTGGTTATCTAATTAAGGCGTTTATTGAGCTGTTTGATATTTCAAATGAAGATGGATTGAGACTAACTGATATTAAAAACATTCCTTGCCGCCTTGTCTTTAATGGTAAAAATAGTTGGGGCTCTAAATGTATTGGATTCGGGCATTTTATGAAAGATAAATTCGTGTTGACTGAAGAATTTGTGAAGGTGAATGAATGAAAAGATTATGGTATAGTTGGCAATTAAAACTTAAGCATTTGCTTATTTCTATTAAAGAATGTAATAAGCGTCATCTCATGGATGATGTATGGTATCAAGGTGAACGTTATTTCATTAATCAAGGAAATCTGTATGACAAACATAACAACCATTACTGGACAATACTTAAGAAAGAGTGGAGTCCAGATGGTACTAGAGAAAAGCATTATGTACAAGATCATGAAATAAAAAGAATGTTCACTTGGTGGAATATTAGAAATGCATTGTTCTCGCACTATAGATGGTGGAAGTACTATTGGTATTGGATTGATTTGAGAGAGATGATGGATGCACAAATAAAGGAGTAATTTATGATTTGGCAATACGAAAAATTTAAGGGCGATGGTGCTGTTTATGCCTTTTGCCCTAAATGTAATTTTTGTCATGTTCCAAGTAGAAGAGATTTAGAAATTTTTGAACTTAGTATTTCATATCAATATAATTATTGTCCTATTTGTGGTGAGTATTTATATGATGCCGACGCTGAAGAAAATGGGTTCGAAGTTACTTGGAATGAACGAGATATTACGGAGTTGTACAACGAGAGAGGATAAAATATAAAGAATAAAAAATTTATATATGAATATTGGAGTAAAACAGAGCTTGGTTGTGTTCTCTTAGAGCCATATATGGAATTGAAACCGTGTAAGAAGTGTAGACATTTTTGCGGCAGTAATGTTTGGCTACTGCCATAAAAATAAAGATTTGAGGTGCGCATATGGGAAAGTTAGCAAAAGAATTTGCAGATATTATTAATGAACAAGATTTTTGTTTTGAACCTTATGAAATGAAAATTGTTAAGTTGGGTATTAGGGCAATTAATGAATGGGAAGAGCAGAATAAAGGATGCTCTGGATATCTTCACTATGAAGAAACATTGATTTTCCCTCATACTATAGGCGATATTACATATTACAATAAAGAAGAATTGATTAAATGGGTTGAAGATCAACAGAAATTTAATAAAGACCCCAATTATGGAATAGGAAATTGGTGCTAAGTAACAAATAAAAATGAAGTTTTAAGAGGTAGCAATATGCGAGGTAAGTTTATAGGCAAATCTTCTATGGGATTTGTTACTGGTGATACATATAATATTAAAACTCAAATACAAAAAATTCGTAAAGGTGTTTATCCTTTTTGTGAAGATATAATGTGTATTTGTATTTATGATATTAATAGTAAAGCATGGTGCCCATATCGAAGTTTGGAAGCAGTTATGAAAAATTGGATATTTTAACTATTTAAAATATACTCTTAAGAGGTGAATAATATGAATCAGTTAAGACAGTGGCTAATAGATTTATTCTATGAATACAATGTCAGATGCGATGAAAAAATCGAAGAACTTGTAGACGATGTAGAAAGCATTATTAAAGATGCTGGATATATAAAGAAATAAAAATTATATTTTAAATGGAGTAAAGTTACATGAATAAAAGTGCATGGTGGGCATGGGCTATTAAAAATAGTATATGTACAATTTGTTGGGTTGTTTTGGCTATTGTTTTTAATAAATGGTGGATAGCTCTTTTCTCCTTACTCTTTCTTAGTTCTCTCCAGAGTTCTCCCCAGACAAAGAAATATTATAGATTCTGTGATAAATGCGGTAAGCATAGTGAATATGCAGATAGCTATAACGAAGCATTAGACAAGGCGAAGAAAGCAGGATGGATTCATTATGTAGAGGGCAATAAAGATTATTGCCCTGAATGCAAGAATAAATTGGCAAAGATAAGTTACATAAGTAAGGAGAAATAATGGTGATGAAGATGACTAAGAAGAAGTTTAATAGATATGCCTTTATATATTCTCGAATACGTGCCAAACATCCGAATTGGAGCCATGGACAGATTAAATATTGTACTATATATGCTTGGAGGAGGACACGATATGACAAGAAGTGAATATGATCAGCTTTATAGACTGTTGAATAAATTACAGACAGAAGCGCCTTGTCATAATAGAGCTTGTGTCGGGCATATGAATTGTGAATATGGTGTGAATGGCTGCTATGGTGAAGAGTGTGCCATTGAAGTTGTGCAGGAAGTGGCAAGCATGATGGAGTGGCAAGAGCAAGAAGAAGGTTATACCTCGTTAATGACGCATTAAAGGCTAAGATTAATATAGGAGTATCAAATATGAAATCAGTATGTGCAAATTGTGATTTAGGCTTAAAGCGTTCAGAATGTACTGATAAAGAATATACTGAATGTGAATGCCGTAGATGGATAATTGAAGAAATTAATCAAACTACTTTGCTAGGTTTTATGCATTTTCTAGATGAAGTTCTTGAAACAGTTTATGAGAATAAAAATGATTTACGAAATAATAAAGCTAGAATGATTGAATTTTTGAGTAGGGGGATGATTGAGTGAATAAAATTGAAACTATTAAAAATTTAACAGCCGAACTTTTGCAGTATTGCCATGAATATTATAATTTAGACCGTCCGACTATCTCTGACACAGAATATGATAAGAAGTTTGACGAACTTAAATCACTTGAGGATGAAACAGGATTTTGGCTTGCAAATTCTCCTACTCGTAAGGTGCAAGGGCAAGTGCTTGATTGTTTTACGAAAGTTAAGCATAGTAAACCAATGCTTTCTGCGGCAAAGACTAAAGATGTTAATGAAATTAAAAGATTTATTGGTAATCAGCCATTTTATTGTAGCTACAAGCTAGATGGGCTTACACTTGTGGTTCGCTACGAAAATGGGGAATTTGTTCAGGCTGTGACTCGTGGCAATGGTGAAATTGGTGAAGATGTAACCGCTCAGGCAAGGATGATTACCAATCTTCCAATGCATATTGATTACAAGGACAAACTTGAACTTCGCGGGGAATGTGTGATTTCTTGGAAGAATTTTCACAAGATTAATGAGTCTCTTGATGAGCCTTATAGTCATCCTCGCAACCTAGCAGCGGGGAGTCTCCGTCAGCTTGATACAAATATTACAAAGCAACGTAATCTTTCTTATGTGGTTTTTGAGTGTGTATCAGATCTATATGATAAAGATGCACTATTTGATTCTAAATGGGACGAACTCGGATATCTAGATTATCTTGGATTTGAAACGGTTGGGCGCTGTACTGGCAATATTGATGATTGTACCGAAGGTATGCAACCAGAGTGGTACCAATATCCTTGTGATGGATTAATCTTTGAAATGTGTATGAAGTCATATTCCAAGACACTACCAGTTACCGCTCATCATGAGAGCTGTCGCATGGCACTTAAGTGGGCAGATGAAATGTACGAGACAACACTTCGAGATATAGAGTGGAATACAACAAGAACTGGAATCATTGCTCCTGTAGCAATTTTTGATGAAATTGATTTAGATGGAGCGCTAACAACAAGAGCTACGCTTCATAATCTTTCTATTATTGAACAGCTTGAGCTTGGAATTGGCGATACTATTACAGTTTATAGATCAAATATGGTAATTCCAAAAATTGATGACAATTTGACTCGTAGTAATATACTAAAGATTCCCACTACTTGCCCTTGTTGTGGTCAGCCTACTGAAATTAAATATACTGACAATAGTAAGGTACTCATGTGTACAAATCCAGATTGTGCAGCAAAGAAGTTGGCACAGTTTACGCATTTTGTAAGTCGTAAATGTATGAATATTGATGGGCTGTCAGAAAAGACGCTTGAGCTGCTAATTTCACATGGATTTTTGCATAATTACAAGGACATTTATCACCTGAAAGACCATAGAGATAAACTTATACTCATAGATGGTCTAGGTGAAAAATCTGTAGATAAATTGCTAGATTCTATTGAAAAATCAAGGGTAATAACACTTGATAGATTTATCACTGCGCTTGGCATTCCTAACATTGGCTCTTCTGCAGCTAAAGCTATCAGTAAACAATTTAATGGAAACCATTATAATTTTGTGCAAGCATTATCTAATGGATATGATTTTTCGCAGATTGATGATTTCGGAGAGATTACAAACAAGTCGCTTCATAACTGGTGGGATAGCAAAGATCCAATGATTGAATTGCTTCCTGTTGAGATGAACTTTATCGTTGAGAATGATGTAAGTTCTGGTTCCAATCTTGATAGTAAAAGTTTTTGCATTACAGGAAGTTTAACTCATTACCCCAATAGAGATGCACTTGTTAAAGCTATTGAAGACAATGGCGGCAAATATGTATCTGGAGTGAGCAAGAAGACTGACTATCTTATTAATAATGATACCACAAGCACCAGCGGCAAAAATAAGAAGGCTATGGACTTAGGAATACCGATTATTAGCGAGGAAGACTTCTTAAAAATGATTGGTGAGTAGCTTGATAAACATACATCTTAGATATATAATATAATTAGAATTATGTAAATATTTAAAGGATGTGAGATACAAATGAATAAAGATATCATATTTCTTGGAATGGACATTTGTAAAGAAATGGACGAAATCACAAGCAAGCTACTATGCAAGAAGGAATGCGACGGGATGAATGAAGGTCAACTTGCTGCTTACAAAATGGGTATTAAGAACACTTTAAGCTTACTGCGTTCAACAGTAAAAGCAGACGATAATCATCCAGTTGTTAATATCATTGGTCTAAATGATGTTGAAGAGTTTGATTTAAACGAATTGATGAAAAAGTTATCAGAATAAAATTTAGGGGAGAACTTATCTCCCCATTTTTTATGCATCTAACTACTTGACAAATCAAAATTTTGTGATATTATATGTATAGTTGAACAATACAAAATTATAGTTAAGGAGTTGATGCATGATATGATTGAATATAATAATTGTTGTGTCGCATGTGGTGAAATCATTCCTGAAGGAAGACAGGTTTGCCCACAATGTGAGAAGGGATTTTATGTATTACACATAGAGTATCCACCCAAGAAGAAAGGGCTAATATATTGGCTCAAGCAGTATTTTACTAAAAGAAAGGATTAATATTTATGGAAGAGAATAAACAGAATGTCGCACTAATGACCACCTCGGTTGATGACAATGGAGAAATTAATCTAACGTATATTCCTCTGCATGTTGATATGGAGGCATTGGAGTATATTCTTCGTCATTGTCGAGCCGATGATAACAATAAAGCAATTAATTTTATACTTGACTGTGACTCAGAAGAGGAATTTTGGAAGGGTATGTGGGAGTCACTGGAGGATGAGATTAATAATGTATAAACTTTACTTTTATAATAGTTTCAGAGAAGCACGAGAAATTGCAACATTTGAAGATGAAATGACAGACAAAGAAGTTCGTAAAGCTGTGTTTGATGAAATTACAAAATTCTGTAATGATCGTAATTTCACAATCTATTATACACGAATGTGGAATGTCCCAGAGGGTGATACTATTATTGACGTGGGTAGTCATACAGAATTCTTTCATGTTTCTCCGCAAATTAATATACTTGAATAATATGCAATACAAAATTATAGGAAGGAGGGTATGTTTGAGTGGAACTTACAAAAGGACAGGCGAATGGATTAATAGTAGCTTGCAATCGGTATAAAGAACATAAACGTTATACTTGTATTGCAGGCTACGCTTAGGCTGGTACTGGCAAGACAACTCTAGTTCATTTTATCATTAAAGAATTAGGGCTAAATGAAAATCAAGTTGTTTTTGTGGCATACACGGGCAAAGCTGCTCTTGTTCTTAAACAAAAAGGCAATAAAAATGCAATGACTGCGCATAAGCTACTTTATCATTCTGAAGAGTTACCTGATGGGACATATCGACATACACCTAGAGAAAAGTTAGAGAAGAAGTATAGCCTTATTGTTGTTGATGAAGCAAGTATGCTACCACAAGAAATGATAAATTTACTGTTATCTCATCATGTACACACTATATTTTTGGGAGATCCTGCACAGCTACCACCTATTGATGGAGAACAAACTATATTAGATACTCCACATGTTTTTCTAGACGAAATTGTGCGACAAGCTCTTGACAATCCCATTATTAAACTGTCTATGAAAATTAGAAATGGTGACAGATTAAGATATAGCTTAGAAGACAAGAGATGCAGAATAATGTCAAGAGATAAAGTGTCAGACAAATTGTTACTTGGTGCAAATCAGATTCTGTGTGGGAAGAATAAAACTCGTCACGAATTAAATAATTATATGCGTAGATTAATTCTTGGAGATAGTTATAGTGATGAACCAGTCAATAGTGATAAGGTTATTTGTCTCAAGAATCATTGGAATACTGTAAATAGCGCTGGTAATGAGCTTGTTAATGGAACAATTGGAGAGCTACATAATATCTCTATAACAGAGGTTCCTCCTTATGGCAAAATCATTTATGCTGATTTTATTTCAGATGATGGTGGAATATATAGAAATTTAATGATTGATTATAATTTAATAGTCAATGGGAAACCAACGATTAATTCAGAGAATTGGCAGAAGTTTGCAGGGTATTCTAAGCCATTTGAATTTGCTTTTGGATACGTGTGCACTGTACACAAATTTCAAGGCTCGGAGGCTGAAAGAGTCGTAGTTTTTGAAGAATGGCTTGGAGATTACGAGTCTCATAAAAGATGGTTATATACCGCTGCTACGAGAGCCAGTGAGCAGCTAGTGGTTGTAAGGTGAATAATATAAAATTATAGAAAGGAGTGGGGGTAAATGAGTTTCGTTAATTTACATGTACATAGTGCCCAAGGTTCACTTCTCGATTCTATTCTTACAGTTAAACAAATTGCACAATATGCTAAAGAGAATGAGCAACCTGCTATTGCTCTGAGTGACCATGGCTATATGTATGGTTCATTAAATCATGTGATTGAATGCCAAAAACTAGGAATTAAACCTATCACAGCATGTGAAATTTATGAATGTGATGACCACCTTCTTAAAAATGATACTAAAGATAACGTACAACCAAGATATCATTTGCTTTTGATCGTAAAAAACCAAATTGGAAAAGATAATTTGTTTAAAATTGTATCAGAAGCATGTACTACTGGTATGTATAAAAAACCGAGAGTGTCAGTTAAATGGATTAAAGAAAACAATCTTGGAGAAGGTATAATTTGCTTAACTGCTTGTCAGGCAGGTAGAGTTAGTCGATATCTTGAAGAAGAACGATATCAGGAAGCAGAAGATTTCGTGAATCTTTTGAAAGACACGTTTGATTATGTAGCTCTTGAAATTCAATCACATCCGACTGCTGACCAGCTTAGGTGTAATACATCTATATTTAATTTCGCACAATATATGAAAATGCCATATGTAATTACAACGGATGCTCATATGTTGAGTGCAGACCAGCTTGACACACACTCTATCTTTGTAGAAATTGGAGAGGGTAGAGAAGCAGGAGAGACATATCTTGGATGCCATTTACAAAATGAAAAAGATATTTTTAATTATCTTGGAGATTGGAACTTCGACAGAATTATCCAACAGGGTATTGATGAATCTGTAAAGATTGCAAATATGGTTGATGACAATATTGACTATGAGCTCAACAAAGGTACAATTATGCCAAAAGCTCACATCCCAGATGGATATGACACAGAGTCCTATTTTAGATATCTGGTATATTCTACATTTGATGAAAAATTCGGACACATGTCAAAAGAAGAGCAAGATATACGAAGAAGCCGAATTGAATCAGAAATTCCTATATTGAAAGAGCTTGACTTTCTAAACTATCTTTTAATTCAGTATGAATTTTGTAATGAATGTGATAGACGTGGTATTCCTAGAGGGTACAGTCGTGGTTCAGCCGCTAATTGTTTGTGCGTATTTATGCTTAACATCACTCAAGTAGATAGCGTAAAATTTGGACTTGACTTTGCACGATTCGCAAACCTTGGTAGAAAAGGCTCTGCTGCAGATATTGACCTCGACTTATCTAAAGCAAGAAGACAAGAGGCGGTTCAAGCTTTGTGCGATATATTTGGGGAAGACCATGTTGCACCAATGGCTACATTTAATACACTATCCACTAAAGTTGCAGTTCGTGATATTGGCAAGGTATTGAATGAAAAACAGGATAGCCCATACTTTGGACAAATCCCATATTCTCTTAGAGATGAAGTAACTAAGATGGTGCCCACTGTAAAAACATTAAGTGATCTTGGTGAAGAAGTTGAAAAAGAAGTGCATCTAAAAGAGCTTGTTGGTAAAAACGAAAAACTAGACAAAGTTTATAAACAATTTCCATTGTGGTTTAAATATGTTATGGAGTTGGAAGGATTACCAAAATCAAGAGGAAGACACGCCTCTGGAACACTATTAACTCCAAAACCAATTCTACATTATGCACCATTGTGTTTGGATAATGAAAAAAATGTAATGGCTCAATTTGAGATGCATATATGTCAGGACACAGATGGCGGTATGGGACTGGTTAAGGAAGATTTACTTGGACTTGAAAATCTTGATATTATTGATGATACACTTAAACTTGCTGGGTTAACATGGAAAGATGTAGATATCAACCATCTAAATCTAGATGATAAAAGAGTTTTTGATGAAGTTTATAATTCAGGAAATACAGTAGGCATTTTTCAGTTCGAATCACAAGAAGCAAGAACAATGAGTATCGCTGCACATGCAGACAACATTGAAGACGTAATTGCTGTAAATGCAAGTAATAGACCTGGTACAAAAGATAGCTTCCCAGAATATTGCAAGAATAAATTGTATCCTGAAAGTATTAAAAGCATTCATCCTGACTTGAATGAGTTGTTCAAAACGACACACTCAATTCTATTGTATCAGGAAGACGCTTTGCATTTATTCGCTTATGCAGGGTTTCCTGAAGATAAGCAGGATGTCGCTAGAAGAGCTATCGGTAAAAAGAAAAAAGATGTTATGGCTTCTCTTTATGAAGAGTTTGCAGAAGGATTAAAAAAGAAAAGCTGGACGAAACAACAGATTGAGGATGTATGGGCTTTGCTTGCAAAACAAGCAGAGTATTCATTTAACCGTGGGCATGCTGTTGCGTACAGTCTATTGTCTTATCTTACAGCATGGCTTAAAGTATACTACCCAGTACAATTCATGACCGCACTTTTAACTGCAAAGTCAGACAACACTTCAAAGCTTAGCATTATTATTACAGATTGCAATAGAATGGGAATTAAAGTTTTGCCGCCCAAGATTAACGAATCTACACTTTCATTTAAAGCTAAGCCAGAGTCACAAGAAATACTTTTTGGATTTGGCGCAGTAAAAGGAATTGGTGAGTCAGTAATTACTAAAATTATTGAGAATCAGCCATATAACAGCTTTAATGATTATATCTCCAAAATCCCAGACAAAGCAGCCACAATCGCTTTAATCAAAGCAGGGGCTTTTCCGACTTCTAATAAAATGAAGTTAATGAAAAAGTATGCAGCGTTATCATATGAGAAGAAAGAATATAAACCAGTTCAAACATATGGAACTAAAGCAAAATTGCTACTTGAATGGGACATTAATGTAGATGACTACAAGATTGGCAAAAAAGTAGATAAAGAAACTGTATTGCAATTGTATAATGAGAAGCGCAAAGAAAAGTTCGACAAGGAGCAGGAAGAAAAATACAAAGCATATATGATAGAGTTTCAACAAAAATATGCTCAAGATCAATTCTTATGGGAGTATGAAAGCCTATCAATGTTCTTGACTGATAATCCATTACAAGAAGGTGTAGACCTGATTAGCACTAATTGGGATGATGTTCCAAGTGGAGAAAAAGCAGTTGTGTTGTGCGTTATATCAGACATTAAGCGTAAAAAAGATAGAAACAACAATCCATTTGCATATTTAGATTTAATTACTTCTGACAGGATTATTGAAGCAACTATTTGGAGCAGACAATTAAAAGAATATTTTGACCTTATTTCAAAGGGCAAATGCCTTGCGATTCTTGGAAGAAAAGAAGATGATCATTTATTTGTTGAAAAAGTAAAACCATATACTGTCTGGTTAGAAAAAATTAAACGAACCCGCTCTAAAACATATTGACAACACAAAATTATTGTGATATAATGACCCCACAATCAAAGAAAGGAAGCGATTCATATGGATGAAAATAATAATTATGAACAGACTGAAAACATGGAGGAACAGAATCCTCCTATATCTGAAATGACCGACGAGGCTCTTAAAGAAGCAATTTCCACTCAGATGAAGAGAGTACAGATGGCGTCTTTGCTCAATGGCTCGAAAGCAATATGTGGCGTTGTACTTCAGTACATCACAGAGTTTCAAAAGCAATCGGGCAAGAAATCAGCAAATGACTACAAGAGACTAATTAAGAAGATTAGTAACTTCTGCTCAGTTAGCCTTGGCAAAACTGTCAACGAAAATGGTGATATCGTTGATATAAAAAATGACGAAGAGTAAACAGTACAAAATTATAGGAGGAAACTATGCATAAGTTTACTGTGGCTCTAGATTGTGATGAGGTATTAAACAACCTCATCGAGAAAACACTTGAGCTTTATAATGCGCGACATAGCACTAAATTAACATTAGATTCTTTTACGGATTATGATTTCTATAAATGCCTCTCGTTTGAAGAGGCAGAAGATTTGACTGCTATGTTTTTAGAGAAAGAGCTGTGGGACTCTCTATCTCCAGCTCCACATTCACAATGGGGAGTCAAAACGCTTATTGATAAGGGGTATGATGTATATGTGGCAACAGCCACACATCATACAAACTTCCCTTGGAAAGTTGATTGGATTATTAAGAATTTCCCTCTTATTGATGAAAAACATATCATTTGCATTCATAACAAATCTTTACTTCGTGCTGATGTGCTTGTAGATGATTGTGCAGAGAATTTAACTTCTACAAGTCCTCTAGTTGATAGGGTATGTTTTGATAAACCATGGAATAAGAATGTCTATGATGATGCTTATCACATTTATAGAGCTCACAATTGGGAAGAAATTGTAGAGCAAATTGATGCATGTTATCAAGATAGTATATAAATAATTTTTATATTTTGAAAGGAGTGATATCTTTATGGTGATACTTTACTCAACTAATTGCCCGAGATGTCGTATTATTGAGAAAAAGCTTCAGGATAAAGGCATTAAGTTTGAACTATTTAATGATGTTGATGCAATGATAGCGAAAGGTTTTAAAGAAGCACCTAAGCTTGAAGTTGATGGTACAATAATGGATTTTAAAAAAGCAAATGAATGGATAAAGGGGCAGTGATAGGATGGATATAACGCTTAAATTAACTAAAGACTTTGAACGTTGTCTTGAAGACCTAAAGAAAAAGTATGGCGAAGAATTTGAATATATTAATGGTATTCATCCCAGTCAGCTTGATTTTAGTGAATTTCTTGATAAGTTTGTAGACAATGATACTATGGCTGATGCGACCATAGATCCTAACGCTAATGCAAGACATAAAGACATACGTTCTTTTATGACTGAAAAGGGTAAGAGCGAGGATAAGCTTTTTGCTCTAAATAAGATATTCCTCGAAATTAAAAAGAAGTGGGGACTAAGAACAGCCAAACAGTGGCTTGAGCAGGAATTCAGCAAGGGCTTTTATCTAAATGATTCTGCAACTGCAAGTTATTTCCCTTATTGTTGGGCAAATGATTTTACAAGACTTGCTACTGAAGGTCTATTCTTTATTGAAGGCTATAATAATCAGCCGCCCAAACATCTAACTACATATTTTGACGATGTTATTGAGTTTGTTTCATTTCTCTCTAACCGTCAATCGGGAGCTGTAGGAATGCCTAATGTAATTATTTGGGCGTATTATTTCTGGAAGAACGATGTAGCCAATGGATATTATCTAAAAGACCCAGACACTTATCTTCGTCAGAACTTCCAAAAGCTTATATATAGGCTCAATCAACCATTCCTACGTATAGACCAATGTGCCTTTACAAATGTTAGTATTTTTGACAGACCTTATCTTGAATCATTATTTGGCGGAGTCGAATTCCCTGATGGTTCATTTGCGATTGATGAAATAGAAGAACTGATTAAATGCCAACAGACCTTTATGGAAGTTGTTAGTGAGATTAGAGACGAGCAGATGTTTACATTCCCTGTTTTAACTTATTCTCTTCTTTATCAAAATAATCATTTCGTTGATGAGCCATTTGCTCGTTGGTGTTCTGCGCATAATATGAAATGGTCTGACAGTAACTTCTTTGTAAGCGATAATGTTGGTGTGCTTAGTAATTGTTGCAGACTTCTAAGTGATACGAAGAAGCTTGATGCATTTATTAATAGTATTGGCGGTACAGCTCTTTCAGTTGGCTCATGTCGTGTGAGTACAATTAATCTTGTTCGTATAGCATATGAGAGTGAATTTAACAAGAAGAAGTATCTAAAAGTACTTAAAGATAGAGTCCTACTTAATTGTAAAGCATTGTACTCAATGAGATATATTCTTCAACGCAACATAGAGAAGGGTCTGCTGCCTAACTATCAAGATGGAGCAGTTGAGCTTGATAAACAATTCTGTACAATTGGCGGCATTGGTATGTATGAAGTTATGGACTTGTTTGGATTTATTGACACAGATGAATTTGGCAACAAATCATATTCAGACGAAGCAGTTGAATTTGCAACTCAAATTCTTGATACAATGAATGAAGTTAAAGATAACTTTGATTGCGACTTTACATTTAATATTGAAATGATTCCAGCAGAAAATTGCGCAGGAGTTATTTGCACTGCTGACAATCTATTGTTTGAACAGGACAAATATTTTATTTATAGTAATCAATGGATTCCTCTTACTGAACAATGCACTATTCAGGAAAAATGTCGTCTTGGTAAACTCTTTGATGCAAAATGTGGCGGTGGCTGTATAGCACATATTGATATAGAGAATCGTTTCCCTAATGAAGAAACTGCATGGGATATGCTTAATTATGTAGCATCTCAGGGAGTAATTTATTTTGCATTTACTACCAAGATAAATGTCTGTGAAGACAAACATGCTTTTATTGGCTCTAACAATTGCCCTCAATGTGGGAAACCCACAGCAGATCAATATGCAAGAGTTGTTGGCTTTTATACTCCTGTAAGCGGATACCAAAAAATAAGAAAGAAAGAGTTTAATAAGCGTCGTTGGTATGATGTACTTAATAAGGATGGCATCATGTCATGACAGATAATATTAAACTTAAAGGTGTGGTCATGGAGGACTTTGTTAATTACAAAGTTCCTTCCATGTTCCTCATTACATCAAAATGCGACTGGAAATGTTGTAGAGAATTAGGAATAGATATTTCAATATGCCAAAATGAACCTATGGCACAACAAATAACAAAAGATATTAGTAAAGAGTCGATATATAAAGCATACATTAATAATGACATTACTAAAGCTATTGTGTTTGGTGGACTTGAACCAATGCTTCAATTCAATGAAATATTTAATGTTATTCAATATTTTAGAGAGCAAGGATGTAATGACACTTTTGTTATCTATACAGGTTATTATCCACAAGAGATTGTAACAGAGCTAAATCATTTAAGACACTTTGACAATATAATTGTAAAATTTGGTAGGTACATACCTAATCGTCCAAGTAGATATGATGATGTACTTGGTATTACATTGGTAAGTGATAACCAATATGCAGAGAGGATATCTTGATGAAGATTATACTTAATCCAGACAAAGAGATAGTAGCAATAGCTCGTCAGCAACTCAAAGAAACTGGGGGCTACTGCCCTTGCATTCTAGAGCCATTTAGAGACGAGAATACAAGGTGTCAATGTGCTTCATTTAGACAGCAAATAGAACAAGAAATTGAAGGCGAATGCTATTGTGGTCTCTTTGTCGCAGTAAAAGATTAATAGTACAAAATTATAGTTGTAAAAGGAGAAATAAACATGAATAAGAAGAATTGTAATGTAGGTTGCCCTGATTGTGAAGAAGTATGTAAGACCAAAGTCAAAACCAAGAAGTCTAATACAGAGACGGAGACTCCCATATATCAGTGTGCTATTTGTGGCAAGAACCATAACACAATAGAAGAGCGCATCAAATGTGAGTTAACATGTCTAGCAGAGTACAAGGCAGCAGAAGAGAAGAAACAGAGAGAGATACTTGAGACAGAAAAGCAGACACGATACGACCATATTAAGAGTCTTCTGAGCGAAGCAAATGAAGAAGTAAAAGCGTACCTTGGTGATTATGAATCTATTTCTATTGACTTTAATTATTATTATCTAAATTACATGTTTAATCACAGAACTTTTTGGCTTTAATTTGGAGGTGCTACTATGAATATTAAATTTGCCAAGACGCGGCCTGATGCCAAGATCCCTAGTAAGAGACAGGGAGACGGATGTTATGATATATATGTTTGCTTTGACGAGGAGTTCGTTGCAATTCCTCCTCATACAGTCAAACTAATTCCAACTGGAATATGTAGCACTTTTGATAGCAATTATCGTATTGGTTTTAGAGAGAGAGGTAGCAATACGAAGTCTGCACTATTTGTTATGGCTGGACAGATTGATTCTAATTTTACTGGGGAATGGTTTGTTGCTCTTTACAATGGCAATGACATTCCTATTGAAATCACTAAGAATGTTTCAGAAGTTATAAAGGAAGAAGATTTCATTCGTGTTCCATATAGTAAGGCTGTTGCACAGTTTGCTGTAGAAGAAGTGCCGCAGGTTGAGATTGAAGAAGTAGATGTGGATTATATCACTAATCTTAAAACTGAACGTGGAGCGGGTATGCTTGGGAGTAGCAACAAGTGAATATTGGACAAATAATGACTGAAAAAATAAGGAGGAGCAATATGGATAAGAAACCCCTAGGTTACTTAGGTGGCGATATAATGAGCTTCGGTTCAAATCTCGCTCGACAATATGAATATGATAAGTTTATTGAAATGGGACTCCCTGTTGAGGTTTATTCTCCAGTTCAAAATAAATCTATTAATGACAAATCTAATATGACCGAAGAAGAAAACAATCATCTAGCTGAGAAAATTACAGCAGCAGATATTGAAAGACTTTGGAATAGTGATTTTGTTGTTATGAGTCCTGAACAGAGTGCCATAGGAAGTATGTGTGAGACGGGCTGCTTGTTTGGGTGGAAGTATATGACCGATATGCTGCTTGAAATGATTAAAAAAAGTGAAGCTGAAGGAAAAAGTGTCATTAGTATATATGATGATCTCGTTAATGAAATTAAACGTATTAACGAGAAGCAGAACTTCTTTCATTACTTTGACATTCGCACAAATCACCTTAATGAAAAAGATTGGCGAAGAAGCTTCAGTATAAATCAATTGCTATATGGAATGATACTCTATACCGCCAAGAATGGTGATTTTGAAACCTTTGACGAAATATTAAAACATTTGGAGGAGCTATATGGGAACAAGTAATATGATTTATGGCATTAATAACAGACCACCATTTGGGAAAATGATACTCTTTGGAATACAAATGGTGTTATCTGTATTCGTAGCTACAGTCCTAATTGCAAACATTTGTGGAGTTGCCACATCTGGTGCTCTTATAGGTGCAGCACTTTCGACTCTTAGTTATATTCTCATAACTAAAGGTCAGTCTCCTATGTTCCTAAGTAACAGCGGAGCCTTCGTCGCACCAGTGTTATTCGCACTTGGGGCAGGAGGTTATACAGGAATAGCAATTGGAGGACTTACTGCTTGCATTATTTATTGTATTTTTGGATTAATTTTTACAAAGATTCCTTATCAGTCAATCTACAAAGTGTTCCCTGCATCTTTGATTGGTGCAGTGACGTGTGTAATAGGTATCAATTTGATGAGTTTTATCCCTGGTTATATAGGTGAAACTGGTCAGTGGGGCGTTGTTATAGCACTAATTACAACATTGTCTATCGCACTTATTTCACATTATGCTAAAGGCATTGCTCGTATCCTACCATTTCTACTTGGTATATTGGTAGGCTATATAATAGCAACAATCCTTACTCTTACTAGAGTATGTAGTCTTATAGACTTTTCGGTATTCAATAATCTTAAGTTTATACAAATGCCAGACTTCGCTTTTACTCATTGGGGAGCAATTGAATGGAGCACTATCGTTCCTATTATTATTATATTTGTGGCATATACCATATCTGCCCTCATGGAAGCCCTCAGTGACCATGCAGCATTAAGTGGAATTATAGGAGTAGACCTTTATGCAAAGCCAGGACTTGGTAAAATATTCTTTGGTGAAGGATTTGGCAACTTGATTAGCGCATGCTTTGGTGGTCTTGGCTCGTGTAGTTATGGTGAGTCAGTGGCGACGATAGGTTTTAGTCGTGTAGCTTCAGTATGGGTAACTGCAACAGCGGCAATTATGCTTGGACTACTTGGTTTTATTGCTCCAGTTCAAGCATTTATAGCTTCAATTCCAAGCTGTGTGTTTGCAGGAGCAGCTATAATCCTCTATGGTTTTATCGCATGTTCTGGTGTTAAAATGCTACAGAAAGTAGACCTCAATATACAGAAGAATTTAATCATAGTTTCTGCGGTTTTATCTCTTGGTATTAGTGGTTTAGCAATTGGCGGTACTACAGTATCATTTTCAACAACTGCTCTCGCCCTTATTGGTGGCGTAATACTCAATCTAATTCTTCGTAACAAGGAGTGATAATAATATGCATACGATATTTCTTGTAGTCGGCAAGAGTGCTTCGGGCAAAGACAGTTTTGTTTCCAAGTTTTGTGATGAATATGGCTATAAGCAGCTTAAATCATACGCTACTCGCCCTCGTAGAGAGGGTGAGGGCGACACACATACATTTATTACCCCAGAGGAAGTAGAACAGTATAAAGACCAAATGGTTGCCTATACTCGCATATCTAACTATGAATATTTTTCAACTAAACAGCAATTATTAGATTCAGACTTTTATGTGATTGACTATCGAGGCATAGAATACATGCATAGTCTTTCACTTGATTTTTCTGATGTTCGCTTTGTAACTATCTATATTCACGTACCAGATGAAATTCGTGAAGAACGAGCTATTAATGGACGCAAAGACGACACACTAACATTTTACAAACGCTGTTTCAATGAAAATGAACAATTTACAGAAATGATAATGCGAGACGATTTTGATTATGCAATTTCAAATATAGATTTTAATAAAGCATATAAAATTTTTAAAACAATTATAGAGGAGGAACTAAATAATGATTAAGCGTGATATTACAGAAACAGTTTATGAGTATGACAAGGACGGTAAGCTTGTGAGAAAGACGGTAACGACAACACATGAGACAGATGATGAAACTAGATATCCTTCTTTTACTACAAGTGCTAACAGTTGTTGCTGTAGTAGCAGTGGAGTTATGTCATACTAATTTAACGTCAAAAACACAAATAAATGTGCAAAAATTGAATAGCAATATGTCGGTAGTGTAATTTCACATTACCGACAATTTATTTATCAAAAATGCATTTATACACTATAAAATATAGCAGGAGAGTGGTAATATGAATTATATAACAGTAAAACAATTATATGAAAAATTAAATGCGCAACATCCAGGATTAATTGGCATTAATTCTGTATATGATATAGTAAAGCGTAAAGACTTCCCTTCAGTAAGAATCGGCAACAAATTTCTTATCATTGAAGATAAAGTTGATGCATGGTTCGAAAAGAAAACTTTAGCTTACAAAAAATAATATTGCAATGCATTGCAAGTTGTGGTACAATAAAATTGTGGTAAATGATGTGGTCAAATACAAAATTGCAATGGAGGAAAAGCTGATGATTACTAGGAAAGAGCTTCTTGATAATATAATAACTTACGACATAATAATCCCTTTTTAAGCTTTTTTATGAAAACCCCCTAAATCATTGGTATAAGCCGTTTCACAGCATTTTTCTCTTCATGAATAATCACTTATTTTTATGCGTTTTCACTACTAATTATGGCATAATTGTGGTATTTTTGTGGTACGAATTTTATAGTTGACCATATCATTAACCAACGATTATAATATAAATACAAAATAATTTTGTATTGTTGGAGGGATGTTTATGGCAAAGAAAAGAATGAATGGGGAAGGTTCTTGGACACAACGTGATAATGGGACTTGGAAATTATCTGTGTCATATAAAGGCATTGGAAGAAAATATTTTTACGGAGATAAACAAACTTGTTTACAAAAAAAATTAGAATTTGAATCATTATTGAGTAAAGGCATAGTAGGAGAAAAAGATATTCTTTTTAAAGACTTCGTAGAATCATGGCTTAAGACTGTAAAAAAGCCAACAGTTAAACAACACACTTATGACAACTTAGAATTTGTAGTAAAACAATATATGATTAAGCCATTAGGAAACTTAGAATTAAAACAAATAGATGGTCATTTAATCCAAACATTTGTTATAAACAAACTTAAAGAAGAGGGATATTCATATCAAACAGTTAAGCATGTTTATGCACAACTTGGCTCTATATTTAAATATGCAATGTTAAGAGGTAAAGTTAATACAAACCCAATTGTAGAAGTTGTATTACCAAAAAAGACTTTATTCAAGAATAAAGAAATAAGATATTTATCAGAGAATGAGCGTAAAGCACTTATAGACACCTGTTATATGAAAAATAAGAACGGTTCATTTTTCTTTAAAAATGGCCCATTCTATGTGTTTATTTTATACACTGGTTGTCGTATTGGAGAAGCTCTTGCACTAAAATGGAGTGATATTGATTTAGAAAACAGGACTGTAACTATTGCCAGAACCATGGTTACAGTAAGAAATACAAGCAAGCATACTAGCACACGTCGTGATCAAAATTCCACAAAGAATGGAATTACTCGTACAGTTTATTTATCCGATATGGCATTACAAGCACTATTAGACATTAAAGCAACACATAAATATGATCCAAATGGATATATACTCCCAGGGACTCATGCAGACAAACCAATAACATATGTGACAGCACATGGGGGATTTAAACGTATTGTTAAACAAGCAGGGATTAAAAATTGTAGTATACATTCTTTAAGACATACATTCGTTAGTTTAATGATAGGGAACAACATACCTCTTCCTATGGTGGCAGATATGGTGGGGCATATAAATACATTAACAACAATAAGAACCTATACACATTTATTAAAAGAAACACAATTGGAAGCAATGAAAGTTATTAAAGATTTAAGATAAGGAGTGGTTTATACCACTCTTTTTATTTTTGCATTGCAAATGACGCGAAGATGAAATAAAATTCTTAAACAATTAAATTAAATACTCCCCTATTCACTAAATGCATTGCAAAACAGTCAAACAATACAAAAATGCATTGCAAAAGTAGTTAAAACATAATATAATTAATTAGAAGGAGAGTGATATTTTTGGAAAATAAAGTTAATTTTACACTTAGAATAAACCCTAATTTACGATTTTCTTTGGATAAAATTGCATTTGAGCAACAGCGTACAGTTACAAATTTAATCAACCATATATTAATACAATATGTTGAAGAATACGAAAGAAATAAAAATGCAAAAAAAAAGGAGTAGAGATAATCTCTACTCCTTATAAAATATCAGCATTTGTGCTGAGATGAAATGTAATTACACCAACCAATCTCAGTTGCTTTCTTTAGCCATCTTGTAACACTAGTGCATGTCGTTGATAGTTGTTCTGCAATGTTGGATGCATTAATACCATTATTGTATAAATCCGATGCTTGTTTAATTAAACTGTTAGTGGCATATGTGTCTGCTGCCGTCCAATCAATATCTTGCTCGTCGAAATTTAATAATATTGGTAATACGGATTCTAATATAGACCGCTTAATCCATTGCATAGAAGATTCCCTACAATCTAAAACAACATAATCTTTTATTCCATTTTCTTTTGCCAATTGATACTTTATTTTGTCATTTTCTAATTCTTTTTCTAATGACCTATGTGTCAACGAGTCTTGTTGCGTGTAGTGTTGCTTGCCGTGATTCTCTATAATAATGTTATAATCAATTAAATAGTCATCATATCTTTTTCTCTTTGCCCATCGAGGACTATATTCTGGCTTAACATTTAAATTTAATTGACACAAAACATTATACACAAATTTGTTAGGATAACTATATCCATCTCCACATATACAACCGATTCCTTGATCTTTTAATTGTTGTATTCTAATTGATTTATATTCACCACAATCTGGACATATTGCATTAACGGTTTTCTTACTATTTGGTGTGTATTGTTTCATTTGCTCTTCTGTTAAATATTTCGAGAAATATTCTTTAAGTTCTGATGCCCAAATACTATTTTCATATTCTGGCGATGGCCCAATAATATTCCCAGAACATACTGGGCAGCCTGACCCGTGCAATATGTTTCTAGGGCTCGTATTCCATTCGTAATTACATATTTTGCATTTGTGCAATATTTGTGTGTTTGCACCAGCATAAGCACCAAGAACTTCAATATTTTTGTTCTTTTCATTCGCCTCTTTAATATATTGCTCATATGTCTTTGAAAACATAGTAGACATTTTTTCTTTTCTACATTGACCACAACCACAGCTTTTTAGCGCTTGTGCTGGAGCTGCACTATATATCATATTATGTATTTTACATTTATGTAATATCTTAGCGTGATTATTAATATAATCACCTACGACCTCTAAATTTGGATTTTTTAATTCTAGTTCTTTGATGTATTCCTCTGTTGTTTTTCTTTTACTCATAAATCTTCTGCCTCCCTTATAAGCATAAAAATAAAAGTGGTAAGAAGAATATAAGGGCTTCTTCAACCTAGCGTCCTAGGCTGTCCCACTTTTATAGCTATTATACCACAATAATTTCGTATTGTCAAGACCTATTTCTTTAACTCATAAATTTATTAAGACTTCAACCAATCCTGATGCTCATAATATTTCACAATTTCATGATAAAATTCAGACCCAGTGGAATTACAATGCAACTGATTGGTGTACTTTGAGTATATTTCATCAATATGTAATTTTTCTTCTGGATATATCTTCATACCACGAGCACATTTAGAAGCATATTCTGACAACTCTGCTTTAATCCTGTCCCTTTCATTTTCTAAAACTCTCGTATCTAACTTATTAAGTCTTGCATCTATTTCTTGCATGTGATTAAGAATTTTTTGATCTGCCACACTACTCTTATTATCTAGACCATCTATTTTTATGTTTTGTTGATCAAGTTTTAATGACAAGTCGTCAAACTTTTTAGTAGTTTCCTTTGACAAGTCATCAAATTTATTAAAAGTCTCTTTTGATAGTTCATCAATCTTTTCAGCAGTATCTTGAGATACAATTTCCTGAATCCACTTTTTTACCTTCTGTCTGGTGGGTTTTAATACTAATCCTAAAAATGCTATAATTACCATGACTCCACTTAAAATGCTTGATATATCTTTAATTACTTCAATCATTGTTTATTTCACTCCAAACAACATAGTATTATTCTCCTTTTAATCTATCAATCTCTCGCTGAAGTTCTTGGCATTTTTTAACCAATAGTGGAATAATCTCATCATAAGACAATGCATAATTTGTTCTTTCCTTGGTTTCATTATCCTCGTCATAATAAACTATTCCCATCTTATCATTCGTCACGCCAGATTCTATTAAGGCATGTTCTACATCTTGTGCAATAAAACCATAATGCGTGACATCCGATTTTTCATTTATTAAATTGTATTGTACTGGGCGTAGCTTATCTATAATATCAATATTAATATCTTTTATATTATGTTTTAAATTCCTGTCAGAGTCAGTAATAGGAGCTGTAGCAAAATGCGCTTCCCAAACACAATCAAATCGTCCCTTATTGTTCTTTGATGTTTGGGCAAAACCTCCAATTGCAACAGAGTTATTATCTTCAGAAATATTTATTGGGATATTCTTTGTACCAACATGGGTATAAACTGTTGCAAATTGCCCGACGCTATCTGAAATTACAATCTTAAAATCATATGTAGTATCGGCTTTAAAGGAACTGTTAGGATAAGTATAAGTGTAACCAACAGTATTACTTGAATCATTTTTTATTATAACGCTATTTGAATACGTAGAATCTGAACTCTTTTTACTCAACGCTTCAATTTTAATATTATTTTTGCCATTTAGTGTATAAAACGAAGAAGTTAATTGATGAGTTACATACTCTCCAGATCCATTAAGACTGCCATTTGCATTACTTCTAAATGAACTTATTGCAGTTATTACAGGAGGATTATAATCTACTATAGTAATTCTTCCAGTTGCACTCGCAGTTCTCCCACGACTATCTGTAACTGTAACTGTATAAGTCTTTTCTCCAGCTATAGTTAACGTAGAACTTGTTGCACTATATGAAGTTGAAGAACTTGTAGAGGTGTAAGACAAATTTTGTCCATTAATTACGCATTTTTGTATAGTGGAGCCATAAGCTCCAGAGGCAGAAACATTCCATCGTACAGTGGAGTGATTTTTGACATACAACCCACAATTAGCAGGTTTAGTACTTGCAATTGAAGATGTAAAGCTGCTAATTGAAGGAGTTATGTTAGAAGGTAATTGAAGTGTAAAATTAATTGATTTTTGCCCAATATTGGTTCCTCCATTATAAGTAGTACACCAAATTGTTCCATACCCAGACGTAGCATTTGGAATTTGTGAAGCCAGAGTTATTGGAGGAGTCCATGTTACACTTGCGCTCGATGTATTTGAAGCAATTGCCCCTGTTTGATTACCAAATTGCCAAGTTAATGTATGAGTAAATGAAGAAGAAGCTTTAGAAATGTTAACAGTTAGAGGAGAGCCCATAGTATTACCACTTACACTAATACTTGACGCTCTTGCGATTGTCGGCAATGCTACAGAATAACCATATGAGGAACTATTTATTACACTACCTGCAATTGCACATTCTGCAGATCCAGTTAATGTTCTTTGACCATTTGCATCATGCGTAAGTGTAAAACTTCCAGAGAAACTAGTCGGAGTGCCACCATAACCATCTGAAGTATATTGTGTTGTACTCCATTGCCCATCTGCACGTCCCCACAAATTTCGTTGACTTGCAATAGTTATCCCACCAAGAACAATAGTTATATTATAAAATTGACACCATCTACGACCAGAACCTCCCATTGGCTTAACGTTCCAAGAAATTGTTGATGTGTTTGATGATGTATTTTGAGTAGAACTCCATTCAATTCGAATCCTATTAGGCCAAGCACCAACGCCTGAATACTCACTTGTTTCAAAAGCACCACTAGATGCCATAATCTCTCACCTCCATATTATTTAATTGATATAATCGACAAGCTACCATTGCTTTCGACTTGTAATTTAAAATTGCCTAAAGAAATAGATGGAACTGTCGATTGTGTACCAACTGTTAAATTACCTTCTATTTCTGCTTGTTTCATGTACGCAGTATCATTTGCAAAATAAGTGATTGGAATACCAAATTTTACTTCTGGGTCTTCTATGTTCTCTCCAATATATCTTGCTTCATATGCTGGGTTATTTGGTTTAGATAAAAATTCTGGATTTTTATAATAATCATAATAAGTGATATCATTTTCAGTATGTACATATAAAATATAATCACAATTGGACATCGCACGAGTTGGCTCAGACGTAACTTCTATGATATTTGCTTTACGGCAAAATTCAATTCTTTGCGCAGACACTCTTGAAAAATAATATCCATCTTTGTTTTCACCTACAATTAAACCATTATCTCCATCAAAACTAAAATATGATAATTTTTCCGCGACGTCTCCCTTATTCATTCTTACAGTTCCGTCAGAATCAACTTCAAAGTTATAAGTTGTATTGCCATTATCATCAATATGCTCTCCAATTTTAATTGTTCCACCCATAATGGTACTACCTTCAATTAAACCTGCACTTACACATCCAGCTAAAATACCCCAATATTCTTTCCCCTCAATAGTATAATTTCCGAATACCGATTTAGTAGTTTCGAAATTGTCATCTGAATATAAAAACTTATTATTAGTAATCCAACCTTCATGTTTATCTAGGACACCATCAATTACTTTACGCAAATGAATTCCATAATTATCCCATGAAACATCTTGCCCTGCGGAATTTGATTTAATAGAAGTAGTAGCATCAATTAAACCACGTCTAATTTTTTCATCTATCGCTGTAGCAACGTCATAACCTTTTTGCCAATAAGAAGACCCACTAGCAACTGCCTTACCAGCACTAACTGCCTGTGCCAATAAATCTGCATGGATATCACCTTGGTCTTTTGCAGATAGTAAATCACCAAATGTACATGAAAAATTGCTCAAATCAGAAAAATTTAATTGTACTTCCAGCAATCTAGCTTTCTTAATAAAATCTGATCTCATTTTAACCTTTACAAATTTTCCAAGATTAAATTGAGATAATATTGGCGCAAATTCTGGCATAGCATAAATATTCTTTAAAGAAGCAGAAAAAGACAATTTTGGCTGAGAAATCTTTTTTAATTCTTTTTGCCCTGCAACCAATAATTCTTTTTGTGTATTAATTTTATCTAAATCTGTATCTATTTCTGAAACACAAAAGCAATCATCAGAGTATTCATCTTCTCTTAAAAATAAAGATAGTCTTTCTAGACTCTCAGACGTAAAATTTTTATCAACTGCGATATCTTCAGCTATTAATTGTATTTTCTCTTGCGCTATTTTTATTTGTTCCGCAATTGCATTTATTGATTTTTCTTGATTTTCTAATGCTGTTTTTACTTGTTGTAATTTTTCGAAATTAGTTTTATAACTTTGATACTCTACACTATCTTCTGGTTTTTGATCCCATTCTGCAGCAATTTGAATATCTTGAATTGCAGAATAAATATCCTTTTTTTCTTCTAAATATTTAATTCCTGTTTCGCCAAAAACGAGATTTCTTTCTACCCAAATATATTTATACTGGTCTGAAGAATATTTCATTTCACAAACATAATATTTGTAAGCAATATCATTATATATTATTGTCCCATCTTCTTTTATAACCTTATCCTGATTGATAATCTTATAAACCTCTCCGAGATGTTCAATATTTGCTTCTGGCAAAGAATTACCAGACTGGTTAACGTTATCTGGATTTAATCTGATTTCTATAACCTCATATTCACTTGGAATGGAGTTCTCTGCATTTAATCTTTGAGATATTAAATCATATAATTGCTTAAGGCTTTCTGTATAACTATTTACCTTTACAACATAATCTCCTGCTTTTGGCTCATAAGACATTAATGTTGGTGTAACATCTTCTTTTAATATTTCTCCATCTCCTGCATCAGAATCAACAACTAATAGAGCATCTGCGGAATCAATTGTTTTAATACTAACTTTATCACCATTTTTTAATGGCACATATATAGTTAATATTTGTGTAGAAGAATCGTATTCATATCCGTCTTTTCCTTCGGGAATTGTCTCAGATTGTACTTCAACAACATGCCTAGATCCAACTTTGTTCAAAACAGTAAAGTGATTATCCACAAGCTCTACAACAACAGAATCCCCTACATGCAGCTCATCCTGAATAATCAAAACATTTGAAGCAAAAGTATAATTCTTTGTAGGAACATTATTGACTATAACATTTGTCAATATTTTTTGAGTATTAGACAAAGAAAAACGATTATAAATAGTTTTAAATAGGACTTTACTGTTTGATAACAAACGTGAATCATTAACGGTTAATATGTTTTGTACTTTATCAAAACTATATTCTGTTGTTTCAATCTCATCAATCCAAACAGAATCAATTGCTCCATAAAAAGGTGTTACACTAAAAGAAGTGTCTATAGACTCAACTACTATGTTGCTCTGGACAGTTAAAGTATCCGCTGTTATAACTAATTTGTTATCTTCATAGCTAAACTCGTCCTTATCAATTTCATATCCATCAACTAAAACAGCAATTATCTTATTTTTAGTTTGATTTAATATAAAATACTTATCAATCAATTCAACTAAAACTTGCTCCCCTGCAAATAATGAATCTAATGCTGCGATAGTTAACACACTTGTATTGGAATTAAATTCATATGGAACTTTATTGGAATCAATTTTAACAGATAAAATCTTATAATCTTGTAAAGATATAATAAAGCTATTAGCAACTAATTTCACAAAAATTGCATCTCCAGAAGAAAGCCCATAGCCTGTTATTGTTAAGACACCAGAATCAACATCAAATTGATATTGGTCTGCTCTAAGCACATTTTCTCCAACACTTACAGACACTATTTGCTTGTCTTTATAATTAAAGATATCAAAATGTGTATCAATTGACTCTACAGTAACAATGCTATTGCCAACAAGCCTATTGTCTGTGATGGTTAAAGTGGTTCCATTTAATATATAATTGCTTGTCTCTTTGTCATTTATTTTAATAGAAATAATTTTATCCTTTAATCCTTGCAGTGAGAATTTATTTGCGACAGATTCTATAATAATTTTACTGCCATAATTTAAATATGAGGTTTCAGTTATAGTTATTGTTTTTCCATCACTACTAATTGTATAGCCAACTGGGATGTTATCAACTTTAACAGACAATATTTTATTCTCTGGCTTAGATAATGTGAAGCTTGTAATAATATCCCCTGTCGGCGTACAAATTTTAATTATATCTTGTGAAGTAACTTGCTCATTAATAATTAATTCATTAGTTTCTTCATTGTAATTAAAAGTTATTTCTTTACTATTAATATAAACAACGCTACTATCCGTTAATGGATAAGTAGGATTAAATGTATTTTGATATGTAAATATTTTAATTACATCATCAACATTTAATTTTGCATTAATAACAAGAGTTGAAGATTCCTCTTGATATTCATATTCTGCCTCTAATAACTCTCTCTGATTAAGCATTATTTTACTCAAAGAAGTTATTGTACTCTCAATTTCAAAAGTGCTTTCCTCTGAGTCTTGTACTGTTATTGATTCAACTTGTGGGTCTGTACATTTAATTTCTTCTTCTCGCATTGTCGGCTCTGTAAAAGAATCTGTATTACCAACAGCATTGTATTTTTTTGTTTCACTATTAACATTAAACTCTTTTGAAACTTTATCTATATTAAAAGAAGGAACATATCCATTTACATTAAAATATTCTGTCGCAGTATTAACAGACAATTCCTGAACATTACCTGCAACAAAATGCTCTCTATCCGCTACCACATTAAATGACTCTTCAGTAGAACCACTAATATCTTTGTTATAAAAACCACTCATGTATTTATTTTGTTTATCTACATACAGTTGATATTCATTATAAAGTTTTTCACCCATCCATTCAGGAGTACAATAATAATCTAAATTCATAATTGATGATAAACCAAAATTAACATCACGAATATCTAAATCATCTGCACCTTTTACAGTCAAAACTGTTTTTATATCATCTGCTGAGTAATTAACTTTCATTTCATTTGACAGATTTTCAAATGCAACAATTACATCTGTATTATATTTATATTTAAATTCATCAGTAACTTCAATAATGTCATCTTTTGCTGGGGCAATAGAAAAAGTTAATTCATTTGTCGTAGGATTATAAGTATACTGCGTAATTGTATGCCCATTAATAGTAATTGTACTAGTATCAGAAAGTGTAGTTTCAAGTTTAAATGTCTTTTTTTCTCCATCACCAATATGACGTTCCACTTCATTTTCCGAATATAAATTTATAGTATTATTTATCGTATCAAATTCTGCATAACATTTAAATGTGTCACACATATCATTCATAATAAAATCATAAATAGACTGTCTATCAATTTCAAAACTACGTTGCTGTGTTTTTAATTCTTCATCAACATGACCAACTGTCCATCCATATGTCTTTTTTAATACAAGATGAATTAAACTATGTTCTACATCTTTATCGTTATACAAAATAACTCCATCAATGCTTCCAATTGTATCTCCAACATCACCCTCATTAATAATGAAATTCTCCAAATATCTTTGAGATAGTGAATATTCTAATGAGTATGCATTAATATGTTTGTACTCCTGAATACCATTGCCATTTATCTCTGGATCTTGCAATTGGAAATAACCAAATCCTTCTAGATAAACGAGTCTAAGACCTTCTATATAATTGTAATATGGAGTAGGTTTTGTCTCTCCAGAAATAAGGTCACAATAAACAGATGGAACATCAAATGAAATTTCACTATATGAATTAAATTTAAATGTTCCTTCTAAATTGTTTACATTTAATTTACATATTTTCTCTTTGTTAGTCTGACATAATATTACATCTGGAACTTGATAAGTGTCAGACAATAAATCTCGGGGTAGTTGCATTTGCTTTCACCTGCCTTTATTATGTAATACTCACTTGTCGTACACTCTTTTTAATAATTAATTCACCATTGACTACTTCTGCTTCAAATTCATCAAACGGGCATACACTGCCGCTATCTTCAAGAGTTAACATTCCATTTTCAACATCTGTACCAGTTTCAAACTTAATATTCTTAAGATCTCCTCGCACAATTATCTTATGTCCCTCAACTTTAACATTGGTTCCAACTGGAGGATTCTTTGTAATATCTCCCTTAATTCTCAATATCGCATTGTCAGCCCATGCAGTTAAACCGTCTTTTAAATCATAATCATTCAATAATCCATCTACAACTTTCATAGGATATCTAAATTCCATTGTCAATGTTCCTACCCCATTTGCAAAAAATCTGTTTGTTCCAGGAGTTAACATTGGGAATACAAAATTAAAATCATCATCAAATATCCTTTTATCGTTGTCGGAATATACTACAAAATTATTATCAATTGTGACAGTTTCACCTTGTTGTAAATTTTGAAATAAAGTCTCATTATCTAATGTGCTGTTAGTAATAGAAAGACTTGATCCATTGCTCTTGTTTTTAAATGATATTTTTGGATAAACATATGAATATAAATCATCGCTTAAATTATCAATTGCAAATTCTGTTTCTCCATTAATATTTATTACCACTGGAGATTGTACTTTTGAATATGCATATGGACTTATTGATGTAAAATATGCAATTATCCCTATCACTCGTGCGTCCATTTTTTGTAATTTTACATCTGTAAATCTACCTAAATATGAGCATACAATCTCTCCATCTTTGTCACAAACATCCATCCATGCATTTTTTCTTGAACCAGTTAGCCAACGAAGCACATTCCTGACTTTATAAGGATTAATATCTGAACCATCTACTTCAATAAATGTTACAGATGGAGTTGCAACAGAGCTATATTTTGCACCATAATCTGTACGCATTGTTCCATCATAACTATCCGTGTAAACTGGCTCCATATCAAGGTAAGAATCAACTGCCCCATTATCTGGGTCAAAAGTACTTACAATAAGTTCTAAATCATAATTGGTTTGCCCACGAAAACGAATTTTCGGATGATATATTGCCAAGTATAACACCTCCTACTAAACTACTTTTAAATTGTATAAATAGAAGAGGGTTGTTACGCCCTCTTCTATATTTGTTATCTAACACGATTATAAAGTTTTTTATTGATATTTTTCATATAATTGTCCATTTGGTCTTGTACTGCTTTAGTGATATTCGGTATCGAACCATTATCTGCGTGGTCAATATGAACAACTTCACCTACTTGCATGTTAAGCTCAATATTATTATTAATAACATGAGGAGCACTAACAGTAGGTCTAGATTGCTCAAGAACGCTTGATGGATCGAGCTGACCCCACTCCATGAGTCTTTCAGTAAGGTCTGCAGGAATAATTCCAGTACCTTTCTTAACATAAGAAAGTCTACCTGCTCCATCTGGAACAAGCTGTAATTCTTCTCCAAGTTCATCAAGAAATGCGAACTGATCTTTGTTGATTGATTTTGCACCAGAAGCATAACCTTCTATATCACTTAACTTAACCCATCCAGTATATCCACCGTTTCTTCCAATAAGGACTTCAGAACCGCTTACCTGATAAACTGTGAAAGTAGAACCAGGAACCCATGACTGCATACGTGTTCCATTGCCGCCATCTCTTGAAAAGTGAGTTGCTGATTTCTTTAAAGTTACAGATGCTCCCTTTGATGGTGGTGCAGGAGTAGCAGGTTTTGAAGATGAACTCGGTTGCTGTGCAGGTGTTGGTGGAGTATATCTTGCGCCTTCTGTCTTATCTTTCTTTCCATTTGTTGCATTGATTATGCTATTTGCTGTCTTATCAGCTTCAACTTGTAAATTTGTAAGTTCTTGCTTTATTAACTTTAATTGGTCAGTAAATGAACTCGTAGAAGTATCAAGCTGCTCTTGATAAGTGCCAATAGCATCTGCTCCATCTAGCCAAGGTTTAGTTACAGAATCAGATAAAGAAATTCCATACTTGTCAGCTATATCTGATAGATTTTGAGCTAACGATTCTGTATTTGCAGCAATAGTAGCATAACTGTCTTGAATGATTTGATTTTCATTTTTAAGAGACTCATCAAGCGCGTCCATCTCATCTTGCTTGTTGTTTTGATAATCTTCAAGGGATTTATCAAGTGCTTCTTGTTGTTTTTCTACACTATGATCATAGTATAGCTCTTCAAGTTCTTCTTTCGCTTGAGCAAGTTCTGCTTGAAGCTTCTTCTTTTGTGCAATAGCAGATGCTGAATTATCTCCAGCAATAACTGCGAGTCGCTTTTCGATATCTGCTATATTTTTCTGTTGTTCGGCAACCTGTTTTGAGAAGTCATGGCTTTCTTTTTGAAGATTAAGCTCTTCTTTTTTCTTGTCAATAAGTTCAGAATAAGCATCAATTTCTTTTTGCATACCATCCTTTACTGCTTGAATACGAGTTTTATTCAAATCAATAATAGACTTCTTCGCAGATTCTTGTGCCTCAATTGCATCCCATTGATTCTCTTTAAGTTCTGCTAACTTTTCATTATACTCATCTGTGCTATATAATCCAGCAGCATAATCTTTTTCAAGACGTGCAATTGCCTCACCATATTGCTCAACTTTAAAGTTTGCAACTTCTAGCTGTTGTGCAAGTAAACCAAGAGCAGTAACACCATCTTTAGTCCAATTACCAAATTCGTCTACTACTTTTTCTTCATCAGAAACTAAGTTATACAAATGAGAAAGCTCAGAATCAACATTGTCAATCTTGTCAATTAGCTTATCAAGATTATCCCAATACAAGTCATTAATACTATTCTGGAAGCCTTCAATGTCTTTTTTGCATTCAAGAATCGCATCGTCAACATCATAAATGGTATTAACCATTTCATACCAATCGTCAGAGCCTACTTTAACATCTCCAGATTTAACTGATTGATCTAAAATATCTTGTAAAGAAGCTCGTTTATTGTTAAGATCTGAAATCTGCTTTTGAGAATCTTTCATCAATTCCTTATAGAAATTTTCAGAGAGTCTCTTACCAGACTCTTCAAGTAAATCCATTTCTGCTTGAATTAAATTTGAATGTTGTTCAGTTAAACCAGCAATATTCTCAAAGTCATCTGCGATATCTTTTAATTGTTCAAGACGTTTAGCTGAAATTTCAGCAATAGAAGCCAAGTAATTATTCTCTGCATCATCTGCTTTTGTAGACCATGTACGATATTCTTCAATTGCATCTGCGATTTCTCCTTCGCTTTCTCCAATAAAGTCTTTAATCGCAATGGCACCATTTTTAGCCATCTCTTGATATTGAGAAGGAACCTTAGACAATAATTGCGCAGCTCTCTTATTATAAAGCTCTGCCGCAGCAAAATATGTAGATGCTTTTTGTTTTTCTGCACCAATTAAATCTTCATATAAACTATTCTTTTCCCCAATTTGAGAAGTGTCATCAAGGAAATTCTCAACTCTATTAGTCATATGTGTAATAGCATTTTCAATTTCCTCAAGCCTATACTCAATAAAGTCAATGGTTTGCTCTGCATCATCTGCTGCATCTTCTAATGATTCAGCCGCATCAGAAATTGAATCAGCAGCGCTACTTAAGTCCCAACCCATTTGAGACCAATCTTTGTCACTACCATCACCCCAAGCGGCCTTGGCACCAGTTCCTGTTTTCTTTGGATAAAAACCATAATCCCAATAGGCATTACCTTTAGCGAATGATAAACCTCCAGTATATGTCCCACGAGATGTCTCACCGTTCTTTAATAGTTCTTCAGTTTGCTTGTGATTATAAATTATTGCACCTTTTGGCAAATCAAGCATTTGTGTACCATTTTCTCCAACAGTATAATAAATGCCTTTATTTGGATCTACTACAAGTTCACGCCCTAATTCTCCTACAATAGCATTATGCTCTTTCGTATTTAATCCTGGTTTCTTCTTTGAATGAGCATTCCCTTTTGCCAAAGCATTACCAAGTGCTCTTGAAGCACCTTCTTTTGGATTGTATTCTCCTTTTCCTGCATCTTCTTTACCACGTATCCACTCACCCTTCAAGAAGCTCCAAAAAGAATTTGCTTTTTCCTCAATCCAAGAAGCCGCCGATTTCCAAAGACCATTAATAGCTTCTGGGACTGTTTCTGTGAAAAATGTAGATACTCCACTTTTGATAGCTTCAAATGCTTCAGGAACAGTTTGTGTAACAAAATCACCAACACTAGTCCAAAACTCATTCCATTTTGCTGGAACTGTCACCATAAAGAAATCATGTACTTTATCCCATGCCAACGACAATGCTGGCTTAATAACCTCTTCAATATAAGTGCCTACACTTGTCCAAAACTCACTCCATTTTGCTGGAACTGTTGTTGTAAAGAATTCATATACTTTGTTCCATGCAAAACTTAAGGCTGGGATAATAACTTCATTGATATAAGCACCGACACTATCCCAAAATGCATTCCACTCTGCAGGAATTGTTACGGTAAAGAATTCAATAACTTTGTCTTTTAAAGCTATGGCATTTTCTTTTAAAGTATTTAATCCATTTCCAACTGCATCCCAAAACTCATCCCATTTTTGTGGAATAGTTACTTTGAAAAATTCAACAACCTTATCTTTTAGAGCTATTGCTTTTTCTTTTAAGTTGTTTAATGCTTCTCCAACATTATCCCAGAATTCATCCCACTTTTCTGGCAACGTTTCTGTAAAGAACATTTTCACTCTAGTTATGAAATAAGAAACATTATATGGGATTTCCGTTATAAATTCTCCAACTTTGCCCCAAAACTCATCCCACTTTTCAGGTAGTGTTTCAGTAAAGAATTTTCCAATATCTTCCCCTGCACCAACAGCCCAAGTTTTTACATTATTAAGCCATTCTCCAACACCTTCCCAAAATTCGCTCCATTTTTGAGGTAAAGTTTCAGTAAAGAATGTACCAATTTCTGCTCCTACTTCTTGTGCCCATTCTCCAACCTGGCCTAGTTTTTCTCCAACAGCACTCCAGAAATTATTCCATTGTTCAGGAAGAGTTTCTGTAAAGAATTTTGAAATACCTTCTCCAAATGTGCTTATAGATTGTTTGATATTTCCAATCCATTCATCAACCATCGCATTCCAAGCGGCAATCTCTTGGTCTACACTTTCATTCTCAAAGCCAGTAGTACCAGATATGGGAGTAGTTGTTGTAGAAGAAGACTTGCTTGTTGAACTAGTTCCATTTGAATTGTCCGTATTTTTTTCCGAGCTATCACTAGTAATCCCTAATACTCGACTCACTACATTTCCAATTTTAGATGTGCCTGTATTTGAGTCAGAAGATGTGATTGCCTTTAAAATATTGTCAAGAACTTCTTTAACTTGTGTTATGCCATCAGTTATTGGATCAATTTCTTGGGCAGTTAACAATTCAAGTTGCTGTTCACTGTTTTTTAAATCAACATATTCTTGAACCCTTTGCTGTTTATCTTCATCTAATTCAAGTTCTGCTGGGATCTTCCAAACACCATCTTTATCTTGCGCCAATTTAGGTACAACTTCAGTAACTAATGTAGCGTTCTCTTCTTTCCACTTGTCAATTTGAGACTGAACATCAGTTAATACAAGTTGGAAATCCATTTGAGTTGGTTCTTCTAATCCATATTTAATACTTAAAGCTTCAGACAATTGTTCCTTCGCTTTTTCTAGTTCATTCGTTTTTATTTGAATCTCATTGTCTGTCGCCCCAGCCTCTTGCAATTCCTGCAATTCTCTTGTTAATGTAGCGACCTTTTCCTTGGCTGCATCAACATTACTATTTGCTTCAATCCAAGCTTTTGTGTTATTAACAACAGCTTGTTGTGCATTGTTTAATGCATCAGAGCAATTGTTAATTTCTTGTTGAATAGTATTGTATTCCTCTGCATTTGCCCCAGAAGGGTCTTTCCCTTCTTTAAAGAATTGCTCTTGCTTCGCAATTGCTTTATCCAAAGCGTCTGTGGTATCTCTAATACCTTTATCAAGTTTGGTCATAGTTATATCAGAAACGATATCGCCCCAACTTGCATCATACTTTGAAAGTTCCGTCAGCATTGCAATTGTAGCTGCTTTGGTTAGACCCATTGCATTGGCAAGGTCATCAACACTTTGTATACTATTATCAAGAGTAAATGTTCCATCAGCATTACTTAGGAAAGCTCCAACTTCTTTTGCATCAGCAACAAATGCCTCTATATTTTTCATTCCAATTGAGAAGCTACCATCTTCATCAATAGTAAAATAATCTGCAAATTTTGAATTCTCGAAATAATCATCAATTGCATCAAGGCGTTCTTCAAAAGTTTTACAATCTGCAATAACGCTCTCTGGGACTAATGCTGTACATGCTGCCTTAAATGCTTCTGAACCAACTTGCCCACTTAAGAAACCATCACTAATGGTTTGAAGCATTTCTATCATTGAATCCCCGTATGCTAATTCCGCGTCTCTATTTTTTGCATCTTCAAACTCGTCATACGCATTAGTAACATCGGATAATTTTAATTCTAAAATGGCATATTCTCTAATTGCATTCTTAATTGCTTGCACTTGACTGCGTAGAGCATTAATATTATCATAAGTCGCCTTTGTAACATATCCATATGCTTTATAATCCAAATACATAGCTTTAACAGCTTGTTGTAGTTGCTTAACAATTTTGGTATATTGTAATTGACTTTGAGCTCTTGCTGCGCTAGTCGTAGCCTTCTGTTCTTTTTTCTTTTGTGCAATTAAATTCCTTAACAGACGTGTATTCTTAATGACTTTACCATTCGTAGTATCAACAGCATCACTAAAACTTTCTTCTCCAACAGTAACATCGCCTAAATATTCTTTTAAGGAATTATAATAATCATCAGATATAGCTTGTCCATCGAATATAGTATCATTTACTATTTGCAAAGCGGAAGCATATGAATCATAAGCGGAAGTAAGACTCGCTATATCAGTTATTGCAACTGATGTAGCTTCATTTGTCTGTTGCATAGAACTATTAATATTTAAGAAATATCTTGCAACATCTTCTGCACTAATACCAAGAGAATCTAATTGTACCTTAAGTTGTGGATTCTTAGAAATTAATTCTTCAACACTACCTGTAACATTTTCAATAGCAGCAGAGTAGTCCCCAAATCTATCAACTTCAACATTAATTTCTCCAGATTCAATTTTTGCATTAAATGCTTCTTGGAATGCTTGCCCTGCCTCAGAACCACGTTCACCAAATAAACGATTTAGAGCTGATTCTTTAGCTCCAGCGGAACCAAACATAATTTCTGCTCTATCATTGTAGTTCTGCATTGTGCTAATAATTTCATTTACTGTCTTTTGTGCTTCTGTTAAATTATCACCATCGAACCATTCCAAATCACCATATTCTTCTTCTTTGCCTTTTATAAACTCATCCCAATTAGATTGTGCATCTGTATAATCTTCCTGCGCGGATGCTAAGTTCTTTTCTAATTTTTTAAATTTTTTGCTATTAGTATCCATGCCAGAATTTAAAGCATCTTGTAGTGCAATTTCTGCTTTATCTAATTCTTCTTTTGCCTTTTCTATTGAATCTAAATTTTTCTCAAACTCATTTGTGCGCTTTGGATCTACAACCTGCAATGTCAAATCCGTAGTAAAACCTAGCGCAGGATTCATCATCTTGAACCATTTAGGTGTTTGAGTTCTAGGCGTTGTTTTAAAATCATCATCTGTTTCAAATGCGCTCTTTGCCGTATTTGCTTGTTTATTTCTAGCACGCTCTTCTCTTGCTTCCTCTAATTGAATCTGACGTTCAAGTTCTGCATTTTGCTCTTTTAACTTATCAAGTTCTTCTTGTTCAGTAATAGTTAATGGGCCTTTAGACTCAAGTTCTTCTATACGGTTTTTAGTAGTTTCTAATTCGGAGTTTAAGGATTCTATATTGGAACGAAGATTTTCAATTTCCTCTTTAGTATTTTTTAACTCTTCAACATAGTCATCATGAGTTTTAATTAAAGCATTTATTGTAGCGACTAAACCAACAATTGCTCCAACAGCTAAAATCACCCAACCAATTGGGTTTGTTGCTAAAAATGTAATAACTGCTTTAGCAGCACCTAATATGCTTAATCCTAACGCTTTAAAGCTAAAACCAAGCAGTGTTGTTGCACTTGCCGAAGCAACTTCTTCAGCAGTTGTAATGCCAAGCTGTATGGCAAGCTTTACCAAAGAAGATTCTGCAAGACTAGTCGTTATTGCCGTAGATAATGTTGCTGCATTGGCTGCTTTTTGTCCAACAACAAAATCTTTAAGGCCATTAGTTAAGTTAAAAATATCAGATATAAGATTTGTTAAACCAAATCCTTTCGCAAATTGTGGTAAAATTTTTATCGCCGCTAAAGCAATAAGAGCACTTTGAAGTACTCCAACTTTATCTACAAGTTGAACAAATTTAGTGCCAAGGTCTACAATAAATTTTATAACATCAGAACTTATAAAGTTCGTCCACATTGTCTGAACGGCATTATTAAATAAATCAATTTTACCTTGAATACTATTTAGATATTTTTCATTTTCTGCCTCCGCTGAACCTTGTGCTTCCATTGCACTTTCGTATGCGCCTTCAAGATCTTCAAGGTTAGTTAGCAAAGCAGCCATAGCATTACTTCTATTTTTGCCAGCTAATAATTCAAGCAATGCTGCACGATCTATGTCGTTCATTTGATCCCATACTTCTGCAATCTCTTTAATTATTGTATAAGTATCTTTATAGGAGCCACTATCTGTTAATATGTCTACGCCACTTAATCCTTTAACTTTGGCTTGAAGCTTACTGACACTTTCAATAACACCATCTGTTTCTTCGCCCATTTCCTCAAGAACCTTTGTGCTTGTACCACGAATACGAAGACTTATCGTTCTCAATGCTGAGCCTACACTATTGGGGTCTTGAAGAACTTTATTCGCTGCAGCAATCATAGCTACTGACTGTTCGAGATTGTTTCCCGCTGCCATTAATGAACTTGCCGAATCTTGTAGCGCTGTTGCTATACCATCACTTGATATTGCAAAATTATTGCCAACTTCATTTAAGATATCAACAACATGCATACTATCTTCGGCAGCATACCCATATGCTTGCATTGTACTAATTAACGCCTCAGAAGCTTTGTCTGCATCAGTAAATTCTGATACATTCAATAGCACTGCTGTGCTCTTAGCCAAATCGCCTGCTTCTTTAATAGAATATCCGAGACGTGCCCATGCTGCAGCCATATTTGTTAAATCTGCTACAGTTGCACCAATTTCAGCACCAGTTTGAGACATTGTTTTTAAAAATCTTGAATAAGTCTCGTCTGTTTCATCTGTAACTTTTTTTAATTCTGTTAGAGCAGTGTCAATCTCTTTAACATATGTAATGCCCTTTTTAATTACGCTAAGCGTTTGATAAAAACTACCAAAACTCATTACATATTGTAGCACACCTTTAAATTTGCCTTTAAGTCCCCCAACAAATTTTTGAAAACCAGACTGTGCTTCTTTTACAGCGCCAACATATCTTCCAAGAGAATTAGTACCTTTATCATATTCTATATGTAATTCTTGTAATTGCCCTTTTGCATCCTTAATCTGATATGTTGCAGTTTTTTCTGCCGCATTAAAACTTATTAACGTCGCTTCCCCATTGCTTGCAGAATTTGCAAATTCTTGCATCGCATCTTTTAATTGCGACACATCTTGCGCGTTAAAAGAAGAATCAAGTGATTTCAAATCTGAAGCATTTTCTATTTTGTTCATGAATTTTATAGATGCAGACAGAAGCGCATCATATTCTTTTTTGACATCTTTCAATTTTAATGATAATTTATTAAAATTATTAATTGCTTTTTCATCATCAAATAAAGACGAATCATTGTTAAATGATTCTTGTTGTCGTTCCAATTCATCTAATAAATTCTTATATTCTTTTAATTTACTTAATGAAGAATCAGACATCGGAGCAGCACTAGATTGATGAAGCATTAAATCATAATTGCTTTGTGCTTTATTTACTGTGGAATTAATTCTATTTTCCTTTGCAGCAAGTACAGCATCTTTTTGTTTTGCAATTATATCTGCTACTTTTTGCTCTGCTTTTGCACGTGCTTCTGCTTCTTTCTTCGCAACTTTTTCAGCATCATAGACCTGCGTAAAGGCTGTTAATTCATTTTTGATAATTTCATAATTTTCTTTTTCTGCTGCTAATTTTTTTTGTGCTTCAGCCTGTGTATTCTCACCAGTATTAATTTTACCTTCAGCTTGAGCTTTTAATAGCTCAATTTTTTGAACAGTTTTTTCTAACTCTTTTAATTTGGCAGAATAGGCTGTTTCATCTGTTTTTTGATTGCGATTATTTGCGCCAATAGTATTTTGACTTTCTTTAATATATGCTTTTAAATCAGCAAGCAATAATTCAATTACTGCCTTCTGATCACTTAGCTCTTGTGAATCAAATATTTTTATATTTCCATTTTCATCAATTTGGTGTAATGCCTGTACCAAATCTAAAATGTCTTTAATTTTTTGATTTACTTCGCCTTCATATTCTGTTCCAAAAAGTGTATTATTTGCATTTGGATCTAATGCAGATTGTAAGCCATTTATTTGTTTTGTATATGATGTAGCAAGTGCAGTTTGTTTTACATAAGCTGAATCTAATGCTTTTTGATATTGTTGTACATTGGATGTAACTTGTGTACTAGTTCTAATAAATTCTTTCAGACCACTTTCTTTGTCTTCAATTAATTTAAAAGTTTCAACTACGCCTTCTTGAGAACCATTTTTAGTAAATCCAACTGACGCACCAACAAGCTCATTATTTTTATTAAGAACACCTTTAACTTTTGCTATGGTATAACCTTCAAGTTTTGCTCTCTCTTGAGCCCATTTTTGAAATTGCTCATAAAAATCATCACTATAAGATGAATAATCATAATTGTTTTGTTCCTGTTTTTTATTATTCTCTTTTTGTTCTAATGCAGTCCTTGCTGTAATTTCTTTAGTAATTTCTTGTTCCACTTCAAGTTGCTGTTTGGCTACCTGCGCACTTTCTTTCTTGCTGGAAGCAGAAGCCGCTTCTGCCTTTTGTTTCTCTTGTGCTGTGCTAGATTCTTTTTTGCCAGTTGCATCAGAATCTGAACTACTTGATGCTTCATATTTTCCATCAACTTTTATTCCAGTCTTTAATTGCCCAATAATTGTATCAAGTTTCCCACTAATATCTCTTAATGTGCTATCTTTTGCTAAATCACTCAAAGACGCATTGTCAATTTTTGCAACAAAAGATGTGGTGCCTTGCGCAGTAGGAGTACTTTGCATAGAACCCTTAGATGACTTTTCATTTTCAACATTTTGATTATTTTGTGCATTTTCTTCCACGGATACAGTTTTTTGTGCTTTATTTAAAATATCTTGTGACAAATCTGCTTTACGTTTTAAATAACCAATTTGATTTTGTAATATTTGAGAAAGCTGAGATTCTAATTCTTTTTGTCTTGCAATATCTTCATTTATAGCTATATTCGCATTTGATTTACCATACTTTGCTGAATATCTACTATAAACCTCCGAGGTTGTTCCAGAAAGTTTAGATTGTAATTCTGAATATTCTTTTAATAATGCTCTAACTTCTTGATTAGAACCTTTAATATGTTTAAAATTTTCATCAAAATTACCTAATTTAGAAAAATAAGAAGAATCAATTCCATTTTCTTTTAAAGAAGCAAGCTGTTTATTAATTCTTTGTATATCTTCCGCTGCTTGTTGAGCTCGTTTAGACATACCATCTAATGATGTAGCTTGTTCTTCTATAGAATTTTTTCCATTATTCTTTACCTGTGATTGATTTATAATTTCTTGATTTAATTGTTTCTTTTTTTCAAGATATCTAATTTGATTTTGAACAACATTTCCTAATTGCTGCTCTAACTCGATTTTTCTTTGACAATCTTTTTTGTATTCGTCAAATGCTTTACGACCAAATTCTGTCGTATATCTAGCAGCAATATCTGTATCGCTACCAGAAAGTCTATACTCAAGTAATTTATATTCTTCAAGCATTTCTTTTAAAGCCTTTTGAGAGTTTTTAATTGGTTTAATTTTACTATCAAAATCACCTAACTCTACAAACTTGTTTGCTTTAAAACCCTTATTGTTCAATAAGTCAATTTGTGCTTGAAGTTTTTTAATATTTCTTGCTGCTTCCTTTGCATTTTCAGACATTTTTCCCACAGAAGCAGCTTGTTGATTTGCAGATTGAGAACTTGCAGATATATTCCCACTTGTATTTGGAACAACATTTTGAGCTGCAGCACTTCCCATTGCACTACCTGCAGCACCATACATCATCGCCTGCAGCATCATTTTAGGTAAGTCTGCTATTGTTGCACCAATATTTTGAACCTTTCCCTCAATTTCTGTTCTCAACGAATCCATATTGGAGAGAATCTCGTCTCTATTCTTAACTTCGAAATTTAATCCAATTGGGGCCAAATTGGCTCCGATATCTTTCAATTTATTTTCCGCACTTGTACGGATTCCTTCAATATCTTTTAAAAATTTCTTTCCATTAGTTATATATATAGAAGCCTTAATATCTTTAATACTGTTGACGACCTTATATACACTATTTTTGAAATCTTCTTGGAAATTTTCATCCTTAGCAAATGCTACTTTGATTTTTGCTTTTTGTGCAAGTTGCTGGTTAGCATTGTCAATTTTTGCTTTTATATTATTGATAACATCGTCCCAACTCTGATCTAGATTATCAACAATATTGAAATTAACCTTAACAGTATTACTTAACTGCGCAAGATTTCCTGCTACATCTTTTTCCATGCTTTTAGAATTCTTAGAAAAAGTAGGTTTTAAATAGATTGGGTCTAATTTATCTTGTACAGATGCAATAGTCCTATTAATAACGGATGTCCATTCAGATGCATTAGCTTTAGGAATAACCTTAACTGTATATGTTAAACCAGAAGTTTCCGTATTAGATTTACCAATATTAGCAATTGTTTGTGCGACAGAAGTTTCCCCTTGAGACGTGCTTTGTTTGGCTCGCAATGATGCCAGCTTTTTTTCTTCTTGTTGAATTAAATCTTCTAATGCTTGGTATTCTTGCTGTACACAGATTTGAACCTTTTTGAAATTGTCTTGGAAACTTAATATAATGTCTTCACCAAATTTTTCATCAAATACATCATAAAAATCATAATCTGAAAATGCATTTTGGAGCTGTGTGCCAAGCTCTGCCGCCTGTCTCACCAATGGCTTAATATCTAATATATTGCCTTTAGAAGAATCAAAACTTTGAATTTTTTTATATAACTGATTAAAATCATTTAACATTTGATTAATTTCATCAAGTGTTTTTTTATTTTTTCCAGTATTATCATTGTCGGCAGATAAAACATCAAAAATACCACTATCTAATGCTTCTAAATTGTCCAGTTCTTGCTTTAATTGAGCAATTTTATTCTTTAATGTATCAATCTCTTTTGTTTTCTTTTCAACATCATCAAAAAGCTGCCCGAATGTCCCTGGGAATTTAAATTCTCCAACTCCTTTAATGTCAGACGAAACAGACTTCATTACAGAAGCTAATTGCTCACCAAACTTTTCAGACATGCTCATCATTTGTTTCATGCCGTTTTCAAGTGCAGAAATACGACTAAGTAATCCTTTGTCTACAAATTCACTAAATGGATTAGAAGAGCCCTTAATTTGAGATATTATAGTTTGCATATCTTTAAACTCTTTTATCACTTCAGACAAATCTGTATCTGGATTGATTTCAAGCATTTTATTATATGCTTTTACCATTTTGCCCAAGCTATCAAATTCACTTTTTAATGAATCTTTTACAGATTTGAATGATGAAGCATTAAACTCAAGACCAACGCCATATGTAAAAGCATTAAAATTTTTCGCTTTTGGCATAATTTCACCTCCTTATTTATTAATTAACTTTATACCCACGAATAATAAAATATCCGTCCAATATTTCTTTATAATTGTTTTGAAATTCTTCCATTGCATTCATTGGAGAAATGTCATCAACCTGAACCTTTTCACTACCATGGATTCCCAACATAAAATTATTAACAACCGCATTCTTGTTCCCATTATTAACATAATCATTCATCTTCATTGGACTAAATTGCACGCCACCACCATAACCACTTCCATTCAACACAGAAAATGATATATCGTCATTTATTACTCCAGAACTTAAGTTATATGTTCTTTCATACATTAATGGATTGTAATTTAAGTAATATGCCGTTACAACATTATGCGCTTGCGCTTTAAAATCTTGTGTAATTTGCCTGCTAATATCTACTAGGTCTGCTTTAACTTTTGTCTCTATTTCTGCAAGCATAGTATCAATCATTATATTAGTTTTAGAACTCATAAAGCATCCCCCATTTTTTATTTATTCTTCTTTCTTTGCTATTGCATTATAAATATCTAATAAACTATCTGTATCAATTCCTACTTCGCCATTCTCATTTATCTTTATAACATCTAGCAAAGAATTAGTAGCATGTTGAAAAATCTCACTAACGTTATCAAAAAAGCTATAAATTTTCTTTTCAATTGTCATGCTAGATTGCAATCTGTCAGTTGTCATCATATTTAAAACTATTTCACATGCATCATAATCTTCTTTAAATGTTCCTATAATTTTATCAATCAAACCATTCTCGCATAATGCATCATAATCATCTAATGCACTATAATCTTCATTATCTTCATCAGCGAAATCTAAATTCGTATGAATGTTGATAACAGATATAATAAACAAAAGATATCTCTCTAAAGAATTAATATGAATTTCATTATTAATCTCCGTAGTACAATTATCTAAAACAACTCTTGCTAATTCTTCTTTTGCTGTAATGCCAATATATTCTTTTACTTCAAGTTCTTTTTTTATGTCTAGCATCTTATTCTTTTTAAACTTTTCTACAAATTCATTAACCTTCATAACCATTTCCTCCATAATTTAAAAAAATTTTATATATTAAATAACAATCTGTTATTAATTTTCACATTTAATCTTCGTCCCAAACTTCGACAAAACTATAAATTTTATGCGCAGCAACTCCTATACAGATTGCTTCGCATTCATCTTCTGATAAATCAAAACCAAAATTTTCTTTTACATAATCAATACTCTGTTGTTTAAGCTCTGCTCTTTTTACTTTAGGGCCTTGTTTATATGAAAGGGCTCCTCTCCAACGAGCAGGTTCAACAGTATGTGTTTTAACTCCATGAGCTTCTGCATAACCGATGAGCATACCTGCCAACCTCGCTAATATGATAACGGTCTTGGTGTTTGATTGATTCTGCACTTGCTCTATGACAAGTTCTTCTGGCTTATATTTTTTAAGCATTTTCCAAAGCGCTTTTGCCATTTCAAATGAACGCTCGTCTGTATCTAATTTGCTTTTAGACATGTCAATAGCACCAGAGCATATATATTCACCATCTTTGAAAATGGCATATCCGCTTTTACGAGTTGACTGGTCTATACTACAAATTACCATTTTGTTTTCACTCCTTTTTTTCCATAAAAAATGAGGGAGCACATTTCTGCACTCCCTCGCCCATATAACTACTTCATATAGGCTTTATTTGTGTTACAATTTACTGCACTTCTACAGTAAGCTTGAGGTTTTTCTTAAACTCCTCAAATAGTGCTGCCTTGTCTATCGTCTGCTCGGGTAGAGCGGCTATCATAGCCTTGCACATTCTTAAGCAAACAATCATGCTACGTAGCATATCTTCAGAGACATCTAACCCCTCAGTGCCGCCCTTGCCGTTAAAGCCAAGGTCAACAAGTTCCTGTGCCTCTGCACGATAATATGAGGGCATCTCTTCAATTGTCTTATATCTAATCATATCTTCATCCTCCTCAATAGGTTTTTCAGTTTTTTCGGGTTCTGCGGGTTTAGTAGGCTCGGTTGGCTTGACAGGTTCAGCAGGCTTAGAGTATGCTAGCACAATGTCACTGACACGAACAACACTCATTATAGCATTTGCGCCATCCTCAGACTTGTTGATGATTACACGATCTCCAGAGACCTGATATACTATCCAGTTTTTTGCACGAACCCACGAAGGGATAGATTCACCAGAATAGTACGTACTACCAGTAATCTTCACAATGTCACCGACCTTGAAACTAGTAGAAACGTTACCATTTGATGTGTCCCCAGATGATGCGCCAAGACGCTTATTGACCTCTGCCGCAATATATGGAAACTTGCTTGCGAGATAAGGGCCAGGACATACTGTTGCAATAAAATATTTATGCATCGTTAAATTACCATTTTTATCACCAGTAAAATTTAACTGCTTAATTCCATTACGTTTGCAAATATCTACACATAATTCTATAGTTTTTTGTAGTGCAGTATCACTAACATGCCAATTGCCGCCATATTCATCATTTGCGACCTCAATAGTAACAGCGACTTCATCATTTGCACGATTAGAGCTTGCCCAGCTCCTATATGCCTCATCTACATATAGCCCAACACGACCATTACTATCAACACCATAATTTGCACTAGCTTGTCTGTTAGAAGACGCAAATATATTTCCACAAGTCTCAACGCTTGCATTTCCTGCCATGTGATGAATAGTAATTTTAGAAATTTTATGACCATTTCTACTACTGTGATTTGGACTTAATTTTGTATAATTAACAAGACTACTATTACTCATTGTATCCACCTTCCTTTTTACAACATTTCCTTTTATTTCCAAGGCAATAATTACTTACCGCCTTTAACTCTTTCAATAATTTCTGAAACAGCAGAGCTACCAGACATTAAAGCAAGAGCAGTAATTACTGTACCAATCTTAGAACTAGTTTCTACAAGTCCTAGTGCCAAGATAATATCTACATTAAAACCAAAGCACATAGCAAATGCAAATACGGCAGAAACTGCCATAGTAATGTACTTGCCATATTTAGTGCCTTCCCATATGCCTTTAAACCTATCAATGATATACCACATAATAATAGATAAAGAGATAATTAAAGTTAACATTTCCATAATTTTTTCCTCCTATAAAATAAATTGTTGTAATGTTTTTATTTATAAACACTATCCCATTTCTTGCCATGAGCTTCCATTATAGACATACGGAATATAATAATCCCATGAGCTACCGTTATATATATAGGCAGCGTATAGACTACTTGCGGTTGAGGATGTAAATATTCTTACACCGCTATTTTGTTGCCATATTGCGTACAAAATGTTCGTATAGCCTGCATCTAATGCTGCTTGTGCGCTACTGTATGTAGATGTAGTTTGTGAGGCCGTTGTTCCCCAACCCAAAAACTTATAACCAGAGCGAGAAGGAACAACGCTTCCATTTGAATATGTCACAGCCCCCCCAGACTTTTGACCAGTGCCATAGATCCAAGCATCCGCCACAGTTCTCGTTGCTGAAGATGCAGAAATAGAACCACCATTAGCATTTAATGTCACACTCGTCGAAGAACCTGCCTTCTTATAAACAGCGTACCTTGTTTTACCGTTGTATGTAGCATCCCATGCTCTACCAGCAACTTGGTCAATACTAGTTGTTGAGATACTACTTGCATACCCATGTAGCGTGTACCCAGATGGGTTGTTATAACTTGATGGCAGCGTACTATAATCTTTGCTATTTATCTCAACAGGACTTGACGAGTTAGCATATAGCCTTAATGCATATCTAGGAGCATAAAAGGCCTTATAATTAGAAGATGCACCCACATAATGACTGTCACAATTCGGAATAACGGTCAAATAATAAGTCTTGTATAGAGCTGTGGTGCTTGTATCTTGGTCAACTATAAAAGTGCAGGATGTCGCGTTGGAGGTAGATGTTGCGCGTTTGTACCAAGTGGTCGTTGACGAATTCGGAGAGCTTGTCGTAACAAGATAGTATCCTGCTGTACTTGATGTCGCGGTAAAGGTTTGATCTGATCCATAAAAGCCTGAATACGAGACACTCCTTGTTACAGCCGACGGCGCTATAGGAGTCTCATAAGTTATATCCATATACGGAGACCATTGTGTGATGTTATAATCGACTAAACTAGAAGACGAGGTGCCATACAAACAGAAGTATAGTGCATCTCCCGCTTTTATTTCGTGTGATGAAAACGAGGAGAAAGTATATTTATTCCAAACATCCGTTCCCACAGTCCCATTCGTGCAAGTGCTAGAACGTGATAAATAGTCTGATCTATTTAGCCATCCGCTAGGTGTATCAGAACTGGGTAAGGTTTTTGCCAAACTAGCCCTTGTCGTAGTGCCTGACGACACAGAAGGGCATCCATGTATACGAAGCTTAATTGATGTTACTGCCGCAGATGTCGGTAAAGAGGTTGGAACTTTAAACTTGAATAAAGCAACAGCATATCCAGAAGATGAGTTACCATAGTAACCAGTAGTCTTACCACCACTATAGCTGCCGTAGTTCCACGAGCTACCAATACCTGACCAACAGTTAAAAGTTGAATCATCGGCTCTTTTATGAGTTATAACTGTTCCCATCTACTCACCTCACGCTTTCTTAAAGAAAACCTGTCCAACTACGCCAGAAGAAGGAAGTGATGTTCCATAAGAAGTAGAATCCAATATTAGCTTGTTATTTAGAGTTAGGTCTCCAGACATCGTGCCTCCTGACGTGCTTAAATAATCAGTTGGTATGTTCACAGTCTTAGCGCTACTACCGTCGTAAGTGCCACTTGCTGCGCCCGTGAAAGTGAGTGCATTCGGGTTTTTCAATGACTCAGGAACAGTAGGGATATTAACTGTTTTAGCAGCGGAGCCATCATAAGAACCAGAAGCTGCTCCAGTAAAGGTTAACGCATTCGGGTTCTTAAGTGAAGACGGCACAGTAGGAATAGGCACACTCATAGGACTACTTCCATCATAGCTGCCAGAAACCGCCCCAGTAAAAGTTATAGAGTTCGGATTCTTTAAAGAAGCAGGGATGGTAGGTATGTTTACAGTCTTTGCAGATGAACCGTCATAACTGCCTGTAGCAGCACCTGTAAAAGATAAAGCATTGGGGTTTTTTAAACTATCTAAAGAAACATCACCAGTTTCCCCATTAACTGATGTTACAATAGGAGTTACTATCTGTAATTTTTTAGTTGACATTTATTACATTCCTCCTTAATTTTTATTTTAAGATAAAAGGCACAGAGCAATTAACTCTGTACCTTGTATAAAACTGTTTAAATCACATTATGATGAAACGTCACCACAATAAATATAGTTGGACTCGCTACCAGTTGATGAACCAGAGAATAAAGTCTTTGGAGCATCTTGTTGTACCCACGTGCCATCTACCTTCCTGTATACCGATTTTGCTTCTATCCAAGAGTTGTTGCACTTGAGGGAGATACCTGTAGATGAGATGGTAGCAGATGTTGCTTTCGCGTAAAGGGTGAGGGAGGTTGCTGATCCGAGCTCGGTTGTGTATTTCGGTGCTGTTGCACTATAGGGGTTGCTCGAACTGGCGAGTGCTGTACAAGTCTCGTCCGAGTACCAGCCTTGGAACTCGTAACCAGATAGGATGTCGGCAGTAAACGTGGTCGTGTATTCTTGCTCAACAGTTTTGGGGTACGCTTCCGCATATTCGATACCTTCAAGAGCAATTGCTGTGCAGGCACATTTGAGTGGTAAATTACTTGATGCACATGTCTTGTATGTAGCATTTTCTGTAGCTGTTATGACCAAATGGGGGCCGTTAGTTACTTTTTTACTGTCTTTAAGAAAATAAACCGTTACATACGGAACTATTGTGGAGGACACTTTAGCATATAAGGCCACGGTTGACCCTATAGTAGTGGTTACAGTTACAGAGTAAGTTTGCGTATAACTTTTACTAAGCGTGTCGATGGATATAATTTTTTCGCTTGATATACTTGAGAACTCACCCGCCCTCAGATTGCGCATATCTTCTTTAGTAAGTTGATTCGTGTCTGCGGCTATTATAGAAATAGTTGTTGCACTATTATCTAATATTGTGCCTGGTGACGTTAATACAATCGTATATCTCTTCTTACCCACCTTCGGGTAAAGCGTAACATTTGCCGTTGCGGTAAATGTATACGGGTTAGCTTCGCTCACAAGCTGTGTCAGTGCAGAATCGGAATACCAGCCATACAATTCCCATGTCTCATCTTCTGACGTAAATGTAAAAGTAACATCATTACCATAAGGAACAGTCGTAGCGCTAACAGTCGCAGTACCATGTTCAGCAGAACCTACAGACATGCTAAAGCTGTTCCTATGTGCCTTTGCATATAAGGTAGTATTTTCAATTATAGTTGCCGTGTAAGGATTGCTCGAACTAACAACTGTTGAATATGTATCATCCGAGTACCAAGCTTCAAATGAGCAACCTTCATTAACTTGTGCAGAGAAAGTACATTCTCCGCCTTCAGGAACTATATAGTCGCTCACGCTTACACTTGTGATTTCTGTTCCTGCAACAGCGGCACAATTATATAATGTGGCATCTATAGTGGCGTTGGCATAAAGAATCAAGTCTGAAGTTGGAGCCACAGTATAATTTTGGTCTGCACTGATTAAATTAGTGCATGCTTCATCAGAATACCAACCATGCCATGTGGCACCTTGAACAAGAACAGGAGTAAACGTTACGCTATCGCCATAATAAGGCGTGGCACTTGACACACTTGCACTTTGAATGCCGTTTGCAACGGCTCCTTTATTTGCAGACATAGCATACTGGTAAAAATATAAAGTTAACTCAATTAAGTCGCCACGTTGATTGTCACCATTTTTACCATAAACGTGCCATTTTATTTCAGTAGCTTTGGTACTATTAGTAACAGCACTATCGGTTATATCAGCCTTGGATTTTTGTTTTTGTGTACCAGAAGTGTATGACTCGGAATGCACATTCGTTCCTGCGAACTGAAGGTCAACCGTACAAGTACCAGCGCTTCGGCTAGCAGAAATTAATGAGTCTGCCTTAAAAGGGCGAGCGGTATCTGTAGGATACAACACCGCCTTTCCATCGGATTTTAAAATTACATAGCCATCAGTACTACCATTTAGCCACTTACGCCAAGCGTGGTCAGAAACATTAAAGCTAACATTTTGCGCATCGCAATATTGCTCGATATTATTTTTGTTAATACTTAGCTTTTTTGTAACTATATTAGACATTAGTTCTCACCACCAAATTGATGATTTACTATATTGCCCTCATCGTCGAAATAATAGATAATGCCCCCATTTTCAATAGCCTCGAACTGAATGACTAAACGATATTTGATTCCATCATAAAACCAGAGAGGTTTATCGCTGAATACCCAGCTTACGAGTTCATCAACTGTAGTATCAGGATCAAGAATCGCCATACCATCACCAGCGGTATAGCCAGCGGAAAAATCTTTATAAGTCAATGTTGCTAATTCATCCATCTATCATCCCTCCATCTGCACATATATGTCACCATTGTCTCCGAGGGAATTATCAGGTGTAACAGTGCCTGAATATATTTTAGCGGCAGTTACTGAAATTGTACCATCATCTGAGATAGAGATGCCATTGCCTGCTTTATATGTCTTAGTATCTGGGATGTCAAGTGTCACATCGCCAGTTTGTCCGTTAATTGATGTTACAATTGATGTTACAATTTGTAATTTTTTTGTTGACATTTTTTTGCATCCCTCCTTGTTTTTAATATGAGAAAGGTGCAGGGTTGTTAGCTCTGCACCTTGTATTTAATTTTATTTCCATCTTCCTATGGCATAAACATAAATTCCATATCCAATATTAGAATCTCCATCCGTGCCAAGAGCTTCCCATTTAAATTGCGTAGTAGTTGATAGCCCACCTCGTGCGGCTATGGCATATCCTGATCCAATATAACAATTATAAAGAACAGTTGGATTTAGAATAAATAAACCAGTAGGCCAATCAGCACTACCTGCAAATGTATTAAACCCATTCCACGTGCTATAATGAGTAATTGTTCCAGAGATTTGCCGCCAACATTCAGAAATACCACTATTCCATTTGCGATATACCCATTGTCCAGAAAGCCCAGAAGCAATAACATAATCAGAAGGTTCTGTTAACCCAGAAATTTGTGATTTGCTATGTGTATGAGCACTTGCTGCGAACTCACTAGCATGCTGTCCATCTAGTGTGTCTGCATTTCCTCCGTTGGCAGGCAAAGTAGTAGGAATTGTTGGTTTGTCTGTCAAATCACTATAACTATGAACATGGTTAATTGAGGCATATTCAGGATGAACATGACTTACATTTGCCTTATTAGTTTGTAAATTCTCAACATCAGACTTTACATCATTTAACTCATCTGTTAAACAAACATCCATATCTTCTCCAATCCAAATTTGGTCGCTAGAATATGTAGGGTCAAAAGCCATATAAATTCCTCCCAAATAATATTATTTAATCTTAACTGCGTATAAACGAATGGCTTCAGCATTGGTCACTGTAGTATATTGATGATAAGTCTCGTATTTGATAGTAGTTGTTTCTGTCAATTCTACTATTGTGGCAACTACAGCGCCACCACCACCAATCATATCACTTCTAACAATGCAATATACAACACTATCATCAGATTTGGTTAATCTTGAAATGTACATACATCCAGTGCCATTTACATTCCACTGATGATTTCCAATAATAACATAAACACCCGCTGGTAATGTTAAGGACGCAATTGTTATCATTTCCATTTTTGCAACTGATTTATCATTGGGGGTAGATGAATACACCTTGCCAATGTTACCAAGATTAGTTAATACTCCACCAACAGTACTCGCGCCAGTTCCACCTTTAGATATTGGAAGAGTACCACTCGTGATATCCGAAGAAGAATGCTTATGAGAAGCTGTAGCATAATCTGAATGAGCATGATTTATCGAGGCATACTCAGTGTGCACATGATTTAAATTCGCTTTACTTGTTTGTAAAGAAACGATATCCGTTTCCATATCTTCCAAATTATCAGTCAAGCACAATTCCATATCAGTTCCTACCCAGATTTGATCACTTGAGTATTCTGGGCTAAAGTTAGGATTAGACACAACAATTCCTCCTTCTATTACTTCCATCTACCAATTGCGTATACATCGAACCAATAAGATGACTCTCCTGCGGCTGGCCTTAGTCCACAAAGAGTAAACTGTTGATATGTTACATCTTGTGTTAATGGAATGCACCAAGTTCTACCAACACTCGTAATAAAAACTCTTGGAGCTTCTATAAATATCCCTGTGTCAAAAGTAACTGTATCATATGCATAATACCAGCCACCCCATTCTATCCAATTAGAAAGACCATGTTTTGCTATAGGGCCCCATTGTTCAGCAATTCCATTACTCCATTTTCTATACTTCCATGTGCCATGAGTTCCTGTCGTAACTATACTTGCAAACTTTTCATTTACATAGGAAGCTGTCGCAAAATCACTCGCATGTTTTCCGTCAACAGTGTCCGCATTACCGCCATTCGCTGGAAGTGTAGTTGGAATAGACGGTTTGTTTTCTAAATCGTTATAGCTATGTGTGTGATTAATTGAAGCATATGCCGTATGAACGTGATTTGTGTTCGCCTTGCTAGACTGCAAACCGTCAATATCAGATTCCATATCATCTATGTGATCTGTAAGACATTCGTTCATGTTTGTGTCATACCATACAGAGTTAGAACTATACTCTGGATCAAAATTTGGATTAGCCATAAAGTTCCTCCCATCTTACTTCCATCTGCCAATAACATGAATTACAATTTCAGTCCCAGAAATTGTTATAGAATATGGAGACCAAATACGGTAAATCATCCTAGTGTTATCTGCGGCAGCAACTTGACTAAACGTATATCCATCACTATATACATTACTGACAGCTAATGGCTTACTAATAAATAAACCAGTCGGGAAATTTACAACACGACCATTGCAGGCAGTACTAGACCACACTCCACCTGCCATTCCTGTATTTAAAGACAATTCTCCAAGAGACTCATAATACCATGCCTCAGATTTTCCGCTACTCCATTTTTGATAACGCATATTACCAAATGTTCCCTGTTCTATAACAGAGTCCTTAATATTAGTAGCAGAAATAGCTCCATTGAATACTGCATTTCCATTTACGTCAATATATCCAACCTTCGTAAGACCAGACATTGAACCATCAGAGACACCACTATAAGTATAAATTGGCATTTGCCCAGTTGTAGCAGTAATAACCAATTTATCTATCAATGCCTCATTTACTAGTGCTCTAGAAGCCTTAAACGCACATCCCACTCCACTAGCAGTATCATTTAAAATATTACAGTATTCAGAATTTTTAAATTTTTGTTCACCATTGAACTCATTAGAACCTGTAATTGCCGCATATTCATTATGAGAATGATTAATTGGAGCATAGTCATTATGAACATGCCCAACTAGAGCATATCCTTCATGAACATGATTTGTATTTGCTTTGCTTGTTTTTAGAGTGTCAATTTCTACTTGCATATCATCTATGTGGTCTGTTAAGCATTCCTCCATATCGGTATCGTACCAGACTGAATTCGAGCTATACTCAGGGTTAAATTCACCATTCGGCATAACATTTCCCTCCCAATATTATTTCCATTTGCCAACAACATGAATAGAAACATACCCACCAGAAACAGTTGTAGAGTATGGACACCAAATACGATATACCATTTTACTCTTAATGGCACTAGCAACTTGAAAATTCAAATATGCCGAACCATATATGTTCCCAACAGCCGTTGGAATATCAATAAACAGTCCATTGGGGAAATTTACAATACGATTATTGTATGACGAATTAGACCATACTCCACTTATCATTGCTGAAGTTAATGGTATCTCTCCAAGTACCTCATAATACCATGCTTCGGAAACTCCACTATTCCATTTACGATATGTCAATCCACCTGATGTGCCTTGTGCAACCACATAATCAGCTACACCAATAGTACTAGGAGTTACATTAAATGTCTGTGCCGAAGAGCCATCATATGTTTTATTTGTAGTGCCATTAAACTGTAGAGTTAATTTATATGGATTCTTTAATGAACTATATGTCGTATTAGTATCTTTATAATATGGAACGCCTCCAATAATTGGACAAGCAGTATATCCACTATTTGACGAAACAGTAGATGTAGTTTTTACACCACCAAGACTAGATCCAGCAGTTGGCAAGGTGTATTTGTTTGCACCAGTCGCAATTCCTGCCAACTTTGTCTTTTCTGCATCTGTATAGTCATTAGAAGATAGTTCTTTCCCATCTACCTTGTCTACCTTGCTATTAACATGAGCATCCACATATTCTTCAGTCGCATACTCAGTGTGAGTATGGGCAATAGGTGCGTACTCAGTATGTGTGTGATTAGTATTTGCCTTTCCAGTTTGCAATGATGCGATGTCTGATTCCATGCCTTCTATGTGAGTTGTAAGGCACTCATTCGCGTTAGTATCGTAATAAATAGCATTAGAGCTATATTCGGGACTAAATTCACCATCCATAATATTGCCTCCTTCAAGGTTTTATCATTTGTATTACAGTCTAATTATTCTGGAGTCCATTCGGTAGTGTGTGCTGCGTCCGTATACCACTTGCCCTGAAAATCATCAAAGCTAGTGACCGTTTCAGGAATGGGGTAATAATATTTCATAGCATAATCTTCATTATATTCTGGAATTGGGACATAATCTCGTCTTAAAGAATAATCGGTTGTATCTTGAACCTGAAAACACCAACCTGTTTCTAATTTAATTATTGCATAAGCATAAGCATAGTTTACTGACATATATTATTCCTCCTCGCGGTAAGTAAAATAGCGAAGAACATAAGTGTCATTCGAATTATTTGTTATGTTTAAATTTATAGTTTTTGTTTCTGCGTTTTTTGTCACTGAAGAAATAACATTTATCGAATTAACTGCATAAACAGAATCGTCAATTACAACTCTATCGACAGCAACACTATTACTTGCCGTTGTATTAAATTTAGCAATTACACATTGCAATTTTGTATAATCATATTTTTGATATTCGTCTAATAATATGGAAAATTTATCATTTGGTGAAACAACAACTAGCCCTTGTGTAGTCCTATATGCAGGGATGTCTTTTAAACCTGTAGATACACCTTCATCACCAGCGTACACTAGCCCCTGTCTTACATCATTGTCTGTTGCCGTAAAAACTGTCTTCTCTCCAACAACAACACCAGTTGCCATCTCAGTCCCATTTTCATCTGTTAAAATATATGTTTTAGGATAACAAAACCCTCCAACTGGATTACCATAAAAAGCCATAATTTATCACACCTCCACAACTTCTTGCACTTTAACTTGTATGGAGATAGCACTACTAGGTCTCCCACCTGCAACATAAACTCGTACAATACCATTTCCACTTTGTGTAGTAAATGCCAATCCTGCATCTTGCCACTCGGCTAACTGTGTGGGTGTCGGCTGTAAGTCTACTACACTAGTCTCAGTGCAACAAGCAAGTGTAACATCTTGATAGTATGGGCTTGCAGTTCCACCCCAACCAGCAACTAAATTAATTGTAGTAACCTTTGGCAACATGCTCTGGAGCTTAGCGATGGTCGCATAAGTATCGGCAATAACATTTCCATCCGCGTCTGCCGTAGCCTTTGGGACAGCTCCATACATATCTGCACCAACTGGCTGTTCCATTCCTTCAACAATCCAATATGTACCATCATACATAACAGAAAATGGTTTGTTTACAGCCAACCAAGTTTTTGTATATCCTTGTACTGTTGTTGTTGCAATAGAACTCAACCTACGTCTAAGAGTTTTTGCACCAAGTCCATTTACATTTAATGTTGGAGCAGTGCTATCGCTCTTTATATTGGGAACCATAATAAAACTAGCACCAGCAGTTAACGAATCAATTCCTGGGACTGTTGCAGAATATGCTATACCATCAGTACTTGATGCCGTTACCGTATAAACACCAGCATCTAAATCAACTTTTGAATTTCTTAAAATTTCATCTTGAAATGGCAACTGTGAATATTTCTTTGTGCCATCACCAATTTTAAATCTAGTTTCACCACTTGCAGTGTCAACAATGATAAGTTCACCATTTAATAAAACTGGGTCTTTGGTAGTCCAATTTGCACTCGTATCCCGTTTATGTTTAATACGAGTATTAAATGTCTTATTTGCCACTTATGTTACCTCCTTAATATATAATAAAGACACCGACATATGCCGATATCTTCATTTTTAATTTCAATTTTATGAGCTTTGCGGGACTGGATGAGATACAACACATACAGCGAATGGATGTGAACCAATGTTTGAAGTAAGAGAGACTTTTAAAGTCAGACCTAATGTACCACCACTCGTCAATTCCAAACCCACATCTATGTCAGCATCTGTAATGCTAGTCGTCATCTTGCCAGATAAAATATAATAGAAGTCTACTGCTGTAGCGGTTGGTGTATATAGCATTTGATTATAATTAAGAGACTTTACTTCATTTGTCGTTGTCGGAGCTGCTGGAGTTATACAAATCCATATAGCACAATCTTCTGCTACATCAAACGAGCATGTTACCTCAGTTCCATCAGCCTTAGTTCTGAGGAACTGCACTTCATACTTGGTTTGTTCTTTAACTGAAGTTAGTTCAGCTTGTATATTGTCCTGATCTTGTTGCAGTGTATCCACTGTATTGCTTAATTCTTCAATAGTAGAATTTAATTTACTATTCTCTGCATCAACATATTTTTTATTTGTTACATCTGCATCTGCCGAGGGCACTTTTGCTGCAGTAAGAGCTCCACTTACCGTTAAATCACCAGAAACAGTGCCACCCGCTTTATCAAGTTTTTTATCATTTAGCACCTTGCCTTGTTTAGCTGATAGCACCTGTTCACTTGAATCAGTTGTAAGATTATCTACTATTTTGGTTTTCTCAACAAACGTAGTGTCAACATATGTCCTTAAATCTGATACGCCTGAATCTGCAGAGGATTTATTATCCTGAACAGTTTTCTTTAAATCCGCAATAGTACTGTTAATCGTAGCACAACTACCATCTGTATATTTATTTGCCGCAGTAAGTGTTTCGCTGCTCTTTGTTCCAACAAGTGTTGTTAATTCAGCAATATCTTCATCCAATGATTTTTTGTTATCATTCACAGTGCCTTGCAATGAAGTAACAGTTTCATTAATTGCCTGACAGCTCTCTTTTGTATATGTTTTAGAGGCATCCAATGTTGAAGCATCATTTGTTCCCATATCTGTTCTTAATTGACTAATTTTATTATCCAACTCAGAGTCTTTAGTGTCTAGCTGACTTTTGAAATTATCAATTTTACCATCAAGAGTTCTTCCTTGATTCGCAGAAAGTGGCTTATTAGATTGATAGCTGCTTAAATTATCAACGACATCTCCTCTTAATACAAAAATATCATTTTTATTTAACTCTGGTAAATCAACAACATAATTGCCATCTGTTAAGTTTTCTAAATTGTATGTTGTTCCATTAATATCAATAGTATTTATGTAAGGCATTCTTTCACCTCCACAACTTTCTTAAGTTATAAAACGAGAGATGCCTGTAGTATGGCACCTCTCGTTCATATTTTTATAGTCCAAGTTTATCTTTTAATGCAATATAAACCTCTGACTGATATTTGCTTGGAATTACATTTCCGTAAGATATAGCCGCAACTTTATCTATACTACGAAGTGAGTTTATATATGCCTTCAAAGAATTAAAATATGCAACATGATATGTCTTGAAATCATTTGCTTTTGCAATAATCTTTTCCATATCTATAGAAGCATAATACTTGCACAACTCACCATCTGCATGGTAAGGGATTTCTTCAGCTCCATCTGACACCATTTGAGATGAAGTAATAAGATTTAATTGGTCTTGTAATGTTAATGAAAAATGATATGTCTTTCCGTCACTAAGCATAATATCAAAACCAGTTGTAATCATATTACTGCATTTTGCTTTCATTTCTTTAATTTTTGATTCTTTAACATAACCAATTGTAATGTTAGTGGACTCATCTTCTTCAGGATCTTCTTGTGGTTGCTCAGGCTCAATTTCAATTTGCTCGTCAGATTTAATAGCTTCATAAAGAGCATTATATTCTGACTGTGCAATCTCAGTTATCTGAACAACTGGAACCTGAGCATTAGCATCTACTGGTAGCATCCAAACTGCATGATACATCGCGCCATTACATTGGACATATTGTGCTTCGGATTCGTCACATACTAAAAAGATACTGTGTTTCTTTTGAAATTTGCGCATATCCAGCGTAGTGCAAATTCCAACAAACTCATTTTTGTCAATTATTTTGTAATATTTCATTTACACTCGCCTCCATTAAATTGATATACATGGACATACGCCTAAAGTTCTATTTGAAGGTATATAATTGCCTATGTTTCCTGCTATGGCTATGGTCTTGAAGTAACTATTATATCCTACATCTGCTGAACGCAAATACCAAACGTCTGCCGTACCATTCCTCGTTTTAATTCTATCAGCATCAGAATTAAAGAAAGAAATAATATTGCCTTCTGACTTGTATGGAGCTTCTATAGTGTTGTAAACTTCAATATAAGAGGGTAAATATACATAATCCTTAGAATATACAATTTCTGAGGATGTGCCACCTGCCGTTGCAGGAATTTGTACCTGTTTAATAATTGCTCTCCATTGAATTGGGAACGCATTATAGATTCTATTGTTGCAGAATTGTCTCATATTAGAAGCATTCCAACCGCCAACATTCGTGTTTGTCGTATTCATACTATGAGTAAGCGGCAACAATCTCGTTGGGATAAATGAAGCACCAGTAATTTTACTAGAGTCCGCAGCAAATCTATATCTCTTATCTCCACAATATTCATAACGCCAAGTTTCATGAGGCCATGCAGCAAGCTGTCTAGCAGCAGTATCCCCAAGATCTTCGAACCAAACTTTCACCCAATGAATTTGTCCTTTGCCAAGTGTAACACTATCTACTGTGCCATTTGACAAGAATTTAAATCCACCAAGGACAACTGTTGCTTCGGTTGAGGTACTACGGTTACGAGTTAACTCTGTATATGCGATTTCATCAGCATATGTTCCAGAAGATGCTGCACCGCCATTAAAGGAATATACATATAATTTATCTTCACCTTGACGATAACGTAGAACAACTAAATCTCTCTGAGTGCCTCTACCAACCTGCTGAACTATATTACCCCATTGAATTTCTGGGTTCGTACCATTGTATTTAAGTCTAAAACCCTCGGAACCATCATATTCAAAACAAGACAACAACGTTGCATCGGCTGAATTTTCGCCAAACTCAAAATCTATTGCCATCGTAAAAGATTTAGAATCTGCTCCAAATAATTTGATACCAGAATCAACAACATTTGCAGCAGTACCATTAAGAGTTACTTCGTCTCCTAGCATATGCTCTTCAACATTTGAAAACGAGAAGTCTTGACCAACACGAACATCAACATAGTCTTTTTGCTCAAAATAATCATTTGCTTTTCCAGCGGCTGCAATAGCATAAATTTGAACTGGTGTCATGTTATGCAATTCGGTTCCAGATGCAGGCAATCCATTTTGTGTGCTCCACTTAGCATAAACATCTATGTCTCCAGAAATAAAGCCTGTACTCTTATCCCAGCCAGTAAAAATGTTATAAATATAAGCATCTTCATTATCTGTCATTACAGGGATGTCCCCATCATATTCTACACAAGAACCATATTCAACATCATTCAATGTCTTTAATACGACTCCTGCTTGTTTTAGCCAACGAACTCTATATGTTCTAATTGTCGTAGAATATTTTGCAGTAACAGTTCTATCATTCAATACATTATCATCTATCCCTTCCCATCCAGAGAAAGTATAATTGTATTGAGCAGAACTTTCTATAGTAGGAGTATCAATGTCTCCATTTGCGATTGGGTCAATTGCTTTTCCACCTTGGTCAACATATTGGACATATGGGTCGCCTTTCTTGTCCTTAATAGGTGTTCCGTCCGCATTCATGAAAGTCAATTTATACTGTGTGATAATTCCATCATAAGTAACTGACAAATCATTCCATGCTGCAGCGTAACTATCCAATTCTCTTTGTCTTGCCTGTCCAGCAATATGAACTTTACCAATAAGCATACTATTATTCATCTTGATAATCTTATTTAATAGGTCAGTATTTGTAACAGTCCAATCAATACCTACTAAACGCAAAATTTGTAATGTATCAATGGCATCTGTTACAATTGAATACTCATCTACAATAGAATTCTCGACAGTAAGAGACTCAAGATTATCATAAGTCGCTTGTAAATCAGTCAAATAGTTCAAATTCTTTAAGGTTAAACTATTAATTGTTACTGGTAAATGAGCAAGTGCAATTTTACCGTTTGAAGCAAATAAAACACCAGTAATTGCAGTTCCTTCAGCATAAAGCTTTTCAAGATTCCCACAACTTGAAAGGTTAACAGAGCCTGTCAAATTCGGACAATTTCTAATGTCAAGTTCTTCAAGTAATGCATTATTACCAAGGTTCAAATTAGTCAAAAATGCATTAGAATATCCAGATGTGCTATTACCAATAATTAATTTCTGAAGCTTAGAAGCCTTTGAGAAATCATTATCATGAATGTAACATGCAGAGATGTCATTTAGTGCCTGAATACGTGAAGCACAATAAATTAGCACCGCAGTATCGTCCATCTTGGTAAGTGGGCACTGAATTTCATATGTCTGTCCTGCTTTTGCACGAATCTGCTGAGCACTTGGTGAGTTACCAAATAGCACTGACAGATACATATCAGAATATGGCACAATATTTAATGTGTAATTTGGTGCGACAACTACTCCAGAAGGAGTATTGCATCTGAACATAATCTGATCTGCTTTAATAGTTGTTGACAAATACTTTGTTCCCATATAAGCAGCTTGGTCACGCTCAAATTGCCTACGCTGATACTTCTTACGACCATTCATCATGGACTCTAAGAAACGTTTCGTTGGCTCTGGCTCTAAACCACCATTTAAGCCACCACCTTGATATGTACGATAATATTTACGCTCAATATCAAGTCTCCAGAGTTCTTCTGGGAATTGTGCCTGCCAATTATCAAATTCATTAATTAGAGAAGTGTCACTCCAACAACCACTACTATCAAGAGTCTGATACATTGTTGCAAGGTCATTTTTCATCAAATCACGAATTCTGCACCAGAATACACTATCTGCTGCATTAAAGATGTAGCCAGAGGAGGGATCTCCATCTGTTTTATAATCGGTATCTTCTTTACCGTAAGTCATTGTTAATTCGCCTGAGTTATTTATTCCAAGTCCTGTCGATCTGTTACTATATAGGCTTGGCCCTATATTATGACTTACATTTCTGTAAGCGGAGCAGGTTCTTCTTTAAACGGTCTGATTACCGTTGACCCACTCTCTGCACTTTCATTTCATAGTTATATGTGCAGTCCAGACTGTTGCATATCTTGCTAGATTAAACAGCAAGACCCTTCTCGCTCAGTCGTTGAAGGTGATTATTTATAATTGTTTCAATATTCTTACTTTCCCAATATGGTATTCTTAATAAATTTATATTATTATCTTCGCAATACTTGTTTTTTATTTTATCTCTTTCTTGAGTTTTTCGAAGTATTTCTTCATTCTTTTCTTCGTTTCCCCCATAAAATCTCATAGGCTCATAGTGTTGCTGTCCGTCATACTCTATGAAGAGATTATATTGTGGTAAATAAAAATCGAACCTATATCTAGCTCCATCTATAATCACTGAATATTCTGGTTGATTTTCTATATTGTTTTTATTTAAAAATTTCTCAATGTACATATTCCAGTATGACACCAAACATCCACAAGAATTCGTATGACCTGTCGTTAGACTACTAGACGGTATAACAACCTCATTTCCACAATCACATTTACACCTATACAATCTCCTATTAAAATCATTGCTTTCTTCTAATAATTCAACAACAGTAAGTTTGCCAAATTTTTGACCTACTAAATTTTTAGTACGGGTTTCTCTTAACATTGCTTTACGCCCACAACCACAATCCTTAGAGCGGTCATTAATGAGATTCATAACCCATACTGGTTTAATAGTTCCGCATTCACACTCACAAATAGCATGTGGACGATTTCTACCGCCTTTCTCTATTATAACAACATCAAGAACAGTCCATTTATGTATCTTTTCTCCTATCAAATAGGAGTATTTTTCTATCAAGTTGTCACATGTATTTCCCATTACATGTCACCTCTTTTCTTTTGTATATTTAAAATATTATTGAAACAAAAAATAATCTTCCTCGGCGTTGCCCACTTCTGGATTTTCGCCGTATATCAGAAAAGGTTTTACAACGACAAATTTCTATCGTTATCATAATCCCACAATTCAAAACGATACTTACCGTCAGAACACTTAGCATAATGCCAGAATGTATTTTTCGCACGGTTATCAATCATGGTATATCTTTCAGTAAATAGATACCAATACAGAGCAGAATCTTTAATAACCCAATCTCCCAATTGAGAAACAAACTCCTCATCAGTAGATGTGATAACCCACTCATAGAAATCACGCCACACTTGCTTATTTAGAAGTCTCTGGGCCTCTTTTTCTTCAGATGTTGCCAAGCTTGCGCCATCCTTGGTTTCTCCGCCCATATCATAGCGGAACTCAAAAGATTTATCCCAATTATTATAAAGAGCGTCATAAGCGGTATTTCCTGCCGTCCATTGCTCTTTAGTGATAGGATAAACCATATCCCCATTACTGTCCGTGACACCAGTTTGGAACGTACTGTTCGCAAGTGTATTATCACTTACTTCAATAACGAACTCCTTTAAATCTTCTACGTCATTTACTCTTGTTGCGTCTGTCTTTTTGCTATCGCCAATGTTCCCCATAGCATAGAAGTGCCAATCATTATCCTTAAACTCTCTGTGCTGAGAAATATCGGGATCGGTTTCCTTAATAAATACTACACAGTTGTAGAACTCCATACTATTCTTACACTTTGAATCATTCTCCATAGCGACAGTTTTGTATGGCAGATAATCATTGTATCTCTTTTGGAGTAAAGCATTATTTGCATTCTCAGAAGAGGCTATGTTAACTTTTATATTGAACCAGTTATTTGGCACAGAAGTCCTAGACAGACTTACTTTACCAGAACCATCACTATATTTAGTTCCATCTCCAAGAATAAGTTCAGTAACATATTCGGTATCCAAAGGAATCTTACTAACAATTTGGTTCTTGCCATCAGCACACATAATAATGTCAATATTTCTACCAGCATAACCATACTCGTTAGAAGTAGTACCTTGCCCCGCATGATAACAATTTACAAACTTCCAGTTGTCAAGAACAGGGTCTCCTCCCTTATAAATACACTCAACATTTGTGCCTTTGACATAATCCTTTTTATCATTAGTAAAGTGAGGACACTCAATTTTAATCACCCTTAGCTGAGGGCAAGCATTTGCTATAGAATCAGGGGTAAGGGCATTATTCTCATCATAAATCTGATTGCGGTTATATCTTGCAATCATCTCGTCAGAGTCTCTTGCGTCCGCAATAAAGTTTGATAAAATATTAGAATCTGTTAATGCAGAACTATAAGCCTTCATGCGATAAATATGCACATCACAATCAGTAGAACCAATAGTAATGGGCACTGGAGCATATTGATACAGTCTGTGCGTTGAATCATAAATCATTGGTCTTAAACCAACGCCATCCTCATAACTCATAATAATTGCAGTTGCATCTGGGTTATCCTTGTCAAGTGTATTAATATTGAACTCAAATTCAATAATATCCTCTTCGCTATAAGGAATGTATAAACTCTTAATGCTTGATTTTAGATATGCTTCATGAGTATTCATTTCTAGACCAACAACTGTCTCGTCAGACTGACATGTTAAGAACGTAGTATCAGCTTTTCTAACATTTGTAGTCTTAAATACACATTTAAATTCTGAACCATAAATACTTGCATCTCGTTCAAACAGATTGTAGTTGATTGTAGCCGTAGTCCCAGCTTTTACACAGAAATACTGATTGCCATCTGTATCTAATTGATAACCACCATTTGACCAGTCAAAATTATCAGAAACAATCATAGCGACATTTGTATTGCTATCTTGCCACAATCTATTTTCATCGCTATTTGATAAACCAACAGGGTTAAAATCAAAAGCCAAGTTTGCTGTAATTGGTTCAATGTCAATTCCAAGTTCTTGAATGTCCATAACAATCGTTAGAACTGTCCCACGACATGCTATAGTTAATGTGTGGTCTCCAATCTCGGAAGTCTTATATGTCCAAACATCAGATGTACCCGTCATTGTCTGAGTTGCAACAACCTTGCCATCAACACTTCTTGTAACTGTTGGAGTTGAAGTCTTAGGATCAAACACATAGAATGGAATATTCGTTGAATTGTACTGTTTTGCAGTTACCTTTCCATAATAATCGTTTCTATAAATACAACCAATAACTGGAGTTTCTGCTGCCTCATCATACCAAATAATATCCTTAAATATGTGTTCTGTTTCAATGTTTTTATTATTGACAGTTGCAGTTATATAGCACTCAAGCAAATGTGCTCCATGTGTCTGTGCTGGCAACGTATAGGATTGTAAAGTACCAGAAGCACTTGTAGTAACAGTTCCTATTTCAACACCATCAAGAACAAAATGCGCCGTCTTACTTATAGCTCCATATGGAGTGTATGTGAAATTAATTGCCTTTCCAGCTTCATAAGCAATTTTGTCATTAAATGAAGACTCTAATCTAACGTCAACTTTTTGTACAGTCCATGACTTAACTGCAGTAGTACCTGCCGCATCAACTACAGTTAATGTGAATTTCTGAGTACCAATGTTCACATAATCTGTCATATCAAATGTATTAACACCCTGAACTAATGCACCAGTAGAGAGAATCGTATTTCCAAGTTTCCAAGTATAAGTACCATCAACTGCTTCTCCATCACTATCTGTTGAAGAATAATTAAAACTTATCTCTATCTTGTCAGTTGTCGTAGCAATAACAGGAGATTCTGTAATACGCTCAACTTTAAGAGTAGTAGTAACAGTAGAACCACCACCGCCACCAGTAATTACAAACTGACTTTTAACTTCTTCTTTTTCATTTTTAACTTCATAAAGTGTAAATACATTCTCTGCTTCGTCTCCTGTTGCAAGAGTAGCATTTCCATATGTGGCGTAATAAGTATAGCCTTCTGTATCAAGACTATTTAAGTCCTGTCTAATACCATCAACAGTACGGCTTAATGAACTAATATTGGTAGTGTTTGAGGCAATGTTTTGTGTGTTGGTATCAACATTTGTTTTTACCTCTGCAATTTTGCTATCAATTTGAGGCTTTGTATAATTGTCTCCACCAATGATGCAAAATTCTTCACCTATATAGCGATAATGTACATACAAGCCGTCACTATTTTTAACATAGTAATCAGTAAATTCATTCCCGCTTTCTGGAAGTGACTCAACAACATTTGCCATTGTGCCTGCAATCATCTTCCACTCATTATCAATCCATTTATAATAAAAACATCCCGCATCTGAATGCAAGATATAATCAGTTTCTGCCTCACCAGTTTCAGGGAGCTCTGTAACTATAACAGTAGAAGACCCCTTGAACTCGTCCCATTTTTGATTACCTTCGTTGTCAGTAATCCACCAATATTTTTCATATCCATTTCCAGAAGCCTTTGGAACGAGATAAAATGTATAGTCTTCACCTTCCTCTGGAAGCTCATCAACAACCTCAATATTATAAGAATGAAAGTTTGCGAGTGCTGCATCAATATCCGCTTTTGGTGACTTTGTATATAAGTTTCCATTCGCATCAATACCAACTTCTTGAGTCATATTGTCTGCCTTTGGAATAGCTTTTACACCACCAAGTACATTTTCTGAAGCAGTAGGAAGAGTATAATTTTCTAAATCTTTAAGTTTGTTTTTCTCTGCGTCTGTATAATCATTGGTAGATAACCCTTTACCAGACACCTTATCTACTTTGCTATTATTAATTTGATCTTGTTTGCTTTTTACAACAAACGTATCATTTTGAGTTAGAATTGGTAAATTTACAGTATAAGTACCATTTGTAAGAGACGAAGCTTTTAGTCCTTGACCTAATGTCTTTTCTGTAACAAAAACATCATCTCCACTTAAAGTAGGTAATCTAACAATATGTGTTCCATCTGTTAAATTTTCTAAGTTATACTGTTTACCTCTAACTGTAACTTTATTTATAAATGGCATTCTTTATTTCACCCCTCTTGCAAAATATGTAAAAAAAATAGGAGAGGCATAACCTCTCCTATCTAATAGAAAAAACTACTTAAATATTCGAAGAGGCTATGCCGCTTAGATTATTGTGGATGCCGTACCACAATCAAATATAATATATTCGTCCTGTCCAAGTTCATCAATCTTTACTTGACGGCGAGTAACATTAATTTTACCATTTTCTTCAGAAACTGCACTTACAACTTCTCCAGCAACAGCCTCATCAGTAAAGCCTAGTTTGCCAATTTCAGCCGTAATGTCTGCAGGAGTGGCCTTAGCGTCAAGTGCGTCCTGTAGACCATCAACATTACCAATAATATGATTGTGGCTATCGTCTGTCACAGTGACAGCAATATTAATTGCCTCAGAACCATCAAAATCAGCAGAACCAGTTGCACCACCAGTAAGATTAATTGCCACAGAAGTTTTTAGCTTATCTGCAGCAGTAGCTGCATCTACTTTAATAGCCTTAACCTGTGCGGCAGTCTGATAGCCTTTTGCCTCAACATCAGACATGGTAGTCTTACCATTCCATGCAGTACGTTCATCAGCAGTAATATGAACTGTAGTATTGTCAGTGTGAGTACTAATACTGGATTCTAAATCTGACTTTGCATCGGCAACTGCTTTTGCGACAGAACCAGCACCCTCGCCATTAAGAGTTGCAATAGCAGTTTTATTGGCCTGTACTTCGCCAGAGAGTTCAGAATACTCACTCGTATGAGATGCAGCATAATCAATTAGCTCTTTGAAAGTGTTGATAGTACCATCATCGCTAGCTTTGGTGGCAAAATCATTAATTGCGTCTGCCACTTTCTTATCAACAGAGCCAGCAACGTTAGCACCACCATTTAATGTAGCAATAGCATTAGTATTAGCACTAATGTCCGCCTTAATATCAGTATCATCATAAGTTGCAGCAGTCTGAGCATCTGAAATCATCTCGACAACAGTCTTATTCTCAGGAACTGTACCAACCTTACCAGCTAGAGTATTAACATCACCCTGAGCAGCATCCGCAGCATCCTTTGCAGCCTTGATTGCAGTATCTTTGCCATCAGCATAAGTCTTTGCATTAGCTTCCGCTGTTTCTGCGGCACCAGCTTCATCATAAGCGGTAGACTCAGTATAAGCTGCGGAACCTAGGCCCTTAACTGCAACATCAGCACCATTGAAGGCAACAGTACCATTAGCACTACCAGTAGCAAGAGTATATACAGTTTCGGGAATTTCAATGGTGCTTACTGGAGTAGTGCCCCAAGTGCCATTAAGTGGCTTAGAATATAGATAGAACTTTCTACCATTCTCTGCATCAGCCTCAATCTTGTATTGAGTGTCACTATCCTGAATCTCACCAGAAATATAATCCGCTAAGCCTTTAATTTCAGAAGCCTGATATTCAGGCTTATTTGCTGCTTTTGCCCAACCATAAACGTCTGCTGCCTTTGCGCCAACAAACTCAAGCTGACTAAATTTCTTAGTGCCATCGCCCACCTTAAATAAGGTTACAGGCTCACCTTGCACTGCACCAGTGTTTGCAGGAATAACTACAATACCAATTTCACCATTAAGTAAAACTGGATCTTTCTCAGTCCACTGGGCATAAGTGTCTATCTTGTTTTTAATACGTGTATTAAAAGTCTTATTAGCCATATTAATCAATCTCCTTTAAGTTACGAACAATAATTAAGCATTACCACCATTGAGAACAAGCTCAGTGCCATCCTCGACATAAACTTTGCTAATACCGACAGAACCGACACTGAATACACCATTATTAGCAACAATCGTATCACCATCTGCCTGAGCAAGACCAAGTGCCTCAGCAGTAGCAGCAGGAATGTTAACAGACTTGTCGGTACCAATTGTAAGAGCAGTGCCATTAGCCTTAATTGCCTCAATAATATTAGCCTGACCAGCGTCCCAAGCGGCAACTTTCTCTTTATTAATGGTGTCAAGAATTATCTTGTTCGCATGCTCGTGTGCCTTTGCTTCTAAACCATTAACAACAGACTGTAGAGTTTCAACATCACTAGCAGCCGCCTTACCATCAAGGATAGTCTGAAGACCATTAATATTTGCGATTTCATGAGTGTGAGATGCTAGTGCATACTTTTCAGCACCATCAACCTTTAATGCTGCTTCAATCTGATCAGCAACAGAAGTATCACCAAGCTTTGTTTTAATGGTATCAACTTCATCAGATAGAGAAGTTAAGTCAGCGGCAAGTGCATACTTGTCTGTTTCACCCTCTTTAAGAGCTGCATCAATCGCATTTGCAATCTGAGTCGCAACAGCAGTACTGCCAACAAGTGTATTGAGGGCAGCAATAGCTTCCTTGTTGGTTGCTATATCAGCGTTCATTGTTGCTGCGTCACCAGCATGAGTTGTGATCCAAGTTGCAATTTCTTTTAATGTATCATAAGCTTCAGGAGCGTCTGCAACAATCTGAGCAATCTGATACGCAACAGAGCCCTCAACAGTCTTGCCTCCATTAAGTGTATCTATAGCTGCCTTATTGTCAGCAACTTGCTTTACAAGACCGCTCTTATCATCACCAATAGTAGTTTTTAAGGACTCGATAGCAGTTGAAAGACCCTCAACAGTAGTAGTATCAGGTTTAACCCAAGAAATCTTACCATCCTCAGTCTTTACGAGCTGTGCTCCACCAACTGCGTCGGCAAAACCAAGTAAATTTAAAGCGCCATCTTCATCTTTAGCAAAAACATTCTCATTAATAACAATATTGCCGCCGACCTCTTTTAAAGTGTTATCAGGCTGGATAACATAAAGAGTTGCCTTACCATTTTCTACAACAGCAATAGTTTGACCATAGTAATAAGTAGTTTCAGAGCTACCTGCTTCTTGTGCTGAAGTAGCAGCAGCAGTAGCAAGTTCTAAACTCTCAAAATAGCTTTTAGCGTCAAGAGGGAATGCCGTCTGACGATTAAAAGCAACTGCAAAATCAAGTGTACCAAAAGTCATAGCCATAATCTTTATCCCCCTTTATTAGATTGTCACCGTATAGGAATTAGCTTTTGCAACAGGGTCAGCAAAATCAGTTACATAAACTTTATATGCAATGCCAGCATAACTATTTGCGCCTGCTACAGTTACTTCGGACTTGGTGAATGCACTCTTAATTTCTGCATTTAGTCCATTGACATCCTTTACAGAAGATACATCGCGTAGAGTTGCAGGATATGCAAAAATTACACGAACTGCGCCAACTGGAATATTAACAGTAAAAGACTTACCATTTGAAAATGCTGCATTAGACTTACCAGATAGACCACGAATAATAGTGCTCGTCACGTCTGCTTTCTCAGTAACAGTCCCATAGAAAGTATTACGATAACCAGTAACTGCACCAGAAGTCTTTGTTGCAGAGCCTGCAGCAATCTTAACTTCAGGATTAGAAGCAGAGCCTAAGTTATCAAGAGCAACTGCACCCGCATCATAAGTTGCTTTAGCAGTAATTGTATAATTTATACCATCAGCAACCACCACATCATCAAAACTACCAGAAACAGTAGTGGCAGTATGACCAGCAGTATCTGAAATCTCCCAAGTTTTTGCGGTAATACCAGTTGCTGGGCCATAAGTATAAGAACCTGCACTTAGAGTAGCAGAATAGGTGGGCTTTACAGTTGTACCAACCTCATATGCCTTAGCCTGTCCAAAAGTTATACTTACAGCAGGAGCAGTAGGAGTTCCAGGCTGTAGTCTCTTTGAGAAAATCTCGGTTAGAGCTGCAGATACAGACATGCCCTTTGTAGCAAAAGTAGCAGTGCCAGTCTGAGCCTTCGTTAGGTTGCCGACCTGAGTATAATTGCCAGCCATAGTAATGTCGTTCTGAAGGATAACCTTGTCTGCATCAACTTTGCCAGTCATTGCCGCCCACTGATTTCCGTCATACATAAATGCACTCTGCTCATAAGTGTCACCATCAACTGTGGTTGTAATTACGACAATATCACCCTGAACTGCAGTGCTCTCACCAAGTGCAGCAGCAATAGCATCAGAATCAGACTGAGAAGCGTCTGTACGAGTATACTTATAAAGACTATCTCTATGCTGTGCAATAATGTTTTCAATTGCTGCTTCATCCGCACCTGCATATCCTAGGTCGTTCCAAGCAGTAGCATTATCACCGATTTTAAATTTCTTAGTATCGCTTTCGACACCAATTTCACCTTTGTCTAAGATTGGATTCTTAGTGCTCCAATTCTCTGCGGTGTCGTTTCTCATAATAATTTTCGTTTTTAGTGTTTTAGTCGCCATTGAATAAAACCCTCCTTAAAAATTAACCGTCGGCGTTTCCGCCCAAAATAATAAGTTCATCACTTTCAAAAACAATCTCGCTATTTTCATTTTGAATTATTTTATCAGCAGTAATAGAATTAACCTCAAGTGTACCATCAGAAGCAACAGAAACTTTATTAGACTCTTCTGACGTGTTGATAATATCAGATGCTTCAAGTTCAACTACCCCAGTTTTGCCATTTACAGACTCTACTCCAGACAATCCTGAACCACTTGGAATATCCATAGCTTCCCATTCAATTGGTACACCATCTGAATCAACCGTCTTGATTTTAACAATTTGACCAGAAGTTGCTCCAGAAATATTTAATGGATTCTTTATAGAATCTTTTGTCGCATATTTTGTCATATAATAAGGCTGTTCAAAACTATGACAGCTTTCATTAGACAAATTAATTCTAATAATATCAGAACCAACTAGTTCATGATTCTCATCATACCAATCGGCATGCCAATACCAGCCAATAAAACCTTTGTCTATAGCAGAAAGAGCCCCCAAATAGCTCCATGTTTCATCTTTTAGCTCTGCAATTGGGAACCATACGAGACTATATTTGCATCCGTGCTCGTCAATACCAGCAAAATCATTGCCTTCAAATTCATACTCTGTTTCATCGGTAATTTGCTGAGCAAGAGATTCTTTAAAATACTTCGCATTAGAAGGAGCAAATAACTTTGCACTCATATAATACTTATTTTCTCTATTAGCCGTCCATGTGGTACCACTTGGAGCCATAACACGAACTTCATCCTGATAATAGTTAACTAAAGTTCCAGTTGGCACATTACCAATCTCGACTCTGTTAAGCACCGCACGATGCTCAAGCTCTTCAACAAATGGGATCTTTTTATTTAACTCATTTATATCGCTTTGCATTTTTGCCGCACCAGTTGTGTCGTTCTTAATCCAATCTGCAACTTCTTTCAATGTATCAAAATCTTCTGGTGCTCCACTGACCACTTCGGCAATTGCATTGGATACAGTGTCTTTAATAGATCCTGCTCCATCACCAGACAATGATTTGATTGATTCTTCATTGGCGGCAATACGATTTTTAATTTCTGTATCGTCGTATTTTTCGAAACCCTGTTTTGCCTTCTCTATCTCACTGTCAACATACTCAATTTTGGCAAACGAATTTAAATCTTCAGTTTTAACATATTCAGTTAAGTCTGGAGTATTTTCAATCTCCGTATAATCATATGTCGGTTTTTCAACCTGTTTTGCCCACTCTGGGACAGTCGGGTCAGTTTCCTCTGTTAAATAATCTCCAACAGGTTGATATACACCATTATGGTTGTGATTTATATCTGCCTTTTGAGTTAATTTTTCATCTATATAATTAAAATCTGGGATATTTAAATCATTATTAAATTGACTAAGATTCGTAGGCGCATTTAAAATATTCTCCCAATCAATTTTATCAGCAACCCCTGTTCCTTCTTGATAGGGCAAATCATTCCACTTACTTTTTCCATCACCAATTTTATGTTTCTTAGCCGTAATATCATATGCTGGCTCGCCTTCTCTTAAAATAGGGTTAACACTTTCCCATTCATCAGTTGTCGCTCTCCTGAATTGGAAAACGGTTTTTATAGTGGTTGTCTCCATTCGTCCACCCCCTTTTTAATAGCCATGAACACCGCCACCATCATATATTATTAAACGGTCAGGATCGTCAGAACCACCACTCGACCCCGCAAATACTCCACCATAAGTACCTTCTCCGACATGAAATTCAATTTTGTTTGTAGAAATACGAATATTATCATTAACGCCATATAAACCTACTTCAAATTGTCCAGGAGTGGCTAAAACTTCAGGTGGAATATCACATATTAATTTTTCATTAAGACTTCTAAAATAATAATTGTTAAATACTGCTTTGATGTTATCACAAGCTAACCAATCATCTGTTCTAAGAGCAAATTCTATAAAAACAGAATTTGAGTTTCCTGTAGTGAGATACTGATCTTTAACAAGAATAAGTTGATTGTGATTCGCAGCTAATTTTATTTTTGCATAACTGTCAGACATTTTAACACTTCACACTCCTTTCCTTGTATGGAGTTTTAAAACCATATTGATTCTCCATCAATATAATCCAATGGAGCAGTGTCAACAATATGTTCTATTTCTTTTTCTTTCCATTTGTCTAGCAATGGATTGTAATATGGATAAAATCTCGGCTCAGGAAGATATAAATGCGGAGAAAGCTCATCATGTGCTTTATCATCTCTATTTATGCGAGGTTTATATTTATTGATCAAATAGATCTCCAATAAAAACATATCTGCCTCAGAATCACATATAGTGTATTCTATATGTGTCGTCTCAATAATATCTAACTTCTTAACCATTGGCTTACCAAAAAAATGTAGCCTTAAACGGTCAATTAAATCTTGTGAAGTTCTTCCTATATACACAAGTTCATTGCTATAATAAATCTTATAAAGTATGTAATTCTTACAGTTCATGGTTATTCCATAGCTCGTATAGCTTCTTAATAGATGGGCTCTTTCTAAAAACAAACACAAGACAGTCATTCTTGGTGTTTGTATATAAGATGTCTACCAAATCTTCACTTGCTCCATTTTGTAAATACTTGTACGCCTGAACAACATTTACAACATAAATAACAGAGCTATTATCTGGATTGTATTCTTTGCCCGTAATTGTGCTCTTAACCATTCGTTTCTTCTCCTTTTGTTCCAATATAAATACCGCAAAATGCATCCACGTGTCATGCACTTAGCGGCTAAAAAAATAGGATATTAACATTACAAAGTAGTTAATATCCCATATGATTGTATTTAATTGTAACTACTTCGTAATTTATGCCTGTGCCTTCTTAAACTGAGTCGGTGCAACCTTCTCTTCAGGCTCGGCAATAATCTTTTCAATATCTTTCTTAACAATCTCGTTGAAAGAATCAAGCTCGGACAAATCACATGCCTTTAGCTTCTTCTGAGCTTCTTCCTTGGAGATATGACCAAAATTAAACTCGTTTGCTGCAGAAAATGCATCATGGCAATTTTCACTACAGTAAAGTGCAAAGTAAGTTGGTTTATAACGATCCTGCGCACAGTTGCCACAGTAACGATATTCCTTGCCACAACAAATGCACTTACGAGCTTTCTTAACGTTCTGCATTTGCATTTCCTCCTTTAAATTTTTATATAACAAAGGAGGGGAGAGTGTGAGTACTCTCCCCATATCAAATTATTCGTCACCAGGGACAATAATCTGGAATAATTTCTTATCCTTGTCACAATATTCCTGCATTGCTTTACCAGAAAATGGATGAGTACCATCAGTCTGGATATTCCAATCGAAATCGGGGCTAAGCTTAAAGTTGGGGAAGATGATATATGCGAACACGAGTTTGGTCTGATCGCAAACGTCGCATCCAAGCACCTCAAGAACTAGCTTGCAAGCAGTTGGGAAGTTGTTAGCAGAGTTCATGACAGAAACTGCCTGAGCTGCCTCATACTCATAAATCACGAATAGCTGATCGCCCTTCTTGAGACCAGTAGGAGGAGTAAGGGTGCTACCACTAATAGCAAAATTAGAAGCAGAAGCAGAAGTACTCTTAGTGAAGACAGTGCCAAGAGTACCATCACCATTTAGAGCATAGATATTCTTAATCTCATCAAGAGGAACATGCTTAAGGGTATAAGTAGCAGAACCATCAACATCAATAGTCTCAAATGCAGGAGTAGTAATCTTGTCTGAATCAGAAGCAACCTGCTTTGCAGAACCAACCTGAGCTGCCATCAAATTCATGTCATAAATTGCGTTCTCTGCGGAGAACTCAGCGTTCTTCGCACGGTAGAAAGTTGCAATGGGAACACCTAGTCCATCGACCGCATCAGTGCTCTCAGAGCTGCAAGATAGGCTGGGGTTAGTGATCTGGTTTAGTGCGAACATAACAGAGTCATCAGTCTGAGAAAGAGCAACGCCTCTCACGACTCTATCAATTACGAAGTTATTCATGTCAAAAGCCATAATAAATTACCTCCATTAAAATAATTAATTTAAATTTCAATATACTAAAAGAGCTAGTCTTTATCTAGCTCTCTCATCCAATTTAGTTCTGATTTTTTAATTTTCTTAGTATCAATCATTCCTGAATACATACCTCTTAACAATGCATCAGAATTATTAATAACATTCAATCTCGCAACATCATCCATAAATTCATATATCTGCATATTGCGTACATAATCTTTTGTATATCCCATACGACATTTTACAGAAGAAACAAGTGGAGTAAGAAACGATTTATAAGGTTTATTTTTATTAATCTCAATTTGCTTTCTGTCTTCATCAATAAGAATCCTTTTAGTGTATTTATTACCTGCATGTTCCACTTTCTTTTTCAGTCCATGGACTTTCCGCAAGTAATTTACGATACGCTCATAAATAAGCATATCTATAACAAGTCCAGTTTCTCTATCCGCAAGAACAATCTGCTCATTTTGATTATTCTTATATGGTTTAAGTTTAGACAAGTCAATATCTCCTAAAATAATTCTAGTTGTTTCAACATTAAGTGTAGGAGCAAGCATCATAAACAGCTCAAAATCAGAAATTTCTTCCCAATCTATACCAAGATCCCAAAGTTGACTTTTCATATCACTAGGAATAGCTGTTATTGTGTGAACAACACTAAAATACTTACGTTCTCCATATTGAGCAATATCACCAATACTTGGTTGCAACACAGAAATATTTTCATTAATTACATATGGATCTCCAAAATAAAGACCTAAAGAATCAATTTCTAATAAATCCATGCTCATCCACCTCGTCATTCATTCTTGGCTGTGGTTTTAAATATCCACTATTAAGCCTCATATTCGGTTTAATCGCCTCAAATTTTAATGTACGACAATAATAGTCGTTATCCATGATACTCTCTCTGTTATAAACCAATTTGAGTTTAAGCCCTAATAAATTACTGAAATTAAAGATGTCTTTAATCAAATAACCAAGTAAATCATGACGAGAAATTCCAATTCCTGTATTAATATCATCACCATGACAGAATACAACAAATTGAATATATTGCATTTTCATCACTTCATTGTACTTCATATCTTCTATATCATCCACAGAGAAACAAATAAAGTTTTTTACCTTATCCTGTGTTCCAGGGATTCTAATAAACGGATAAATATTACAATTAAAATAATCTTCAGGCTCTGCGTCAACTCTTTCTAACTCAAGATTATGTAAATACTGGATTATATCCAAATCATTACAAAGCTTTTCTTTAATTTGGCGTTTTGCATACAAAATATCATCATCGAGATTCTGTAAATCACGTCCCATTTGAGTAATCATAGACCTTCCACCTCCACTGTTAAAATAGCAGACTGAGTGTCATCTACAAGACTACCACTAGCTTTAATAGTTATAGTGCCACCCAACATATTAAGTACTTGCAAACATTTCAACTTCAAATTCATCGGCTTGCTTGAATCATATAAATATTGAACACCAAACAACTTTTCATCTTTATTCATATAAACAATCTTGTTTTTGTCAATAATAAAATCATTATTGCTGTTGTCGCAAACAAGTTCATCATTTACATACATAAATTCAACATGACAAATCGTTGTATCATCCTTTATATATTCTAAGCTCCAATATGGTTTGTTAGAAGATAGTTGCCCGTTCTTATATATATTCGCAGTAAATGTCTTATAACTACCACCCGCTTTCATAACAGGCGCTACACCAGTATAAGAAATAGCACTTTCGTCTATATTTTCTAAAGAAACAGGAGAGTGAATATCACTATCATTAGTCCTCGGCTTATAATAATCATACTCCGCGCCTGTCACATTATCAGAGAAATTGTTACTTGCAAAATTAATCCAAGAAACATTATCTACTGGATCATGCTCAAGTTCTTGAGTAAAAGTAAGTTTTGTGAGTCCAAAAGTCGTTGTATTCTCGATTTTGGAAACCCTCCATACAACACGTCTAAGAGGATTATCACTAATTGTAAAATTTTCATCATATTTAATTGTATAGGTGTCTTGGTTTGTTGGCACAATTGCTTTTAGTTGGTTCTCAACCGATTGTACATAATACATAAAATTACTCCACCTGTTCGTTACACAAGTGGAGTGTTATTTACATTTCAACAGTATAAATCTTTATAAATATCATATTTTCTAAATAAATATAAATTTGCATCATTGTAAATATAGTCTAAGAAACGTTTAACTTGGTTCCCGCCTGCTATTTGCAATGTTCTTGTTGTAGTATTTTTATTTCCATGGCATAAATATATCCCACAATTAATATTCAATATCTTATGTAGAACATCTGCAAGCTTCACACAAAACGCTTCTGTGCCAATTAAATTAACTCTTTTTTCCTTTTTGGCTATATTGCCATCACCGTCCATATACCCTCTAATGAAATCAGGATATAAATCCTCTGTTAGCCAATCTGGAAACGTTAATATTAAACTTTTATGTGGAACAACACCCAACTCCATTAATTGTGTTGCCATATATTTATTTGTAATACACAACTTATATTGATCGCTCCAATTTTTATTTTTATCGTGATATGATAAAAATTTTAATGGTCTATTGCTATCTAACAATTTATTTATTGAGTCCAAAATATGTTTGTCTACAGATTTTAAACTAATAGATACCTCTTTACCAGTATTACACCCATCTGCATATAAGAGCCCAATTAAATAAGCCTTATCTCGATTATCAATTAAGTCGAAATAAGTTTCATTTAATGAATATTTTTTAGATGACTCCCCGTATTGTGTAATCTGAACATTATTAGAATGTAAAATATATGATACTGTTTTATTACTAATATGATATTGCTGTGCTATTTCAAGTATTGTATTACCTTTTTTATATAAACTAACAATATTCTCTTTATCTTTATCCGTTAATTTAGCACGACCAAGCAATCCATTCGCACGTAAAAAACGCCCCACTGAAGAAGTAGAAGTATTATATACCTTCGCAATTTCTCGTTGAAGCATTCCATTTTTATATAATTTTATAATTTCATCTTTATGCTGTTCTAATACATTTTTACTCATATAATTATGTCCCCTTCAAAACACATAATATAAAAAACATTGGTAATTAGTTGTTTGAAGGCCAACTAAAACGGTAGCTACTCCGCTGTTCCAATGTTTTTAACAAAGTAATATAAATAACATTTCTCATATTTTCATATGAGTTTAGACCATATCTTCACCCACAAAAATGTGAGTGCCACCCACTTCGAAACACTTGTTTCTACTTCCCAAAGGAATGGTCGTTGAACCTTCTTCATACTTGACATTATACTACAATAATTTAGTATTGTCAAGTACAAAGCTTGGCTGCTGATTGCCCAATCTATCTACTTTTCAAGCATTCACGCCCGATTTTTCAATCCACGTTGTAGCAAGATAGCTCTAAGGGGTTTCCAGCAATTCAAGTGGATTCACTATATAAGTTACCAAATATAGTGGACTACCCAGTAATCCATCCAAACACCACTGTTGTAGGAACTTTGCGTTCTTTGCACAGCCCAACTAACATATGTACCAACATCAACATGCTTTCCTTCAAATGAAGGCCAATCTTTTTCTCCAATTTCCCACTTTAACAAAAGATTACATTTTAAAATATAAAATTGTGGAAATTGTGGTCTATCGTCACGAGCAACAATTAACCACAAATTATATACACCAAGGTCATCTGGTACAAACACAAATGAGCCAACTCTCACATTTGGATTCCTTCCATGCTCAAGTGGTCGAAATTGCAGGTAATAATCTACCTGATCTCCCGAAACACTATAATATGCATGCACCAGATACTTGGCATCTATAGGCTCAAAGCCCATAATTTTTTGTGGATTATATTTTTCCGCACCCTGAAAAACTGCCTTAGCTTTCTTATAACCAGCAAGCGTTTGTTCTGGGAAAATAATATCTTTGTCCTGAATATAACATTTACGATATGCTACATCATTCGTAAAAGTAGCATCCATAATTTTATCAGACTGATGCTTTAAAACTTCTCCCATATTACGGCCCTGAAGCTTCATCCGATTATTAAATAAATCATACATCGGAATCAACCTCCTCTAATTCATTCACAAGAGAACATGCATCTAAAATATCTTTTCTATACTTTAAAAAATCAGTTTCATAACGTGCTGATTCTAAAATACTCATTAACGTTATAATTTTAGGCTGTTCCATAAATAAACTATTTAATCCACTAATGCGCTGTAAAAGGGTTTGAAAATATTTATCCAACAATTCATAACCATCTTCTTTATATGGAAGCAACTTATAAATTGCCCCTTGAAGACGTATCTTTTCTTCATGTATTTGATTTTGAGGTAGCACCCCGTATTTAAAATTCATACGCAACACCACCCTTAACCAAAATAATCATTTGTCACATAACTATAGTCACGTGGTAGTTTTCTAGCTTCAGTAAACGTAGCGTCCCTGAGAGCTTTTAATGCTTCTATCTGATTTGCCTGACTAAAAAACTTCTCTTCTTTACCACCAATAAACTGATTTGTAAGCAATACACTATTAATCCTTTGATCAAGCCATGCACAAACCATATACAATGATAAAACTTCAATTTCATAATTAGTTAAATCAGCATTAAATGTCTTGTCTTCATCATCTCTATTAGACAAATCAGACTTACATCTAGTAAAATTTGCAACTGCGCTTGTTAACCAACCACACATCATTTCATCCAAATCTTCTTCTGGAAGAAGAGGAAGATCATAATCTGTAATTCGGTTAAGAAAACGCTTAAAAATTGTTTCGTAGGAAGTCATTCCTTAACCTCCTTACTTATTACTGAATTAGCAACTTCAAATCTGTACCCAAAATCTCATCAAGTGCATTAATCTTCGTTAGGCTATCTAAAGAGCCATTGAGAATCTTATCACTTGCGATATTCTTTATGGAATCTTTAAATCCAACTGGGATTTCACGAAGTCTCTTCTTAAACTGATTGATAGGAAGATTAAACAGATTGTCCACATCAATAGCTGCAACCTTCTCATACAATGCCTTAAATTCTGGCCACTGTTCAAGAAGATCTTCGTCTTCAATTACAAAATATGGAGCATTTAAATATGCTGACCTTGTTGATCTCAACGCCTGAAGGTCTTGAAATTCAACCTCAGTTGTATCACCATAATTTGCCCAAGTATAAAGAAGTTGAGATTTCTTACCTGGTAAAAGCAGCTCTCCAAAAGTTACAGACTTACAAAGGATAGGATCATCCATAGCAAACTTGCGTGGAGTCTTCTTTGGAGCCACTTTAGCCACTGTTTCTTTTTCAACAGAAGCGTCTACCTCTGCCTTTTTAGTTCTTGTATTAGCCATTAAAATTTCTCCTTTTATTCCCTAAAATAATTTTGTACTGTTAATTATTACTTAACAATTTTCCAATAACCAAACTTAGCATTAGTAATAACACCAATACCGAGCTTAGTCTGAACCTCAGAATCATATGTCATATCCATATGCTCGCCTGCATCCTGAACCTGATACATACGAGTGTCGCCTTCATAAACAAGCTTTATCATAGGATCAATACCAACAGGCATAATGAATAGAACATCGTTTGCAACTAGATACTGAGTGGTATCATTAAGCTTGAAGCCCTGCTTGAGTTCCACAAGTCTTATACCTTCCCAATAGCCAAAGCGACCAGTGGTATACATCTCGTTCTTCATGTCGCCAGATGCCCAAGAGACATCATTAAGAGCAAACACACTAGCAAGAGCTGCACGAGTACCCATAATTACAACCTCAGAATCAGATGCCATACCGACATCCATGCATAGAGTACGTAGAACTTCCTTGGTAGAAGCATCAATAGCAGAAGACTTGTACCACTGAGTACCTAGAGTAGTACCAATGCCCATTAGAGTCTCATAAAGAGCCTGATTGACATAACGATCAAATGCCTCAGTAATCTTACCAACTAGAGTTGCAAAATCCTCAACACCAGTAAGGAGTCTTTCGAACTCTGCATATACCTTCACTGCGTACCAGCTAGTCTCAACAGAGAAGACCTTGCCAGCCCCAAGGCGTTGCCTAATTATATCGTGATGGTTGCCTGAAACCTTCATAACAGAAAGAACACTGTTGTCAGGAACATAGAACTCATTCTTGTCGCCAAGAGCAAGGTTCTTAACATCAACATACTCTCTGAAGAAAGGATTCTCCTGCCAGCCACTAACTAGAGCATCATCAATAGTTTCCTCGATAATATCAAAGAGAACTGCCTGATTCTTACGAATGCCCCTTCTAATCTCCGCCTTGGTAGAGTGCTCATTGCAACCAATTACCTGACGGAAAACTTCTACAATCTTATCATTTGCTTCCTTAGCGGAATAACCTTCGACTGCGCCACGAGCGGCATCAATCATTAGCTTATTAAAAGCCATAAAATCATTTGCATCATCATTAAATGCATGCTGAACTCTTGCATCAAAATTCATAAACTTAGACATAGTGAATTTCCTCCTTCCTTAATCCTTAAATTATACACCTAGGCTTACTACATGAAGTCTGTAGGAAGTGCTGTTTGTATAGTTAACCTTTTCTACGATCTGAGCAACAAAGCCAGAAGTGCCTGCCTTATCTGCTTCCTTGTAGAGACCACTTTCGACACTGACATAATTGCCAACAACAGGAGCGGTAGCAAGAGCAGTTATTGCGTCTGCAGAAACTTCAAATATGTCGTCAACATAAAGCTCATAAGCACGAGCAATCTCGCCTGCGGCATTGTAGAAATACTTTTCCTCCTGGTAATACTTACGATCACTATTGTAACCAATAGGAGTAGTAAGCACTAAATAAGGCTTCTTACCAGCAGCATAATCAGCGGAATTAAAGACCTGTGCCTCAACCCAGTCACCACGAGTAATAATAGAACCATTATCAAGAGCCTTATGGCACTTAACAGATAGGATATGACCTACTTCAGTGCTCTTAAGCAAGCTTGAGCTGCAAACTACGTGTTCAGCTCCAACAATATTGTCAAAAACATTTGCCATAATTATTTTCATCCTTTCATAATTAAAAATTTGTTTTAATATAACAAAAAGCCATTATATACAATAGCTTTAAGTTTAAATAAAAAGTTTATTATGTATTAATCATTAAATAGATTACCATATGCCTTTTTCTTTGTAGGCTTACTAAAATTAATACCAACCTTACCAAGAGGTTTCTTCTCTTCCTTATGTTCAAGAGCAAATTGACCCTTCTTGACAATGCAGTCAGCAAAAATAATTTTTGCTTTCTCTTCAATTTCTTCTACAGAATATTTGTCTGCATTCTTCTTTAACTCAGCAAAAGCTTCGTCATCAGCGAGTACAGTATATTCTTCACGAGCAAAGATTTCATCTTTCTTTGATTTGAGCTCAGAAGCGTCAAAGCTATCCTTAAATTCTTTAAGCTTAGCATAATCTGCCTTTAGAGCAGCAATAGCGTCTTTTTCTTCCTGAGTTAACCACTCACTAAATACTTCAATCTTATCTTCACCTAGTGCAACATTATCACCATCAACGGAGTAGCCACGCTTATAGAATCTACCATCTTCACCATCCTGATAAATAAAACTATCATTATAAGTTTCAACAATCCAATTCCACCATTCGCTCTCAGCGCACATCAGGTTATAAATGCTATTACGAATATCTTCATGAGACAGTTCCCAAGTGAGTGTCATATTACCATTCTCATCAATAGAGTATTTTCTCTTGTTTTTAGAAGATTCATCATCGTCAACTTTAGAATTCTCATCTTCTTCATCGTCACCCTTGTCATCGTCACCGCCTTCAGAAGGATTTGGATCTGTAGGATTTTCTTCAGGATTCTCTTCACTGCCAGCAGGATCAGTTTCACCTTCACTGCTGTCAGCTCCATCACCAGTGGTATCATCGCCACTTCCATCAGAAGTGTCATCAGTACCATCTTCACCATCAAAATCTTTATTACCAAAATGCTCTGCAAATGCAGCAACAAGATCATCATCACTTAAACCTTCAACTTCAAAATCAATATCATCCATAGTAACTTTATACTCTTCCATCAGAGTTTCTAGCTTGTTCATCTCTTCGTTCACTCCTTTCTGATTAAAGTCTATATTTTGAAACGTAGAAAGCACATTATTAAGCTTTTCTAACGTATCAATCAATTTGTCTTGATAATCCTGTGAAAACATACTATTCTTTTCACCAAAATCTTCAATTGTAATCTTAGAACCTTTCATACCTTCCTCAATAGGAGTTTTACCATCTTGTTCATAGCCAAGAATAGTCACTCCACGGAATCCAAATTTATCAATAGAAAGATAATTCTCTTCCGCATTCCAACTCATTTCATCAACAGCAATTTCAACAGAGCACTTGCAAGTTTTATGTCTCTGTAAAATTTCTGCTGCCTTAGAATAATCTTCAAAAACATGACCTTCGACCATTAAATAAGTCTTATCATTTTCCTTGTCATATTCTAAATACGGTTCTTTCAATTGGCTTATAACACCAACTGGTTGTTCAATATATTCAAGATTACCATCCTCATCTATGTCAATGTCATGTGAATGGAATTCATATTCACCATTGTCTGCTTTAAAAATTGATCCAAGAATTGGACGGCCTTTAAAAGAATTCATATATTGCTTCATCGTATCTTCAGAAATTGAAGAACCATTACGATTAACACCTATATGACATGCTTTGAGCTTTACATCAAGCAAGCCTTCCTTACTAGTATCATTAGATTCAAAAGATTCAATAGATTGTATAATTAAAGGTTTACCATCATGTTCTTTAGAACTAAATTTAGAAAAGTTATTTTCTTTACAGAATTTGTACAAATCATCAACTGTATAAAATGTTCTCGGCATATATTCTCCCTCCTTTCATTAAAGATATCTATGTAATGCTCGGAAGGAGCTTACATACTTAAAATATTACTAAAGCAATATTTGCTTTTATCAATTGCACCAAAACTAAAATATTTCGGTGGTTGATTTAAAAAAGTATAAGTGCTTCCAATTTGAGATATAAGTTTAAATCCAGAGGAGATAAAAGACTGTGCAGTTGCTTGGTCTTTTGTCATAATAAATTTTTGATTATTCTCAGACATATACATACCTCCTTTAATTAGCTTTATCTCGTTTGTCGATACTAGCTTCTCCATCATCTGTCAAATCGCCTAAATCCTTAGTCGGCGCTCCACCAGTATCAGAACCACCAGTTTGGGTATAAGTGCTTTGTAGTGGCACCATCTTATCTTGAAGCTTCAAAATATCATTTTCAAGATGCAACATTGAATTCATATCTAATGGACTCATTCCCATTAAAGCAGCAAGTTGAGTCTTCATAGGAATTCCCAATGTGCAAGCCTCTTTAACATTCTTAATAACTTCATCCTTTAAATATGGACTAACCTGCATGTATTTTAAGCGCATACCATTATCAGGCAAAATATAATCTAAAAACATATTAACTCTTGCCTCTATTTGCCACAGTAATGGTTTTTGCACAAACAATGCATCAAATCGCATTGCCGCAGTTACAGCAGTAGACCCAGTTAATTTTGAATTATCCATAATCTGGCTTACGCCTGCAGATTCCCATAGATTTTTATTAGCCTTTGAGATACTATTTGTCTCGTCAGTTGCATCCTTATCAAAAGTGATTGGCTCAATTTCCATAGGAGATAACGCAAGTCCAATTTCTTCTGGTAAAATCTGTGCAATCTTATTATAAAAATCAACAGCAAGGTCAAGGCTTACTGCAAAATCATCTGGATTTTGTGCATTTGAAAGTGTATCAATCTTCGCAACAAGCAATTTATAAATAGAAAGCTTGTCTTTAACACTTGTAATTCCACGCAAGTCAATTAAATCAATAATGTCTTCAAATAAACTCGCAAATGGGGGAATAACTCTATCTAATTGGTCATAATCCATTTTAAAAACAACAGTTCTTTCTGGGTCAAGTTCTGCCCATCTTTGCTTACTATCCTTTTTATAGGCATTATAACCAGTTGTAAACTCTTTATCCCAATATTCGAGGTATATACTATTCGTAGAACTATCAAAAAATGAGAAGTCAAATGCACAATTAAGAGTTCCATTATAATTGACTGAACTAATTTTACAATAATCCGCATCTAAAGGAATAATTATAAAAGAATTTCTATCTTGTTCTTCTCCATCCTCATAATAGATATATCCATAAAAACAATCTTCTCGAAGTATTGTAGTTAGTATCCCATGAATCTGTCCTTGAAGATTTATCTTTTCAACCCATTTTAAGGTTTCTTCATAGTTTTGAAGAATCTTTTCATCATCATTGTCTTCTGTTATAGAAACATTTGGAATGACATTATATACGCTTAAATCTATATGTGTAGCGAAGTATGATATAATTCTTCTATACTGTGAACTTAAAACATATAAAAATTGACTTAATTTCCTTAAATTCTTTTGGTTTGTATCAGTAAGTGGGTTTTTCAAATATGTTCTAAGAGACTCCTTAGAATATACCGTATATGTTTTTGTTGGCAAGTTTTGCAAATCTAATAGCTGCAATGCTGCCTTTGCCGCCTGCTTAAATTGTTCAATTTGCTGCTGTTGAGCGGTGAAATCCGCTATTTCCTTAGTTGAATGAACTGTTCCATGCTCAACTTTGTTATCATTCTTTTTGGTTGGCAATTATTTCACCGCCTTTCTTAATTAAATAAACTATTTGGATTTTGAGGTGCGCGTATCTTAAATTGATCAAGCATATTCGCACTGCTTGGACGTTTCTTGTTAACAAGATGATCTCTTCTAAGAGATTGAAGCAAATATGCAGCCATAGCACATACATATGCTCGGTCATCATTAAGTTTTGAACCTGGCGGAAGATCAAATCTATCTCCACCAGAAGATTGTTTAAACCTATAAATATTAACGAGTTCAGTCTTCATTGCATCAATTTGTTTCAATGCAATTTCTTCATCTTGGTCTAAATTATATTGTTCTCTAACAATTTGAATACCAGACTTCTCTAATGATTTTACTTCTTTATCGGTTGGCTCTTTATACCTTGGAACTTTTTCTCCTGTCTTTGTATTTAAATCATACATAACAGTAATGTATCCTCTATTGTCATATTCCATTGGCCACTCAATTAAATTCATATCCATCATTTCAATAAGAGCTCTAAACATCTCAACTTTATATTTAGTAGGTTGAATAAGTCTCATCTTGTTAGGAATTGCATTAGGGTATAGCCTTACTTCCTCTGGACTATATTCTTTATCAATCATACCTCTATGCATAATGCCATTATCATCTTCCCAGTCTTCCCAGAAAAAGTCACTAATATTTACACCTGCTCCTCCTGAACCCGCATCAATCCAAAATCCTAAAATATTTTCATAATCGGCAACGCCTTCGCCATTATAAGCAAGTAGAAGTTTTTTTACTTCTTTTATCTGATTTGGTGTGGTCATAGGAGTCTTATGTTTTTTCATGACATTTAACAAGTTAACAACATTTTGTATTTTCATTTTCCAGCCAACTACTGGATCATCAATATATTCTGCACATAATACGACAGAGTTATCTTTTGCTCTAGCACTATCGAAGAGAAGAGCCCATTTGCTATTGACATCATCACTTCTTAATTTTGGAGGACGAGGCACAGAGTTTCTAATAATAGTAGCTCTTTTAATTGCCTGTCCATCTCCGCCTTCGGAAGTAAAAATATTTTTATATTCTCTTAGAGCGGCTTCCTTATCTTCCCGCATGGCTTGGTCTACCTTTTCTTGTGTCAGAAGAGGAACTGGCCAAATTTTACCATGCATTGTTGCTCCAATAACTACATCACTAGAAATGTCTGCACAGAAATATCTTTTATCTCCAGCAAACATTTTAATAGAGAACTCTCTATACTTCTTAAAGAAATATTGATCTGTACGTCCTGCTGAAGAACAATATAATAGCTGGTTAGGGAATGGAGTCGGCTCTGCCAACAAATCTTCCGCACTAAATCCTTTACCCGCTTTAAATTCTGAGTTCTGCGTAGTAAACGGCTCTGATGTATGGAATAACTCATCTGGCGCATTCATTGCCTCATCATATACGTTCAAATTTGAACGTTTAGATCTGTTGTTATCAAAATTACCATTCAAAGTAAAACATTGAGCTCCACCATAAGTCCTTACTGTATATGAAGCAGGATTATGAACCCATCCATTTGAATTTGCCTGAGATTTTACTACATTACTTTGAAAAATGTCATTCAAGTTTGTAAATGACGATATGTTTTTCAAAGCAAACGCTTCCATTTTTAAAAACATCTCAATACTTTGCGAGCCAACACCTGCAAGAATGTATGCCTTAAAATTAGGTATAAGCATCATCTTATCCATAACAAACAAAGATGCTAGAATACTTTTACCACCATTTCTCGAACATGCCCAAACAGAGAATGGAGTAGTCCATGTAGAATCAAAACAATATCTTTGATAATCTAACAACTGAACATTAAATATCTCCTCAGCAAATCTCGTTGGATTTCTTCTTCCCCATTGTAAAAATTCTGCAAGCTCAAGTTTTTCATTATATTTTTTTGTCGTCATTTCATATAAATTTGGACGAACAAATGGGTGGTCATATCCATAATCTTCTATGATATCATTAAAAGTTTTATAATCTTTAATCAAATCTTCATTATAAAGCAAAATATCACTCATCTTCGACCACCCGACCACTTTCATCAATTAAGCCTTTTTCTTTTAAAAAGTCTTTTAAATCTTTATTTTCAACAAGTAGCACTCTTGCTCTTTCTACAGCTTTATCTCTTTCTTTTTGTAGGCTTTCTACTAAATCTCTTCTAATTCCTTGTATCTCATCCATAACATTTTCATCAAATCCGATTTGGTCTATTTGCGCTTTTGCACTAATTTCCGCAACTTGTTGCATACCTCTACAATAATCAATATCATATGTATTAATTTTTGCATCTCTAAAACCTATTAAGTCTAACTCCCTCATCTTTCCAGTAAGAGTATTTTGCCCTTTGCTTTTAGAATTGTTAAAGTTAACGGATATCCCATTATCCTTTGCTAATGAGTTAGCGCCACTTAATAGTTTTGATATTGTGTCTGCATGTTGCTTAATAATACCGTTATTGTTATTTAATTTTGAGACATTAGAAGAAAGACCATCAATAGCGTCGTTTATTTTTTGTATCTGATTAAAAGCTTTAACTATTTGAATGACAGCATTCATTTTCATGCCATCATTTTTAGTTTCATCATCAATAAAACTAATTAACTGCGCATAAAGAACTGGCTTGTCCTCTTCAATTGGGTAGTTTGCAAACGGGTCATATCCAATCATTCTAATTGCATCTTTACGATTAATTGCATACTCTTGCTCAATTTCTCGTTTGCGGTCATCAGTAATGGTATATGTATCAGATTTTTCTGATGACAAATCTACCTTTTTGCCTATATCCCCATCATGCCATCTTAAAGTCTTATACTGAGGCAATGAACAGATATTTTTTATATACGCCTCCCATGTATCTGAATGAATGCTTTTATTGCTAGGGTCATTACTTTCTACATAGCTTGAATTAAACAACCTCTCAAGAAATGGTTTGTCTAAGCGTTCAAGCGCTTCAACGATTGACTCTTTGGTGCAATCTCCATATTTCCCTGTTTTAGCATCGTAATTCCTCGCAATCTTTTTCGCGCATTCCTTGCACATGCTCGTAACACCAGTTTTTACTAGTGGGTCTGTACTAACATAATACTCAGACCTTTTCTTAACCGTATTGCAATAAGGACAAAGGTAGCTAGGTTCTTCAATAGCTGGTCTACCAACTTTTTTGGTAGTAGTTGTTTTTTTACCAGATTTTTTTGCAGTTGCCATTCCATTCTCACTTCCTTTGTATCTTATTGGATGGAATTAATCATTCCACTGCCTTATTTTTAGCTGCCTTAATTTGCTCATCAATTTCTGACATTGCAGCATCAAACTTTTCATCCTTAACAAAAACAAATACTGTCTTGTCCTTTGGATTTTCCTTAGAAGGCTTTAAATCGCAAATAGTGCAGCCCATTTTAAGAAGATGTCTGGCAACGCCAGGTGAAAAAATAAGTTTAGTAATCTTTTGTTCCATTTTTATATGTCTCCTTTATAATTTTGTATTGTTTAAAGTTTTATATTATATTCAATAACATTTCCTTTGCCTTCCTCTAATATAAATAGAGTAGCACCAGGGTCAGACGTCTTATTTAAAGACAAAGAGTAGTCATCAACACCAATTATACTAGGAACACTAATAACATCAGACTCAATCCCAACATTAGCGCTAGATTTATGATGTTTATGACCACCAATCAAGTAATCAATTGGAACTTTATAAGTTCTCGAAAAATCCTTCATTGTTTGTTCAAGATTTTTACCCTCTCCATGATATCCAAAAATATTATATCCAAGCACTTGATCAAAAATATATCCAGTTGGATTTTGAACAAATTCAAAGTTTGGATTTTCCCCAAGTCTATCCATAATTTTATCTGCAATGATATAAGATACATTTTCATCTTTAAATGTATTTTTAGGTTGTCCTAATAGCCTCAACTGACAATGGTTAGAATCTTTTACCATCTGATACCTAACTCGCACATAATTTGTAAGTTCATTTAACCACTCAGTAATGAAACGTCCATATAGAACTGAACTTTCAATTATCCCATACCTTAACTTCATTAAAGTAGAGACTCTTAACATGCCTTCTATTTCATCGCCAAGATCATAAACATTCAATGTATCAAATTTCTCTTTGTTACATATCTCTACAACTTGATTAAGTAAATTCCACATTCTCTTTTCAAATATCTCTGGAGAATATTCATTAAGGACTTCTCCGAATAAACCTTGAATACATAGCTCCTTACCATAATGAGGATCTGCAAAAATTAAATTACCTGCTCTATTATTATGAGTGGGGGAGATTCTATTAGGAATTTTTAATTCTGGTAGTTGCTTAATTGCATCACCAATATGTTCTGCAATTAATTCTTCTCTTGCTTCTTCTCTCAACCATCTATTATACTCAAGCTTTTCAGTTTGCAATTTCTTGCGCTCTTTCTCAAGTTCTCTACGCTCTGTGCGAATACTTTCAAGATATTCATCATTTGTAAAAACCTGTTTCTCACAAGCCTTAAGCCCTTGCTGGAACATCTGATATCTCTTACGATAAGCACTTTCTCCAAAATTTTGATTTAGTGCCGCATTAATAATATCCGCAATTTGTTGCCAAGTCATTCCAGAAGCTTCTTTCATTGAGCAAATTCTATAAATATATTGTTCTTCGCTCTCTTGCTCTGGATTAAAATTAATTATCTCCATCCGTTTCGTCCTTTCTCTCATATAGCAAAAAGACGAGGATTATTCCTCGTCTTCTCCATTACATGCTGACCTAATTTTTAACTGATATGCTTGTGTAAACTTAGCACGTGGATAAATGTGATCATCACTCATTGTTTTTTCTCCAGTCCTAGGTTTCACAGTCTCTTTCCCCTTATAAAACTTCGCTTCAATATTAAGTCCCTCAAACAACTTAATGGTTGCTAGGTCTTCAGGGGTAGACTCTGACAGTAACCTAGTTATTACATCAAAAGTAGCACTATAAATATCCTTAACCGCACCTTGATAATATCCAGATTCTGCCGCAACCATCTTAATTAAATCCTTCTGTTTATAAATCATTTTAATCTTCCTTTCTCGTACTTTTTAACTAATGTCAATAGTCCTTGTAACGGTTAAAGTAATTAAATCACCATCAAGCTCTTTCAATAATTCTGATAGAGAAGTTGTTCTCCCGTTACTAAGAAATTCTATCTGTGTATCATTTTCATTAATATCTAAATAACCACGTAATTTGATTTCCGTAGTCTTTAAAGCATCATTCATGAAAGCTCCTCACCATATGCAATGCTGAGCTTAACATCTTTATCTGCAAAATCTACAAAAAGTTCTGATAGTGATATGAGATCACCAGTGTCGTCATTTTCAACAAATACCTCTTCATTATTGATACGAAGTATTCCGTTTGCCTGAATTGTATACTTACTCTGAATTTTAGCTGCCATAATAATTTTCTCCTTTGTTGTATTTATTCTTGAAGTTCATCAGCCCAAGAGCTAACAATACCTCTGTGGTTGGTATTTAGCTCACAAATTTGGGCATAATCTTTATCTTTAAAATGCTCAATATATTTTACAAATCCACTATTTTCGGGATGATGATACAAATCACATTGTCCACTATGTCCAATTACTATAGTTTTAGATGTATCAGAAATTCTAGTTAATACTTTTTTTAACTCATCAACATACATATTTTGAGTTTCCTCAATAATAACAACTTTATTTTCTAGATTACATCCTCTTAAATAGACATGAGAAATACAATCAATATATCCAGTACCATTCTTTTGATTTTCTACCCCTTCTTGAATAACAGCAGTATATGGATTAATTCCAAGCTTTACTAAAGCATCATATAGTGGGGCAGTATAAATAGAAATTTTTTCATCAGCGCTGCCAGGGAGAAATCCAAGTTTTTCTTCCTGCACAGGACTCACTATATAAACAATTCCATCATAAATATTATGCTGCACTAAAAGATTTGCTGTAGCTACTGCCATTAAAGTCTTACCAGTACCTGCTTTTGCATTTGCAAAAACAATCAGCTTATCTGGGTTCAAAATAGCATTTACAAATTCTTTCTGTTCTTCATCTAATGAAATACCATAAAAAGGATGCCCATCAATCTTCCTAGGGGCTTCTCCATATTCATTAGGAACAGTCTTTTTCTTAGCCGCCATATAGACCTCCAAATTTAAAACAGAATATCAAGATCTGTGATAATTTCATCTATAATTCCTTGTTCAAGCGCTTCATCTTCACTCATGTACCAATCAGATGGAGCCTTTCTCTTATATACCTTTGAATCAATTTTAGTGTGCTCAAGAAAATATTCAGTAATTTTCTTAGTCAGTTTGTCACCAAACTTCTTCATTGATTCTGCCTGTTCCTGTGTCCCGCCATAATAACAAGACCCAGAATGTACTAAGACAGAAGTACCTGGCATTGCAAACCTTTTGTGCCCTGCTGCAAGAATATCTGCTCCAGCAGAATATGCACAGCATAGATTGACCGTCCAAATAGGAGTTTTACTAATCTCAATAAGCTTGATAAAGCTCCATGTGACAGACACATCTCCACCAGGGGAGTCTATCATAATCTTAATTGGAACGCGCTGCTCGACAGGAATGCCTTTGTCTTCCTTATTCCAGCGAACAATCTCTTTAGATAGCTCTAAAAGATTTTCGTCAATCTGATCATCAATATAGAGTATACGATGCTCAATGTCTCTGTAATAATTTCTTAGCTCTGGATTTGGAAGTTGCAAATTTGCAACAGACTCAGGAACTGCTACTAAAAATTCTTGTCCCATAGTATTTCCTCCGTTTCGTTTTGTAGAATTTATATATACATGTGTTAGCATATATATACCATATAGTTAAAGCTCGACCTCACTTTTTTAGTAGGGGAGTATATAAATGTGTATAATTTTTATGTGAAGCTATAATTTTGTATTGTAAAATTTAAGGCGACCTACTGAATTTTTTTCTTCTTTTTTACCTGATATGCACGTTTATTTTGTTGAGATTTAATGATTTTGTCATGTTGGTTCTTACAATCTACACACCTACAAGTTTCATTATCAAATTCACTTATTTCAACCTCATCTCCGCAATCAATACACCATATATGAGGCGCGAGAGAAGAGGAGAGTGAGCAATCAGTGCATATATCATCACTTGCTTTACTCTTCATAAGTCTACCGCAGCGAACACATCTCTTAAATTTTTCTTTACCTTTCCAATTAAGATATACATATGCCAATTCTTGACAATCAACCTCATTCAAACGAAGTACCTCTTCTCCGTCTTTCTCAATAAAATTAACCCACAGGCACTTAGTATCATTACGCTTAGGACAACTTATAAGTCCCTGAGTAAGAATATAGTGTAAAATATATTCTCTATCATCTGCGGGAACAGAAACTCTTGCGATTTTACATAATTCTGTAACAGTATATCTGACAAGACCTTCTGTGAAATTGGCTGAAGAACCATAGCAGTCCATTATTTTTGCTTGCTGTTTTGCCATACATAGAAGAACAAATAATATTTTTTCTGCTCGTATATTGTCTAATGATTGTATTTTCTCAAGCTCGCTTTTAGTAACAATGATATCATCTATTTTATAAAGTTTTCTCTTTTTTGCGCCTTTGACTGCGTTTGATATAACATTTGAATAACTAGATTCATCGAAATTATCTTGATGCTTAGTCATCCATGCAACAGTAGAGTTGTAATTTTTACTTTCATCTTTCCCTAAGACTTGAGCATTGTATCTTGTGATATATCCAATTTTTTTAATAGCAGACTTTATGTCTTTATTTTTGCCTAACAACAAATTCTTGACATATTTTTCTTCATCAAATATCATCATTTACATCACCAACTTCCTTAGTACATAAAGAAAATGTCTTTCCGCAAAATTCTATATCACCATTTTCGTCTTTAATGGGGAACTGAATTTTATTACCATTTTTTTGTGCCACATTACGAAAAATTTGTTCCCCAGCTATATCCCAAGCAAAAGATTTATTTTTACTAGAAGTATAACAAATATCTACTAAAATATTTGCAAGGATTTCCTCATTTGGACAAATTAAATGACTAGCCATTATAAAATTTTCTTTAATCCCAATTGCGATAATTTCCGCATCCTCATTATTAGTTTCTGTTTTTGACCTTCCTTTAGACAAAATTAACATTTGCTTTCCATACTCAATATACAAATCATTAATTAAATCAAATTCTTCTTGAGAATACTGTGCATTACTCTTTAAAATAGATGCATCAAACTCCACATCAGGTAGAACATTAGTTGTTTGAAACTCATTTTCAATTTTCCAACAAATTCTATTCATTGTACCAGGAGCTCTACTTACAGGCATATACTTCTCATAATTATAAATAAAAGCTTCTTCTTCTTCAGTCCTATCATCAGAAACACATAAATCTTCTAAAGTTTTACCAAATCTTATCTTACAATTTGATTTTACAGACTTCATATATTTATCAAGTTCGGCTTTTAGCTGAGAGTACCTATAAATAAAGAACCATGGCTTAATATTCGAAGCAATTCTAGCATTAATCTCTTTATCATGTAAAACTTCAGACGAATCATCTGCTTTTGGCTTATGTATTCTTGCTTCCAACCATTCTTTTGGGACAGGTCTTGCGATAACCCCCTTGATACGGTCTATGGCGTTCTGCTGATAATTCATCATTGTACTAATACGGTAAGTCAATTCCTTATATTCTTCACTATCTGGATCAAAATTTTCTCTTAAAGAAATCATATTGGTTGCCTTGTTGGTTACACTACCAATTGAGTCGCCAAATCCATTAATATCAGAAGTAATAAAATCTTCTTCTGTGGGAACTTTCTTTGGCATCTTATCTTGTTCACACATTAATGTTGACTTATATTCAAACGCATCAATAAGCACATTATTATTGGTTGTGAAAAAGGTATCAGAGTCATAATCCGCCCCGTTACATCTAATAGCAGTAGTATCAAAACTATTTAAAAACATACATGTTTTAACATACCCATACCATTTTTCCATTTCAGGACTAGAAACAACCTTTAGCTTACAGACATTTTCTATTGATGTCATTGGAGCACGAAATGCACATATCTCTTTTACTCCTTTATCACTCCAATATTTATGATAACATTCACCTTTATTAAGCAATCCAGATATCTTAATCCCGAACATGTTTTGGAGTAATGAATATGGGTCATTTCCTATAATTGCATAGTCACCCTCAACATCTAATACACCTATTTTAGCGGTTCTGATACGCTTTTGTATCATCCTACTAACTTTAGAACGCACATAAGGGTCTTTAATTAATTCAGGATTTGCCATAATTGCCTTACACATTGGCTCCATACTGTCAACATTTTTTTCATCCAGCCCAGTTCCGCACATGTATAAAATTAATTTTCGCCAATCTAAGCCAAGACATTCTTTGATTTTCGTTACTGTTGGGGCAACCAATTCATCAATTTGCTCATCTGTAAACTTAAAATCTTGCAGATATTGATAATTTGTAGTATGAACATTACGCAATTCATGAGGGGCACTCTTAGCTATACAAAAATCATATCCGTTTTCTTTGCAATTATTATAATAATCTTCGTATCCAGCATAAGAATCCCATAATTTCAACATAGAAGTTGTTAAAATAATATCTGCATTTCGAATATCTCGTTTATCTCCCCATGCGTCAGTTATTTCATACGTGTGAGCAACTTCTTCTGCAAACTGCACAAACGGTATTGTAAAGATCATTCCTTTAACGAAAGCACATCTTGTATTATAACCAGACAATGGCTCGTTGCCTTCATCCAACAACTTAGCCCATTTTGCACTCATTTCGGGAGAAATAAAGCCCATTCCATCAGAAACATTATAATCAATCTGTTCTTTATGCGGATCACTAACACTTGGCCAATCAGGGTTTTTATCATACCCCATATCTTTGACTATTCTCACAGGCCAATCAAAATGAGTTTCCGCATCTTTTACTACAATAATTCTGGGCCAAGGTTTTTCAGGATCTGTGAATGAACCTACTGTAATACTAGCAGAGCACTGTAGTGCAAAATATGCAGATAATTTTGCTGGAATAAACTTATAATTAAGCTCCATCCCATTGTAAGTTTTAACAAGTTCCAGAAGATTATTGTTATCATCAACTTTTGGCCCTAAATAACGTCCATTATTAATACGGTGCATAATCTCATCATGCCTTTTTTCGTTAATAAACATTATTGTGCTCTTTTTTATAGAACCTGCTGTGCCTAGAAGACGAACATAAGTTACTGTTTCTTTTTTCCCATTGCCATAATCAATAGTGATTTTAAATTTATTTTGACATACATATCTGTAATCCCCAGGAGAGTCCATAACAAGCATTACATAGTCTTGCTGAAATTGTTTTTGATACAATTCGTTATATAGGGAACAAATCTGTGTTTTATTTTCATAATTGTTCCCCATTTTTTTTCTATCTTTAATCTCTTTTTTGATTTCAGTTGCTCTAGTGTCATCATTTTCTCTATGTTGCAATTCTGTAAGCCATCTAAGTACCTGAGAAGACCCAAGACTAACAACCATTTGTGGCTGTTTTCTAATTTCACTTAAGTTAAAGCTTAAATGCCAGTTATGTTTTGATAAGTACCCACTATGTATCTTTAGCACATAAGTTTGGTTTTTCTGTTGCTTTGCCAAAAAATATCACCGCCCTTACTATAATTTTGTATTGTCTTATCGGACAAAACACATTATATCATAAAGCTGACAAATGTCAAGCACATTTAATCAGCAAATGTGTAAACAACTCTCACATCTTCATAGCTGCCGCCCTTGGGCACAAGTTGCATGAGTAGTGGGAGAGAAGTGCTACAAAAGAAATTACAATACTCCTTATAGCTTTTCGGTTCGTACTCAACCACAACATAATACTTAACACCCTCGTCTCTTTGGATACTTCCATCTAAAATGCCATTCATGACAAATGGGGTAATTACTTTCTTATCTTCTCCAGTAATGTGCCTATCCCAGCGAGTGGGAAGAGTATCATTCTTTTTCCAGTTCACATAAGACTTTTCTGGAATTCTCCCAATATGAGAAATTGTTGCATCCCAATTATAATTAAGTATTTCATCAAGAGTTAAATATGAAGTGAAACCACCAAAACGAAAATAGTCATTGCTTGCGATATCTGCCGACACATCCTCTGGTAGCCCTCTTAACTCATTAATTGGTTTAATCTCAGTATATTTTTCTGTCCTGTTTGCAACCCATCCAAATAGCTCGTATAAAATAGTATTCCTTTCATCACAAACGCGAGCTGTTACTATATCCTGCATCTCGCTGAATGCACTCGGAAAAATAGCATCAACTTTTTTCCATACATCATTTTTTCGCACCTCTGCATACATTATCATCTGCATACGCTGCTACCTCCTGTTTTTTTTGCTCAAAAATCCATTCTAAATATGCGATTTTATAAGTAAATTTGTTTTATTGGTATAGTTTTATTCCTGAAATTTAATCATCAAAATCTTCTTCTAAATCTTCATTTTTTGCACCTAAAAGTTTTGCCTTATGTTCGTCACTAAGTTCACGCTTCTTTGGAGTCTTAATTGTGATGCCACGCTCAGCCGCTGTGAGTACCATACTGCAAATTGTACCATCTTCATATACGTGCTGTAGAGTGGGCTCCCAGCCAACCCTTAACGCCTTATTGAAATGCTTTGGAATATTGGACTCCATTGTCCACGTTTTAGTGGCAGGATCATACCAAAGATGTGTTTCTCTTTCCTCTGGTGTAATTCTTGTAGTCCTAACAATTGTTTCCATTTTAATTTCTCCTTTAATTTAATTATTTTTATAAAAACATAATTCTATATCCAAGTATTTTTTTCTTCTTCCAAAATTTCCACCATGGCTTTGGCTCATAATCTACGCCAGATATAATTGCATTAAAATCTTTATATTTATCTCCTAGCTTATATATCTCTCCATCATAGCCCATCCATATTACATCTCCTGAACTGATCAAAGTCACTCTAGCTGGCTGATTAAAATCAATAGTTAAATCAGAGCAACCTATAGGACAATCTTTTGCAGAGATTTCTATTTTATAAACATCTTTCATTGTTAATTCTCCTTATCCTTTCTCTTAAATATCAAATCAAATCCATTGTGTATACTTAAAGTAAGAAAAAACACAATACTAATGGCAGCAAAAGCAGGATAAACTATTGTGCTTAATGTTGCTAAAATAATTGAGCCAACCATATTATATGTGTCATTTGCCCATTTAAATACATCCACAGGATAGCAAATACCATGTTTAAATATAATTTTACATCCTCTTCTCATTGGTTTATCAGAGTCAGGTTCATTATACCAACAAACAAGGATGTATGCTAAGGAGAATAACAATCCTATTATATTTATCATGATTAATAATATTATCATAGCTTATTCCTCCCTCTTTATTGGTTTTACCTCTTTTTCGGATAAAATATCTTTAGAAACATTAGAATTATCTGTTAGACCTATGTATATGCCAATTTTCTTATCACATTTTTTATCCCACTTAGCACACCATCCACAGGGTGTCTCATAAGTGCAATTAATTGTCCCCATCATTATTCTTACTCCATTCTTTTTTCACAAAATCAAGCAAATTTTCTTCTTTGCCCTCAGCGAACCCGCACCAATCATCACAGAAAGCGTCCCACACTGTCATGTGGTATTTGTGAGCGAGACAGGCGTTGTAAGCATAGTCTCCCATCAACATAGGATCTCTGTACCAATTAGAACAGTTATAGCAGCATTTTACATGGTCTTTAAACCAAGATATAGATTTGTCATACTGGACAGTGCCTTCAGGGTGAGTGGACTTCCATTCTTCAAGTGTCATTTTTTGTTTCCTCCTTAAACATTCCATGTGATGCTAAAAAAGTATCATACTTTTTGTACGCATCAATAATTTTTACCAACTCAACAATAAGTTTTGTCTTGCAAGCTATACCATCACAATAATGTTCTACAAAATAATCACACATATCACAATCTCTACAATCAAACTGGTCTCCTGACATACAGTATGCTTTTTTAGCAGCTTTGTAATAATCAATCTTTTTTGTAAGTTTTGTTTTAATAGGAATACCTTTAAAATTGCCTATGATTCCCATATCACATGCATCATCTACTGGATTAATTTTTACTCGATTTCCTCTTTCAATCATTCTGTTTTCTCCTTAAAATATTTTTCCCAAGCAGAAGTGGGGCAGTCAAGATAATTAAGATCAATGTCATCATCCCATTCAACTTGTGGGCCAGTCTGTTCATCTGCAAAATGGCAAGCACAATTTACAGCAACTCCATTCAGTGCATCTTGATCAATTAAAGTTTTGATTTCATCCAAAGATAAATTATTTTCTAAGTCACACACATATAGTGTCATTTTATAAAGTTGCGCCATAATTAGTCCTCCTATAATTTTGTATTGTTTGCCTCAAGCGCTTCTTGAGGATTGTAATCTGTCAATAAAGTAATTTGCTCTTTATATAGCTTATCATTTTGACCCCCATAATAAATACGAGGATTGACTATAATTTTCCAAGAAGTTTGATTTAAGTCTGTTACAAAAAATCCAATTAAGTTTTGCCCATTGCACTTGAGACTAAGTAAATCACTAACTAGCCTACGTGCATTTTTGCGGCTATAGCCAACCATATCACAAAATTCACCAAGAGTAATGGGGTAGACCTTTTCTGGATCTTGCTCTTTTGGATTATAGCACACAATGTTGCTTCTACGATTCACAAATGGGATCAGTTTATAAAGATATGCTATCTGTGTAATAGTTTGAACGTTATCACAGGTATCATAAACATCTCTAATGAAGTTGCAAAAGAGCCTAGTGTGATCTGCGTTTTTTTGCAGCCCCTGCAAATCACCCTTTATAAAGAAATCTCTGTTTAAATATAAATAATTATCTTTCTCTAAGATAATATTGTTTTTGGTCATCTCCTTAAGAAATGCAGACCAATATTTATTTGAGAGTTTAAGCTTCTGTTGAATAATATTCTTTGGGGGCAAGCATCCATCATAATCACAAATGGTTGATAAATAAATCAACCTAACAAGACTTTTATCTTTTATCTCTGGTAATAGTTTTTTCCCATATTCAAAAATAATCCATGTAAAATCAGAGTTGAAAGTTTGCCGCTCTTTATTTGCCACATATTTTACTTGTGCTTCAATTTGCTCTTGCGTCCTATACTCCCCAATAAAGTCTTTAATCTCTCCAGTATCATCATCAAGTAATACTAGCCTTTCTGCCATTTAATTTTTACCTCCTGTTAATAATTTATTCACACTTTTAGTGTTATTTTGTTCATAGTTTATTCATGCTTTTGTAACCATTTGTCATAAACGTCCTCAAAAAGGAAACTTATCTCCTCAAAAAGGAAACACTTTTTCGCTCAAACACATGCTATTTGCTAAACGCCTATTCTCTATCTATAGGGGAAGCCACTTCTGAGGAGTGTGCCGTTGTTCACAAATTATTCATATTGTGTGTTATATTATATTAATTATATTATATATAATATACTATAATTTTGTACTGTAGCTACTATAACATATAAATAGTTATTTGTCAAGAATGTTTTT